AATATATATTTATCTCCTACTACGTAGTATCTAAATATATATTATTTAATACTTAAATATAATATCCTTAGTATTACTTATATTAAGTAATAATTTATTACATTCATAAGTATATATATTCATTACATTCATATATATACTTATTCATTTCATAAATTCTTCCTTAATAGTAATCCTAAGTCTATTACATTTAAGTATATTTAATATTATTTTACCCGAAAACAATTTTTACAAAAATTTTTCCTTGCATCTTGAACAAAAAAAGAGTAAAATAAAGATGTGGAGGTATTTCAACATGATTTTTAATTGGCGAAATAACTGTATTAAAATTTTACAATCAAACGAATATTCTCATAATGATCGTTGGGAAAGAAGAGAAGAGTACCGTCAACAAATCTGGTTGATTGCTTATTTAGTCAGACTTGGGTGGGATAAAGAAAGGATCCGTGCGAAATGGTTATCTATTCCTGCTTCACAATATTCTGCCGTTGATAGTTTACATCCTGAAGAGTTGGAAATGTATTTTGATACTTTATATAACAAAGGAGTTATTGCAGGAGGCACTAATTCTTTTAAAAGAATGGATAGTGTCAACTTGGTGATTTTTCAAGAAGAAATTGATGCTATTAATAATATTTTAACCTCATATGAATTTCGTAAATATTTGTTTATGTTATTAGCGGTATATAAATATTATTCATTCACTAAAGGTGTTTGTTATTTTGATAATAAAGTGAGAGGTTATGCATTTGAAACCAGTAATCCAGGAAAAAGATATGGAGATTACACCGAAGCTTTAATTGATCTTAATCGAAAAGCTAGTTGTCCAATTCAATCTAAGATAGTAAAACAATTCCACGTCTCACATTTAAGTTTTGTAAAAGAAACAGGAACGCCAATTATTACATTTCATGATCCGTCTGATTTAATAAATTATTTAGATCTTATTGAAATTCCTAAATTAAAATGTCAGATTTGTGGGAAAGAATTTCCATATACCACAAAAACTAAAAAAGACATATGTGATGAATGTTATAATAAACAACGTCAAGAATATGAAAGAATACGCAAACGTCAATATGCTCAACGTAGTAGAAATCGTAAAACTCATTATGAATTAGGTGAATCTATTGCAACAGAACTTGCAAACTTGTATCTAAATCAATCTATTAACAAACTAAATCTACCTGCGTTAAAATTAGAACCATGGGAAAAAGTAGCGCAGGAATATACTCACATTAAATAAGACAAACAGTGAAAAAAATAATAATTTTGATGCAAAAGGAGGACATTGATGGCTAAAAATATCACAAAAAAGGAATTCGAAACATTTCTCAATGAGTTTGATAAAGAACCAGGAGAATATACGGAAGACGAATTATACATTATTGGAACTAAATATAAATTATTACCAACATCTGAAAAAAGATGGAATGATTTAGTATTATTGTTAGAACCAAAAGATAAAGATGGTAATATTAAATCAGGAGAAGCCTTCCGTTTATGGTTAAAGGGGCGACAATTAGTAAAAGGGGAACTTCCTAAGAATGTTAGATTGTTATCTGGTCAAACAATTCATGAATTAGATTTTAATGATTTTAAAGAAAAAACCGAAGAATTAAAGCAAGATTTATATATTCAGCAAGTTCAAACTAGAGATACTTGGACAGCTTATCGCAAAACATTGCGTAATACAGCTAGAATTGATAATTTTAAAGATATGATTCGAGAAGCAATCAAAACCCTTGAACCATTACCCGAAATAAAATATACTGGGGAGATAGATAATGAAACCGAAGCGGTATTAATGTTATCTGATTGGCATATAGGTGTTGAAATTAAAAATGCTTTTAACACTTACAATTTAGAAGTTGCTCGTAAAAGAATATCTAAATTATGTGAAAATGTTATTAAATATTGTAAACAATTTAAAATTTCTAAATTAAATGTATTAAATCTTAACGATCTTATTACTGGACATATTCATGTTTCGGGAAGATTAGAACAAGAGATTGATGTAATTGAACAAGTTGTAAGAGCATCGGAATTAATTAGTGAATTATTAATTAAACTTCAAGCTGCGGCTCCAGAAATTAGTTATTATAGTTGTACAGATAATCATTCTAGAACAACACCAAACTTAAAAGAACATTTAGAAGCTGAAAGTTTTGTGAGACTAGTTGATTTATATGTAGAAACCCGCATTAAAGATTCTAATGTTAAAATAATTAGAGAACAACTAGATCCTTCTATGGGAATTATAAGACTTAAAAATGGCAAAATTGGGGTTTATGAACATGGTCATTTGGGAAGTATAAATAATTTTTTCCAAGATATGGTTTGTTATATTGGAGAAAAAATTGATTATGGATTTATAGGCCATTATCATAATGAAAAAGTTAAAACTTTACACACATTTAAATTGTTTGTAAATGGATCACTTGTGGGAATGGATCCTTATGCATTAAGTAAAAGGTTATTCTCAAAGCCAGCGCAAAGTTTAATTATATTTGATAATGACAATATCATAAACTGTAGTATCGGACTTGATATTAATTAAAGGGTATAGATCTAAGCCCTTTTTTACTTAGGAGCAAAAGGAGAATAAAAAATGGCAACTACAAATAAAAAAACAAGTGGTAGTATAAATACAAAAAAAACTATAACAGATATTCATACCTCTGCTTCTAATGAGGTAAATAAAGAGGTTTTAAAAAAAGTAAATAATACAATAAAAGATGAAAGCAATTCTTCTATTGTTATTAAAGCGACAGATAAAGAGTTATTTAATCAATGTTATGCCGCTTGCCCAGATTCTGTAGAAGATGCGTTGTTCATGTTTTGTTTTAAACGTAACTATTATTACCATCAAAAAATTTTGTCTCAATTAATTTATGTAAACAAAATTAATATTGAAACAGATCTTCCAGAAGCCTATTTAAATGCTTTAAAGAATATACCTTCTATAGAAGGTAAAACTTTCTTTTCTCAACTTAAAAGAGCAAATTTTGAAAAAATTTATAGTGAAGATTTAAATCTTTTAACTTTAAGTGAAGATGATTTGAAGAATAGACAACAAGTTATGAATATTGTTGGTTATGATCCCTTTAAAGACGAATCCATCGAAGATAGACCCCAACTTTATAGAGATTTAACTGGTTTACTTTCTGATAATTTGAGAAGAGATATTACAAAACAAAAATCTGCTATTGAAATTGTTAAAAACTACATGACAATTTCTAAATATCAAAAAAGAGTTACTGATTTGTTACAAGATACTGAGAATGACAATCAAGAACAAGTTGATAAATTACTTCAGATGATTGCAAAAGTTCAAGCAATTATTAATGCTACTACCAAAGAGAATGGATTCTCTTCTGGTAAGTCACTTGGAAAGGGTGGTCGTGGTATGTTAAGTGATGTTATGAATCAAATAGATTCACAACATTATGATGATGGTGTAACTAATTTTTATGATCAAGCCACTAGTAAAAGTATTCAAGAAATTGCAGATATTAGTTTTAGGTCTCAATTAGCTCAAGTTAAGTTGTCAGGAACCGATTATGCCGACATACTGGCTCAACAGGCTGAGTTGGTTAAAAAATCACAACGTGTTGCAAGAGATGCAACAGAAGCTTTAAGAATTGCTAAATCCAAAATTACTAAAGAACAATTACTTGAAGAACTTGAAAGAGAATACAAGAAAAAAGGTATTTCTGAAGCAGATATTCAAGAGTTTGTTTCTCGAGAATATAATGTATGGGATGGTAAATAATTATGATTAGTGTATATGAAGATATCACTGATAATGGGATAACTTTAAGAGACGAGGAAGCAATTAGACGATATGTGCAACTAATTCAATGGGGAAGAAGAAATCCTGTACAATTTGTTGAAAAAATCTTCCAAATCCCGTTATTAGATTATCAAAAATGGTTATTAGCGATGTCTTGGAATAAAGAATATGTAGTTTGGGTTTGTTCCAGAAACGCTGGTAAATCTTTTTTAGTTAGTATATTTGCTCAAGCGAGAGCATTATTATATCCTAAATCAAAAATTCATATCATGTCTTCAGGCTCAAGACAAGCAAATGAAACTTTTGAAACTATGGAATCTATCGCTAAACATACGGTTAAAACTTTAGTTAGTGATAACACTGTGTTTTGGGATGAAATCGCTAAATCTAACGCTGACTCAGATGGATTTACCCACGACCCAAACAAGGGTCATTTCTGTCGTTTAATGAACAGCTCATTCATTCAAGCTGTTGTGGGTACGGCAGTCACCGTTAGAGGTAAAAGAAGTAATGTTAATATTTATGACGAAGCTGGTACCATTCCTAGAGATTATTATGATGCTACCGAACCTTTCGTCACACAAAGTGCTGATTTGAGTTGTTAAAACTTAATACAATAAAAGTCAGGGTTAAGGGAAACCTTAATATAAATACACCACTTGATATGCTGGAAACTCCTTAGAGTCTGTTCCGCTAATTAATATCGCGAGGTATTAAAAGTAAAGAGAATAGAATTGGACAATCAGCAGGCAGGGAAGTCTCAGACTTCCAGCCCCAGAGACTATCTCAATTGAGAGTAGGACGTAAGTACGTTCGAAGTAAGTGGCCCCTTAATAATATAGGGTGAAGATATAGTCCGTGCTTATAGGAAACTATAAGATAGTAAGAAATCCTTAAAAAATTAATTAAGTTATTGACGGCTTGCGTTTATAATGATATAATATTATTATGGCTAAGATCAAAACTTTCAAAACGCGTATTTATATAACTCCAGAAATTGAACATCAATTCAATATGGGTTTTGGTACGCGTCGTTGGGTTTGGAATTGGGTTGTAAATCAATATTTTACAGAACAAGTACATTTAAGTAACTTTAAGTTTGACATGATGTTAAATCAGTTAATACGAGAAAATGTTGAAGATTATGGTTGGATACTTTTGGTTAATACATGTATTAAAACCAATGCATTAAAAGACTTTAATACCTCTTTAACACGTTATTATCGTGAAATAAAACAACATAAACATGATTCCGCAGCATTTAGTAAAGATAAATATCAACCTAAATTTCAAAAGAAAAAGAACGATTCTCAGAGTTTTAGGATATCTAAAAAACATGAACGTATGTTTTCTATTTTGGGAAATAAGACTTTTGATTTTACTTGGACCAAATCACATGGGCGTATCAAAGTACGTACACGTGAAAATATTATTTTTTTAAAGCAGAAAAACATTAAAGAAATTACCATTATCAAGGAAGCTGGGAAATTTTTTGTTTGTTTTAGTTATGAAAATATAAATAGCGAAAATAGGCAAAAAGGAAATGGCAAAATTGGTTTAGATTTAGGAGTAAAACATTTATTTACTTCTTTCGATGGTCATGATTTTACTGTTTTTAATGCTAATAATTTTAGCATTATTAATTCTCAGATTGCGAAATTAAATAAAAAAATGTGGCGTAAAGTTTGCAATTCTAAAAATTATTGGAAAATAGTGACTCAAATGCAAAAATGGTATATTAAAGGTTTAAATATTAAAAAAGATCAATATTATAAAACTGTTGTATCTTTATGTCGAAACTATAACACAATAATTGTAGATGACTTTATTTATGAACATTTTCTTGATAAAAATCGAGAAAAGGGAAAAATAGGTAGACATGCAGCTATTCGTAGAATACAAGAAGTTTCTCCTTGTTTATTTAAAAGCATTTTGCAACGCAAGGCAGAGGAGTTGGGAATTAACCTTATATTTGTTAAACCTGGTACCCCCACAACTCAGACTTGTTCTCATTGTGGATGTAAAGTTTCTACTCGTATAGAATTAAAAGACCGAACTTTTAGATGTAATCACTGTGATTTTGTATTTGATCGCGATAAAAATGCTGCTATTAATGTTTTTAATTATATTTAATTAATTTATAAAATGTTCTTCCACGGTTGGTGGGGAAGTAAAAGCTCGGGGTGAGTCAGCCCATTGTAACAAATATATTCTTATTTGTGTAAAAGCAGCGAGCAGAGGTTAGATAAACAAGACTTGAAAGTTTATCCTTACTAGGCGAAATTAACAAATTCGTTTAACACAACAGTTTAAGACGGGCGCGCAGTATGACCCAGAAGTATATCCTCAAGAAGTCCCTAATATGAGACTATATGTTGGATCAGCTTCAGATACTAACTCATTATTTTATGAAAAATACAAAGAAGGAACAAAACAAATGTTAATTGGCAACGATAGATATTTTGTTGCTGATTTAAATTGTGAAATTCCTTTAAATCCTACAATGAATGGCAAAAGAATGAAGCCTTTATTATCACAAGAAGAAATTGAACGTAAAAGACGTGAAAATGAAATAGCCTGTAATAGAGAATATTACAATATCTTTGATAGATTTGATTTAGATGATTGTGTTGTTAATAGAGCTGATATTATTGCCAATGAAGAAAATTTCGTTCCTTTACTAGGTGCTACTGGTAAAAAGAACGAACATTATGTTATTACATATGACCCTGCTGCAAAAGTAGATAATACCCCTGTATTAGTTACAGAGATTACCAAAAATGCAAAAGGCAGAGTTTATGGACGTTTTGTTTATATGAAAAATCTTGTTATTACTTATAACGACGGTTCTAAGCGTCCTATGAGAATTGACGAACAAGTTCAATGTCTGCGTGAAATTATTTATCGTTTTAATGGATATAACAAAGCAGTTCCTTATGAAAATGTTACAGTTTTGATTGATGCTGGTTCTGGTGGCAATGCTTCAGCTATTGCTCAATTACTCTGTCAAGAATGGACTGATAAAAATGGTTCAAAGCATCCAGGTCTTTATGATGAAGATTCACCAGACATGTTAAGGTGGGTAGAAGCCTTCCCTACAGCAAAACCTGGTAGTTTAAAATTATTGGAACCTGTGAGATATAGAAATTTATTCTTTGAGGCCACAAGCAGATTAGTTTCTTTAGGAGATATCAAATTCCCTTGTAAGGCGCCAAAAAGTGACACCCTTGTATTAGATGATGGAACAGAATATAAACTTACCAAAGAAGAGTTGGCTTCACTTATTCAAACTGATTTAATGAAGGATGAAATGGTTGCTATGCTGCGTTTTAAAACATCTACAGGTAAGGTTACTTATGGTTTAGAGCCTTCGGTCGCACGTAAAATGCATGATGACCGTAATTATGTGGCTATCATGGCTTGCTGGTGGATTTCTCAACAACAAGAAACAGATACTTTGGGTGAAGATAATGCAATTGATTATTCTTCATTTGGTACTAATTCTATTAATCGTTTGACATCAGCAAATCCTGGCAGTGCTTATTGGATGAAATTACTTGGGGATCGTGCTCAAAAAGAAACAAAAATTCGTGTTAAGTCTCCATTCCAAGAAGATAATCCATTTAAAAATAAAAAGTAGCGCAGGAATATACTCACAACTAATAAGAGAAAGGAAGAAAAATAAGTGTGTAAAACACTATTATTCCTGAAGTAAAAGGTAAAAATTATGATAGTTTGTAAAATTATAAGCAACTTTCAAAGCAATGAAGGGTCTTTTGGTAAACTTTATCAATCTTTAAGTGAATTAGGTAATGTTTTATATGCCCAAAATGCTTTATACTTTGGTTGCGATAGTAATTCGTGTACAGAAAAGAAAGTAAAATCACTTTTACGTTCAGCTGGATATGATAATTATTTTGTAAATGTATATACTCAGGATAATCCTCCACGCGAGGATTATTATGTTAATGGTTGGGTTGTTGATCAATTAATGCGTATTAACGTAAAACAATTCACTGAAAGTTCACAAGAGAAGTTTCATCACATTTCTAATGTTCTTGATCAAATAGAGCAATTCACTAACACCATTATAAAAAATGCAAAGGAGGGCGCTACAAATGGCGGAAGAAACAACTAAGAAAAAACCTGGTAGACCTAAAAAGCGTCCAGAACAAAGTTTTAAAGAAGTTAATGAAATATCTTCAGAAAAACTCGAAATGTCTAAAAAACAAACAGAATATATTGATTTAGAAGATTTATCTAATAGATATAAAAGAGTATATGAAGGAATTATGCAAGCTGACAGTTTATTAAATAGACAATCAAAAGATAATAAATTTTTAAGTCATATAGTTACTCAATATAATAAATTAAATCCATTTTTACAAAACCAACGTTTAAAGGAATTATATTCTAATCCTCGAAGTTTTGATAAAGTTAGTATTAATGATTTTTTAGCTAATCCAGGGGCTAATGAAGAAAATTTACGTGGCTTATCTTGGTCACAAAGCGGTTTACAACAAATTTATTATACTATATTAAGAAGAGCATCTGATATTCCATTATATAAATATTTTATTACCCCTCCTTTTGTGAGTGCTGAAGAATACAAAAAAGAATCATTTCAAAATGAAGATGCTTTATTACAAAATTGGTTAGATGTATTTAACATACCTAACACATTTAAAACAATTGCGTTACAAGTAAAAAGAGAAGGAAAACAATCTTATTTATTACGTAATAAATTCAACGGTGAATATGGACGTAATAAACGTACTGTTTTTGCTACTTTACAAAAATTACCAACCGATTGGATTAAAATAACAGGTGTTGGTCAACGCGGATATACAATTTCATTTAATATGATGTATTTTATGAATATTGCAAATTCTCCTTCTGATTATGGTGATTTTTTTATTAAAGCTTGGAATGATTTAATAAATAATGGAGTTGTATATTTGGATGAAGAAATTAAAAAATATACTCTAAATATAGAAAAGGCTGCTAATTATAGTTTTTCTTATAATAATCAAATATATAGTTCAATACTTGAAACAGAATTTATTTCTACTGGGAAAAAAGGTAGAAGAGCTTCTGAATTAATTTCTTATATGTTTTGGTTAAGAATACCAGATGATATCTGTTTCACTTTTGCAAGTGATAATTCTACTCCTTGGGTGGTACCAGATACAATTGGTTTATTACAAAAATTACAAGAATTGTCAGATTATGGGAAATTGGCAGGGTTAATTGCTAGTACCCCACTAACTGCAGTTTTAACTGGTGAAATTGAGTCAATCAGTTCACCAAGAGCTGGTAAAAACGAATCTGTGTTTTCTCCTGAAGTTATTCAAGGATATCAAGATTTATTCAATTCAGCAACTTCAACCAATGTTGAGGCTTGGATGTGGCCTGCGAAAAATATTAAATTACAACAATTAAATACAGATGTTAATTCAAGTGATATTTTAACTAAAGCCACACAAAACTTTGTCACCAACTCTGGTGAGGGTGGTTTAACTATTACAGCAGACAAACCAAATGTTTCTCAAATTAAAACAGCTCAATTATTAGCTGCTTCTCAACAAAATTATGTAACCCTACAATTTGAACGTGCTATTAATTTTATTATTCAAAATAAATTAGGTTTTGAATATAATTGGACGGTTCATATCTGGGGTGATATTTTCTCATTTGAAAACGAGAAAAAATATTTAAAAGAATTAGTAGCTGGTGGCGCTAGTTTCTTATTACCTAAACTTGCTTCTGCAGAAGGATTAAGTTTACGTGATACTAAAGCCACTATGGAATATTTGAAGAGTTTTGATTTTTATAAAGACTTTTCAACTTGGACTTCTATTGCTTCAGCAAAAACAGAAGAAGATCAACAAGCAGAACAGCATGAAGGAGCAGGTAGACCTGCTTTAGATGAAAATGATATTGAAAATGATGCTACGGCCGCTTCAAGAGAGGCTGGAGATAATACCGCTGAAAATAGAGAAACTCTTTCTTTATACGAAAAGTGTCCTATTTGTGGGGGTTTAAAAGAAGAAGATAAACTAGTCTGTGATGAATGTGCTGATCACATTATTAATACAGACAATAAAGGAGAATAAAAATGTCCTTTTATTCTCAGAATTTTTCATCTAGCACCATTTCTGGTCAAACAGTAAGTTCTCTTGCTGATTCAGTATTATATATTCGTAATGAAGACCGTGCTAATTTATTATCAACATGGGGAGCTAAGAAAAATATTGCGATGTCCGTTTTAGACACCGATGGTGTGCGTGCCGTAGTGTTTTTTAATAATGATCATCAAAAATATACTCGTTTTAATGATTTGACGAGTGATAAAATGATTCAAGACGCATTACGTATAAATAAAGTCAAAGATTTGTATGTGTTAGGCAGATATCCTGGTCAACCTGGTGCATATTTTGACAGAACCACTAATATTCACATTTCTTCAATTCTTCAATATTGTAGAGATGAAGATATATTACCAAGGTTTATTACAAGCAGTGAAAACATCTATGAGGGTTATACTCCATTGGGTCTTTTTACTAATGATCAGGAATACGACAACATGTCTCTTGTGGAAAATAATTTATTTACTAAAGAATTTATAAATTCCGAGGTACAAGCTGTCGATAATCTCCACTCTGTAGTTGGGGAAGAATTTACTAGGAGTTATGATGCTCCAGGCTTAGACCCTAGTATATACTGGCTAAGCAATAAATTATAAAAGGGGAAGAAGATATGAAGCTAATAACACAAGAAACAGAATTAGCCTTAAATCACTTACTCCAAAACTTATTTTTAGGAAATGCTATTATCGATAATATGTATTATAATTTAAAAAATATGTATTATGATAATTTGGCAGATGCTATCCATAAACCTGTTGCACATAAATTGCCAGATTTAGCTGATGATGTAACAGAGTTGATGTTTAAATTAGGGGCTAAACCTATTAGATTAGGCCTTTCTGATTGTGTAGAAGAATATAATGATGCACTTTCTATTTTTAAACAATTAGTGGAGTATTTTTCTAAATTAAGAGATGGTGTTAAGTCGACTATTGAGGTTGCGGATTATAAAGATGATACCGAGGTCTGTATTTGGTTAGAAGAATTTCTAGAAGAAGATATTTTACCATTATTTAAGCAATCTATAGAATGGTTTGAAATCTGTGAAAAAATAGATATAAATTCTTTTAATATTCACATTAAAGACTACACCCACTACTTAGACTAAAATTTTTGGAGTGATCCAACAATGACGTTAAAGGTACTAGCCGATATGACTATCGGACAATGGGCAGAGCTGGGTATCAGCGGCGTCGTCTTGGTTGCAATTGGAGTAGCTTTATGGCTTATTGTTAAGACATTTAGATTACACAGTGCGGAAATTGAACAACGTAACGAGGACGTAAGCAAAAGGGAGGAAGCTTTACAAAAAAGGACACAAGAACAATTTCAACAAATGTTAGACAGTATCAGAAAAGAAGTAAAAAAATCTGGTGCACATGTTTATACAATTGAAGAAGATCGTAAAAATGACCAATTTCAAAGCTTTTTATCAAAAGAAATTCAAGAAATTCACACAAAAACTATGTCTTCGAGGACGTTTTTTTGTATGTATCATAACGGCACACATTCTTTAAATAATGTAAACTTTTACAAGTTTAGTTTAATTGATGAAGCGTGGGATCGTAATTTAGCATCTTTACATGATAAAATGCAAAATTATCCTGCAACTGTTTATAAAGGTCTTTCTCAATTATTAAAAGAGAATAGAAGTGGTGTTGTCGTGAAAAATATTAATATATTATACGACGATGTTGCATTATATCAATTCTTTAGTGAACGCGATGTTAGTTGTTTTGTTGCTCAAGGTGTTTATAAAAGTGATGAAAGTAATATATTATTAGGATTTTTAATAAACGAATACATCACCCCACCATCTGGATGGACCGACGAAGATTGGAAAAAAGTTCGTATAGAAGTATCTAGAAGTGCTGATAAAATCGATGGAATCTTACAAGTGAGTTCGGCTGATGAAGAATTTCGTAAATCAAAAGAGGAGGGCAAGTAAAGATGGACAGTAAAAAAATGTTTTTTAGTGTTGACGCTAATAAAATGTCAATTAAGTCAATCTTAAAGAAAGAATTTTTAGAATTATCCATGCGTGCAGTTAGTAGCGCCAATCCTAACGCTAATAACACTTGGTTTACTCCTGAATCACTTGAGGAAGCAATTCCAAGTTTTTATAATAAACCTATTTTAGGTTATTTTGAAAACGGTGATTTTGTGAGTCACAATGGTACGTGGAATAGTGACAAGGAATTAGGATTACAATATTGGGATACTTTGGGTTCTAAAGGCGAAAGAATTTTAGGATTAATTCGTTCAGAAGACACCGTTGAAATAGTTCAAGATGAGGCTGGTATTAGTTGGATTAATTTAACTTGTGCTTTATGGACTCAATATTCATATAAACAAGTAAAAAGACTTTTAAAAGACGCAAAACGCAGTCAAAAATTCGGCGGGCCAACTAAAGCTGTGTCCGTTGAAGTTGATGTTTTAGACTATGATATGTTACCTAATGGGGTAATGAAAATTAATAAATTTAATTTAGTTGGAATTACAATTTTAGGTAGTCAAAACGGAAAAAAAGTCTTACCTGGCATAGAAGGCGCTGAACTTTCAGTTATGGAAGTTTTAGGAACTGATGCTTATGCCAAACAAACAACGGAATTACATTTAGCATATGCTAAATTAGATAATTCTGAAATTAAGGAGGAAGACTCAGTGGAGAAAAAGGAAACGGAACTTTCTGAAGAAATAAAAGTCGATCCTGAAATTGTAGATGAAAACGCAGCAGATAAACTTGAAATGAAAGAAGAGTGTGTTTGCGAAGAGAAACCAATTTTAGAAGAAAAGAAAGACGAAGAAACTTCAAAAGAATCTTTTGAAGAAGAACATAAAGAAGAACATGATTCAGAACCAGAAGAACACAAAGAAGATTCAGAGGAAGACAAGTCTGATGACGAAGATAATGACCACGACGATGATAAAGAAGACGAGGATAATCATGACGAAGAAGACAAAGATTCTGAGGAAGAAAAAGATGAAGATAAACATGAAGAGGAAAAGATTGAAGAATCTCAACCCGAACATTGTGAAGAACATGGTTGTGAACGTGATATAGAATTATTAAAGAATGAGTGTGATATTTACAAAACAAAATGTGCTAAATTAGAAGAACAACTTAATTGTAAATGTTCTGAATATGAAGCCAAGATTGCTGAATATCAAAAAACCTGTGAAGAACAAGAAAAATTATTAAGTAAATATCAACACGAAGAATTCTTACATGAGGCTTATAGTGTAATTTATAAATCAGTGTTAACTGACGAAGAAAAATTATCTTATTATGCTTCTTGTAAAGAAGGAAAGTATCAAGACGTCGATACTTTAAAGAAAGATGTCGCTTTTGCAGTTTATAGTTTAACTTCAAAAGACAAAATTATTGACAACACCAGCACTAAGATGCCTGTTATAGAACCTAAAGTGTTTAGTTCATATGATGATGAAGCCGAAACGTCATCAAAGAAAAAATCATTTTGGGACAGGTTGAATGATAATGTTCATTCAAAATAGTGATAGGGTTGTAATACATAGAATTTAATATTAAATTAAGGAGACAAGAGTATGGCTTTTTTATTTAAATCAGGTAAAATGGCTTCGAATGTCTTAGATAGTATGTTAACTAATGCTAAGGCAGAAAAAGTTATTAATGATGGCGATCTCGTAGTTCTTGGTGACGTTGTTAAAGACGAAATTTACGGAAACGAAGAATACGATATGTATAAAGCTGATTATCCTGCAGCTCCAACTACAGATGAAATCTGTATCGTTGATTATGCAGGAATCAGTGAAGGATTAATTAGTGGCAATAATTATAAATTAGGTGTCAAATTACACGATTTAGCAGTACCAGTTGGTGAACCTATGAGAATTCGTAGACTTGCTTTACATGATAAATTCTGGTTAGGTGAAGATAACTTTGCTGCACAACCAACTGTTGGTAAATATGCTATTGCTACTGCTTCAAGTGGTAAACACACACCAGCAGATGATGCAACAGCTGAAGGTTACACTGTTAAAATTATCGCAAAACGAGGCTTTACAGCAGGTATGTCTGCAGATAAAGAAATGTATCTTTGCGAAGTTATTAAATTAGCATAGGAGGAGAGTGAAGTATGATGAAATATTTTAATTATGATCGTTCAGCAGATGTCACTAAAAATGATATTGTTGACGCAGCTCTCGCTTTAGCTAGAGAAACTTATGAAAACAAAAAGAGTGCAGATTATGCAGAAAAGAATGCACTTTTATGTGAAAACATTGGAAAATACGCTTTAACTGGAACAAATTATGAATCAGAATTTGAAACAGCAGGCTTATCAATATACAGCAGACCAATGGTTAAAAATAATACTGTTGTAAGAGAAAACTTCAACGCAATCATTGCTCAAATCGTCACAGCAATCGTTCCTGAAGTTGTTAACGATTAACTGGTGTAAAAACCGAAGAGTCGGTATATACAGAAATGTGTATATAGTGGTGAAGTAGTTACATCACCCAATACCGTTTTAATTGCTGGAAATTCTTAAAGTCATATAAACTACAACATAAATTCTAGTAAAGAATTAGGTGTGAATGTTACGAAAGTAGAAAAAATTATATGAATGGTGCATGGTTAAATCCTAAACACTATCTTGCAAAATAGAGAATCAGCAGCCAAGCTCGAAAGAGAAGGTTCAACGACTATCCCTCATGAGGGGAGTAGAGGTAAGTGCCTCGAAAGAGACGGGCCTTAACGTAATAATACGAAAGGATATAATATAGTCTATGCTTATATGAAAGTATAAGAAGTTTATTAAAAAACTGTATGAGAATAACGAACTCATATGAATTATATTAAATATTAATTAAACAAAAAATTGATCTTTATATATATTAAAAATACTTTACTTTTTCATATTTCTTTTTTATAATAAATTTAACACAAAGTATGAAGGCATTATAGGAGGAAAAAGATGAGTAAAAGAATAAACATCGCAAAAGAAGATATTATTGAATATTACATTAATGAACTTCATACTGTTAAAGAGTGTGAAGAACATTTTAATATTTCAAAAACCACATTTAATCGTTATTTAAAGTCTTATGGCATTAAGAGATCTAAGGAAGATAAAAGTAAAGTCTATTCTAGGGCTCAAAATTCAGAAGAATTAAGAGAACGTGTTAAAAATACCAATATAATAAAATATGGTGCATCTACCAAAACTGCAAGTTTAAGTCCTATTCACATTGTAGATGAGACTACTTTTTCAGTATATGGAGAAAATTATACTGTTGCTTGGTTGAAAGAACAATATCTTAATAAAAATTTATCTGTTGAAGAAATGTGTAAATTATTAAATATTACATATCCTTTATTAAATAAAATAAATAAACATTATCACATTGCTAAAAATTCTCAACAACGTTATGAAATTATCAGAGATAATACATTTAAAAAATATGGAGTTAAATCCACATTAGAGTTAGAAGAGGTTAAAGCAAAAAGTGTGCAAACTTGTTTAGATAAATATGGTGTTTCTAATTCAATGCAGCACCAAGATATAAAGGATAAAGTAAAACAAACCATGCTGAATAAATATGATGTGGAAAATTATTCCCAAACAGAAGAATATAAACAAAAGACTCTACAAACTAATTTAAATAAATATGGTGCTCCCAATCATATGCAACAAGATATAAAACATTTAAATATTTGGAATAATAAAGAATTATTTACCAAGTATTTATCTTCATTATATTCTAAACCTACAGTCTATGATCTACAAGAATTCTTTAATCTTAGAGATAGAACTGTGGTGTATGATAAAATACATAGTTGGAATTTAGACGACTTTATAAATTTCCATTCATTGCGTTCTCATTATGAAAATGATATTATTAATTTTCTTAAAGAATGTGGTGTTGAAAATATTCAAACTAACGATAGAACCATATTAAATGGTAAGGAAATTGACATTTATTTACCAGACTATAAACTAGGTATCGAGTTTAATGGGGACTATTGGCATAGTGATATAAAAAAAGAATATCAAGATCACAATGGTCGTAGTTTGACACATCAAAACAAATCGTTATTAGCAGAATCTAAAGGTGTATTCTTATTTCATATATTTGAATATGAATGGAATAATAATATTGTTCAAACAAGCATTAAGAATAGAATAAAAACTTTATTGATAAAAAATAATATTAAGATTCCAGCTAGAAAATGTAAAATTGTGACACTTACCAAGGCGCAAAAAAAGAAATTTCTTAATGAAAATCATATTCAAGGCAATGACCATTCTACAATTCAATATGGATTAGAATATCAAGGTCAAATTGTTAGTTGTATGACTTTCATACATCCAAAGAATAAGAAATATACGTGGGAATTGTCTAGATTTTGTAATCAACATGGGTGTGTGGTACAAGGTGGTGCTTCAAAATTATTTAAACATTTTGTAGAAACTTTACAACCTGGTAATACTATTTCTTCATATAATGATATAACAAAAACAAAAGGAGATTTATATCGAATTTTGGGTTTTCAATGCGTTTCAATTAATCAACCTAATTATGTTTGGATTAATTTTCAAACCACAGACATTAGAACTCGTTATCAAGAACAAGAGTCGGGTGAGGTTGAAAGAATGCATTCTTTAGGATATCATCGTCTTTGTGATTGCGGTACAAAGACATGGTTATATACAGTTCAATAAGGTCTTATAACTATATAAGACCTAATATATATAAGGATCAATTTAATTAATATTTAATTCAGACTTTTACAAGATTTATCGCTGAAGTCAAACAAGTGGGCTACGGTGATACAGCTAGATTCATTATTGAATCAAACGAACTTTTCAGAGTTAACCAAAAGGCAGAAGGCGTTAGAAAAGGTGTTGATCAACCAATGTTTGACAACGAAATTACTGTTAATGCTCATGCATATACCATTGACGCACATGTTGACTGGTATCCTTTTATTTCTAAAATTTTTGATATTGGTAACTTTGGATTAAAGATTGCTTTATCATATAGAGCATTCATTTTCACAAGTGCAATTAAAGGAATGGCAAAAGCTGTCACAGAATTTGGCAACGCTTATTCGGCAAACGGTGTCACTCCAGAATTATTTGGTGACTTAAGAGAAAAAGTCTCTGCAGCAAATGGTGGTATGGGAGTTATTGCTATTGGCACAGCAGTTGCTTTAAGCAACCTTTCTTTACAAGGAAACTATCAAGTTGAAATTGGCGAAGAAATGAATAAAGTTGGTTATTTAGACCAATATTTAGGCGTACCTTTAATGGCTTTAAATAATCCTGTAATTCCAGGAACAGTCAACGGTGATGTTAAATTAGCTCTTGACAATAAGAAAATTTATTTAGTTCCAGTCGCAGGTGACAGACCAGTTAAAATCGTATTCGAAGGAAACGAAGTTGCAGTCAATTTCGATCCAGAACATACATCAGACAAGAGATATGGAATTTCTGTTGAATACAGATTTGGTGTCTCAGCTGTCTGTGGTAGTAAATACGGTGTTATTAACCTTTAGTTTTTAAACTAGAACAATAATTACTTCGGTGGGGCGAGTCCCCACCGAACACAGAAGTAAAAGGAGATTTTATTTAGTTATGTCAGAAGTAAAAAATAACTCAGTACAATCAAAAGGTACTGTAAGTAAAACAGCTGAGTTAGAAGCAAAAATTGCTTCACTCGAAGCCCTTTTAGCAAAAGCCGAAAGTGCAATCACAACTCTTACTAATCAATCTGGTTATAATCCACAACCAGTTTATAACAACACTACTAACACAGATGTTACATTAGTATATGCATCAGTTAGTCCAGGTTATATTTTTGTTGAAGGTGCAGGATTATCATTACATTGTACTAAATATGGTGAATCATTTGTTTTAAGCCGTTCACAACTTGATGCTGTCATCGGTAAATATAGACATTGGTTTGACCAAGGTATTTTAGCAGTTGCTGATAAAGATTACAAAGTTGCAGCAGAAAAAGGTGTTCGCACTTTTGGTGAACTCTCATTATCTGCTCAACAACTTGAAAAATTAGGAAGCATGTCAAGTGAAGAAATTGAAAAATTATGGAATTCGGTTGATCATGCTCAAAAACAAGGTATCGTTGGGTATTTTAAACGTAAGTTTATAGAAAATGCCCCTGGTTATAGAAACCGTGAGAGAATTGATACTTTAAATCGTCTTACTGGTGAAGGATTCACTAGAGAGATTGATGAACTTAGAAATGATTACAAATACAGACCTATTGAAATTTTATAATTTAGTTGGTAAAACTCTAAACCTTTAGGTTCACGGGATGTTAGCCAACTATAGGGTTGGGCGAACCCGAAGATATATGCTTGCGGAGATAGTAGGTAACGAGGTCGTAGAAGCAAGAATCCCCGAATTTAAATATTCTGGGAACGTCAAAAGATATTGATGTGATTTTTTACGAAGGAGGGCATCAAATGATTTTATTTAGCGAAATTTTCGAACGAGCAGTCAATTTATTTGATGACCCAGATATTCGATATAATTACATGAAAAATCCTGCGGGATTCCAACAAGATATGAGACCATTTTTAATAAATGGCTTAAATAAGTTTGTGAATCCAACTGAAATAACTGATAGATTAGCTGTCTATTCTGACCCTGTTGGGAAAATGGAAATTATAGATGGTGACAATACAGATACTTATGCTTTAGTATCAAATCCAGTAGAAAACTCTGCTTTTACATTTCAATGTGAAGGCGAGTTTTTGAGAGGTTCTTATGATAGAGAGACAAATTGTGTAGTTCTTGAACGACCAATTCTTTCTACTGAAAAACTTACTGTTGTTTGGTACTATGCTGGTGCTTTTGAAGATGATTTCAATAATTTATTTGGTTCAAATTTAGCCTTATCTAATCGTGCTATCCTTGAAAAAGTTAAAAATATTTTAGCTTATGCAGTTTTAGCTGCATGGGGTGATAACGAAATGAATAGAGCAATTGAATTTAGAAATAATTTATCAGATGCAGATTTTACCTTCTACAGTCCAGCGAATTCGGCGAGAGCAAAGACTGAGTGGCACAATCAAATTCATAGAGATTTAGATACGTTAATTTCAGAATTAAATTGGACATTAGGTTCAACCCCAAGGGGAGGGTCTCGTTTTGGAAAAAGATAATAAAAAGACAGCACAGTTTGAAGGAACTGATGGTACTGAACAAAATCAAGATTTCCTTTATTCTCCCGACGAAGATAATTTTTTATCTAAAGAAGGCGAACTTGAATGTTTTAAAGATATTAAATCACAAGTTGTGAAACTCTTGTATATGATTGAAAGCGAAAAAGAGGGTAAAAATGATATCTCTTTATGGTTTTTTAGTTTTATGCATGAACTTGCTTCATCTAATTCATTATGTCATAATCAATTAACAAAAGTAGTAGTTAAGATTCATGGCTTGTATCAAGATGAAAAATATAAAACAATGACCCATGCTCAAATTAAGAGACAAATTATGGAGTCAAGGGGAATTCTTGATCATTTAATTAAGAAAACCACAGAAGAATTAAAATCCAAGTAATAAGGGGGAAGTATGATGGCAAATAAAGTGTTCGACATAAGTAATACTCCTGTTGATAGTGCTCTTGAATTGCTATCACAAACACCACGTAATTACGATAAGGATAATTTTTATATAAAAGGATTACAACAAAAAGTAGATTATGAATGGAAATATCGTCCAAACAGAATCTTAGTGGAATTTGAAATAGGATGGAATACTCCAGAATATTGGAACGGTCCTAAATATCCTATATTAAATTATCATCCTTTAGAAGTTGTAGTTCAAACAGTAAAAACAGATAAAGGGAAAGCAATTGCTGAAGATTGTAGACGTTTAGTCTTTAAAGATATTAGAGAATCGCGTTTTGCAATTGGACAAAAATGGCGATTTGCTCCAGATTATTCTAATTGTTCTGGATCATGTATGAAAAATACTTGGTTAACTACAAATAAAGATAATGTGTCTTCTACAAGTAGTATTGTTATTGAAAGATGTAATGGAACATTAGGAAGCGTATATTTAGACGAACAAGGTGTTGGACATTATCATTATGAACCTGTAATTCAGGGACGTGATTTAACAGCGACAACATTTAACTACAATCAGATTGCGGTTTCACCACAGGCTGGTTTGTTAATTACTTGTCAACATAATAAATATACAGCAGAGTATCAAGTTAATCAACGTTTTATTATTGGTTATGATGCAGTTTATAGAATTAAAGCTATTAATAAATTTTATTCTAATTCTACAAATAATCCTTTTGATGTTGGTTTAATACAACTCTATTTGGAAATAACAGAAAAATCAGCCTATGATGATTTTATTAATAGAATAGCTTATGAAAATGAACCAGTGGTTCATATCGAAGCAAATAATGTTGAAAATCAAGAATATTATATTGATTTTGAAGAACCAAAAGAATTACCAACTGACTTATTAAGTCAAGAAATAGGTTTTAAACCTGTATTAAAAGATTCTTATGGTGAGATTCAGGAAGATATAGTGTTTGAAATTCAATGTCAATTAGAAAATTGGAATGCTCCTAAACCATTTAATATTTTGGATAATCCATATGTTAAATTAAGAAAAGAAGGAGATATTTTTTATTTAAAACGCACTCGAATTTATTTGGGTGGCAACTTAAAAGTGAAATTCTTGGTCTTGGCCGATACTTCCCCAACTGGAGAGGACATAATGGCTAATTTTGAATTAGTCATGAGGACTATAGAATAGTTGGAGGTAAAAGGATATGGCAACTTATTTAGAACGCGACGTTGCTGCATATAACCGTTTTCAAGATTTAGATGGTATAGAGGCAAAATTAGTCGATCATCTTGTTAATTCGCAAACTAAATATGCGAATATCATTTGGAAGTTATTAAAATATTCCAGCTTAGACGCGTTAAGCAAGCCTAATTTAACGACTGCTGAAAGATGGAACCTTGTTTGTAATGATAATGGGGAACCAACTAGCAAACGCGTATTTTTCTCGCCTTTTGTTGATGACGCGTGGCAAGAACAATGTAGCTCAATTTACATTTATGTTGAGCAAGTTCTGCCAATTGACCATTTAAGATCAACAGTATGTGTAACCATCGAAACTGTTACTCATAGTAAAGTGGCGGCTGTCTCTGGCGACGGAGATCCAGACCAAAATTATACTAGTATATCTAAGAGTGATGGAAAAACAGAGATTGTATCGTTAGCAAATCCTAATGATGCCACTAAAGAGGGAAACATTGTTGTTGCCTTCAAAAATCGCGCGACGGTTTTGTTAAAGTGTCTCTTAGCAGAGTTTAATGGGCTCTATATTGACGGAGTAGGGTATCTTCAATTTAATATGCGTATGCCAATAAAATGTAAAGCCACTATGCCTTTATATAATAGAAGGTCTTTTTATGGACATTCTATTGTGTTTGCAACAAATATGGCAGCAGATTCTAGTGGAAGCGATATGGAAGTACCTGGCGCTCAATTATAGGTATGGAAGAAAATAAGACACAACAAGAAAAAGAACAAGAAAAAAAAGAGTCGACTCCAAAGGTAGACCGTTTTAAAGGGGTAGACAAATCAACTGCCGAAGAAATTCAACAGTATGAACGTTTATATTTTCGAGAAGATAAACCTGTGCCTTTTGGTAAATTAAAACTTTACCCAGCTACAGTTAGAGATTATGATCAATTTATGTTATCATCTTCCTGTTTAACTTTAAATAAAAACGAAACTGTTGAAGGTATTCGTATGACTAATTTGGATTTTTTATTGTCAAAATTAACTGATAAAGAAGAAGGTCCTTTATGGTCATATAAATTACATTCTTTGTTGAGCATTATTTTCCACTTAAAAAATGGAATTAAATGTAAAAAATGTGGACATGTAATAGAATACGACAGTGAAGAATTTCAAAATTTTATAAGACAAATACAAGAATTTTCGAAAAATATGACAGATAAAACAACTGCAAGTGAAGCTCCACATTTAACTTGCAGTCAGTGTCATAATTCAGAAGATAAAGATTTTGTGGAAATGATAAAAATCGTAAAGAATAAAAAAAATCATTACGATTTATTTATAGACGAACAACAAATAACATCGCAAGATTTTAACAAGTTACGTCTAATAGTTATGTATCAAAATTTCATTGATTACCAAGATGATTCTTGGGTCGATCCTGACCTTAAGAAAGACTATGAAGAAAGATTAGAAATTGAGGCTAAATCAAATCAAGGTGCTACAGCAACTCTGGAGCGTAAGATTGTTGGTTTATCAATGAATTCTAATTTTAAATTTGGTGAAATTTTTGATATGACAATAAGAAAGTTTACCATTGCTTTAAGCATGATAGACGATATTATGAATTATAAATTTACGCGTAATGCTCAAATGAGTGGATTAGTCAGTTTTCCTAAAGATTACAAAGTGGAACATTGGTTATATAAAGTTCCAAAGGATATGTATGGAGATTCATATAAGTCTTTGGATCAAGCTACTCAAGAACAAAGCATGATGCATAAATAAAAAAACAATTAAATATTAAGGAGATTTACTTATGGCTAAATATTTTTTAGGTTCAGTCGGTACAGTTGAAGCCTTTGAAAAAGTTGGTGATAAATATGAACTCGCTTTTGTTAGTAAAACCTTAACTGACTCTGGTATTAATACTTCAATTACCAAAGATGATATCAGAGGTGGCACAGGTGGTGCTATTCAATTTAGTTTTTATCACGATCCAAATGTTGAAATTACTTTAACTGACGTTGTTTTCAAGAAAGAATATCTTGAAGGTCAATTAGGTGCTAATTTTGAAGCTAGTGGTGCTCATGGTTATAAGAGTGAAACCATCAAATGTAGTGCAGATGGTTCAATTGAATTATCTGAACAACCTTTATCACTTGAATTTGGTGCATGTGGCGGAGAAATCAAAGCCGCTTGGGCTACAGAAGAAGGTAAAGATGATTGGAAAGTTTATGAATTTGCTGGAAAAATTCTTACAAGTGCAAACTTTAAAAAAGATGTAAAATATTGTGTTAGATATTGTGTAGCTGATCCAAATGCTCTTATTGCTAGAGTTACTACAAGCATTCTTCCTAAAGAATATATGTTAGTAATTACTGCTCCTGTTTTTAGTGGCGATGCTTGTGCATCTAATGGAAAACGTGCAGGAACTATTACATATGAAATTCCAAGATTTAGATTAAATGGTGGAAGTGAAATGGCATTTAATATGTCCAGCAACCAAACTATGAGCCTTGCTGGTGTTGCTTATGCATCTGAAACTTGTGATTTAATGGAAGCAAGCTTATATAACATTGTTCTCTCTTTAGATGATGGTTCTTTAGGAATTAAAGAACTTATTGTTGATGAAGATACACTTAAGAAAGGCTTAGCACCTAAAGTTTATGGTTTATTAAATGACGGCCGTCTTTCTTTATTAAATAATGAAGCAGATTTAACTTTTGTTCCTGTATTAGTCGATGGCAAATTTGATGCTGCTGGTGAAGTTACCGTTACTTATAAATTAAATACAGCAATTACTGATACAATTACAGTAGCTGAATAATTAATTTAATATGGATTATTCTTGTTTACATCATATGGGAGGAAAAAAACAACGTTTTTATTGTAAATTAACAATGGAAGTGTGTCCTTTCCAACGTTGGTGTACAGCAGTAAAAGAATATCAAGTTACAGATTTGGAAAATTGTCCAAATTTTAAACCAAAACAATAAACATATTATACAGGAGGGTGTTTCCCTCCTGTATTTATGCAAGTCTGAATCATTTTATCTCTATTTTTAAATGATTGATATTTGCATAAAATAATAAAATATTATATAATTCACTAAAGGAGGAAATAAGATGAAGAAAAAAATATCGCCTTCAAAAGATGAATTATATGATTTATATATTAAGCAAAATTTATCTCAAATGGCTTTGTGTCAACACTATAATGTTTGTAAAGAAGTATTGGTCCGCTGGTTAAAGGAATCAGATATTACCAAATCTATTGAACTACAACGTGCTTGTAGAGATAAAACCTGTGTAGATAAATATGGCACTTCTGTTTTATCACATGTTGATTCTATAAAAGAAAAACGCAAACAAACATGTTTAGAAAAATATGGAGGAAACTCCAGTATGTCAGATCCTGCAGTGCGTAAAAAAATTTTTGATCAAATTACAGCGCCATTAATTCCCTATGATGAATTATATCAATATTATGTAGTAGAGCAACATAGTATGAGTGAATGTGCTAAGCATTTTAAATTAAGCGCCCCGACTATTAATAAACAAATTAAACAATATAATATGAGTAAATCTAAAGAACAAGTTTGTCAAGATAGAACTCATACTAATATGTTAAAATACGGTGTTGGTTATGTCACTCAATTACCTATTATTATGGAAAAAATGAAACAAACAAATTTACTTCGTTATGGGGTAGAAAGTGTTATGAGTAGTGAGAAAATTAAACTAAAAGTAAAAGAGAATAATTTAAAAAAATATGGTGTTCCTGTGGCGGCTCAAGCTCACTATGGATTAAAAGTATATGAAATTATTTCAAATAAAGATAAATTTATAGAATATATAAAAAATAATTTTGATGATAAACCTAGTTTTGCTCAAGTAGCAACTAAATTACAAATTGGTCCGACCATTATAGGAAAAATTGTGCATTCATTTAATTTAGAAGATTTATTTAATCCTAATTCATCACAAGGTGAGTTAGAAATTTTTAATTTATTAAAAAATTGGAATATAACGGTGGAATTGCATAATCGCACTACATTAGATGGAAAAGAAATTGATGTTTATTGTCCTGAATTAAAATTAGGAATAGAATTCAACGGAGATTTTTGGCATAGCGAAGCTCGTTTACCTAAAAATTATCACTTGAACAAAAGTTTGTTAGCAGAGTCTAAAGGTATTCGTATTATTCACATTTATGAATATGAATGGAATGACCCAATAAAAAAAGAAAAAATTATTGCCTTGTTGCGTATTGCTACGGGTAATGTTGAACGCAAAATTTATGCTCGTCAATGCACCATTAAAAAAATTACTAACAAAGAAGCAAAAGTTTTGAATGATAAAATTCATTTACAAGGTCATCGTAATGCTCAAGTGACTTACGGCCTTTATTATAAAGATGAATTGGTTCAATTAATGTCTTTTAGTAAAACTAAATATAACCGCAATTTAAAATCTGATAATGAATGGGAAATTATTAGAGGGTGTCCAGGTTCCAACAATATTGTTGTTGGGGGTGTTTCAAAATTATTTAAACATTTTGTAAAGGATTATCAACCTGAAAAAGTGTTTAGTTATTGTGATTTTAATAAATTTAATGGAGCTTCATATGAGGCTTTGGGGATGACATATATTGGCATGACGGGTCCTAATAAAACTTGGATTATTGAAGGAAAAGGAGTTCCTCGTAATCCTTCGAGATATAAAGAATTGAAAGAATTAGCTTCTGGAGTGGTCTGGGGTGCTGGTTCTAAAAAATATGAAATTACATTTAATTATTCAATTAGATGAACGTCCCTCGGTAGTCTATGGGCCCGAGGGCTTCTATTTAGGAGGTATTATTATGTTAGATGTTAATGTATTAGCTGGGTCGTTTTGGCCTAACACACTTGAAGGCTGGGTAAGTCTTATTAGTTTTATTATAGGTTTTGTTGGTGCAATTGTTGCTTTAATTCCTATGACAATCAATCTTGTAAAAAAAGGAAAAGAACTTATTAAAAATAAAGATTGGGACAAAATAAAAGAAATTGCAGACGTAGCTATGAAAAAAGCTGAAGAAACTGGTAAAACTGGCGCTGAAAAGAAAGAAATTGTTATTGCCGCTGTTAAAGCTGGTTGTGAAGAAGCTGGTATTATTATTAATGAACAATTATTAAAGAATTTAGCAGATTATATTGATGCCACAATTGAATGGGTTAATAGTATGATTAAGGCTAAAAATAAGAAAAAATAATCTGTGGAAGATATTTATGAGGTTGCAAGATTTGTTGAGACATAATATAGAGGTTCGTGCAAAACGCGAAGCTGAAGCAAAAAAGAAAGAAGAATTAGAAAACAAAGAAAAAGAAAAAGAAAAAGGAAAAGCAGAAGTTAAAATACCTGCTCCTAAAAAAACAAAAAAAATAGTTGAAGTTGAAGAAATTCAAGAAATTGAGAAAGAAGAAAAGGTTGAACAAGAACCTATTCGTAAATTTTTAGTTTCTGCCGAAGAAGAAGCAAAAATCAACGAAACACTTGAAAAATAAAAGAACCTTTTTATTTCTATGTCGCGTGGCGATATCAAGTAATTGACAAGGGGGATATATGATTAAAACAAACACAAATTCTGCCAAGTCAATGCTTGGTTTGATTAATGATGTTATTAAACAACAATTAGAAACGAAAGATCAAGTTGCTCTTTGTCAAATTGCATCACCAGGAGACAATGAAAGTTATAATGTATATGTAGTACCAGATGATTCTGTTATCATACATAATATTCCAAATAAATTTGGTTTTTCTCTTAAAACTGGTGATTATGTTTATGTTTTTAAAGTTGGGAATCAATTTTCCAACTCTTTTATTTTATCTAAAGTTGGTGAAAATCTTGACTTTAAAAATAAATTAGCATATATTGAAAAAAATGGCGTTGGCGGTGGTTCTGGCGGTATAGAAGGCCCCGAAGGTCCTATGGGACCACAGGGTCCTCAGGGAGAAAAAGGTGATAAGGGGGATTTGGGTCCAATTGGACCCACTGGTCCTCAAGGGCCACAAGGACCTATTGGTGCAACAGGAGAAGTTGGTCCTGTTGGCCCTACTGGCAGCACTTGGTTTTCAGGTGATGTAGTAGATACAGATGGAATATCAACTCAAGTACAAAGTGTTACTGGAGCCGTTAAAGGCGATTATTATTTAAATATTAATACTTGTGATGTATATCGTTTTTCACAAGGAAGTACAAATACGGTATGGAACAAAATTGTAAACTTGAAAGGTTTACAAGGAGCGATTGGCCCTCAAGGCCCAAAGGGAGATAAGGGAGATACTGGTCCTCAAGGTGTTGAGGGCCCTCAAGGAAAACCAGGTGATGTTGCTAATATTAATGGAGTAGAACCTGCAGGTAATCCAGATAGCGACCTTAACGTCGTAACAAGTCTAGGATATCAAACAGATAGAAAGCAATTAGACTTTGTTCGTACGGATATTAGAGATATTTTAAAAGTTGGAAATTTAGATATTTCTTATGAAGAAGTTAAATAAACGTAATAATGAAACGGGGGTATATTATGGCAATTAAAGATAACAAAACTTTATTTATTACACAAGAAGAATATGAAACCCTCCGTGCTGGTGGTAGTATTGTTGTTGATGGAGTTACTTATACAGGTTTTAATAATGAACAAGTTTATTATGTCTGTTATTATACAAATATTATAGGCCCAACTGGTATTCAAGGCAATACTGGTTATAAAGGTCCTAAAGGAGATTTAGGAAATACAGGTCCTACAGGACCACAAGGTGCTTTAGGCCCAAGAGGAGATCTCGGTGCTCAAGGCCCTAAAGGAGAGCAAGGTAGTGTTGGCCCTCAAGGCCCTCAAGGCAAAACTGGTGGTATAGGCCCAGTTGGTCCTACTGGATCCAAAGGTCTTACTGGAAACACAGGTTCAGTCGGTCCTACTGGTGAGACAGGAAATACAGGTCCACAAGGATCCGTTGGTCCTACAGGCCCTCAAGGTGCTATTGGTCCAACTGGTAAAGTTGGTCCTACTGGTCCTGCAGGGAAACAAGGTGAAACAGGTGTTAGAGGTCCTACAGGCAGTGTGTGGTTCTCTGGTACTGCGATAGACACCGATGGGGCTCATGTTATTAGTACAGTTGCTATAGGAGCAAAATTAGGAGATTTCTATTTGAATAACTCTACAGGAGAAGTTTATCGTTGGTCTCAAAAAGATGGACAAGATGTATGGGGTAAAATTGCACAATTAAAAGGTGCTCAAGGCGCTCGTGGTGTTACAGGCCCTGCGGGCCCTCAAGGCGATCAAGGTCCTATGGGTCCAACTGGTCCAGGAGGAGACCCAGGTCCAGTTCAAAATGTTTCTCGTGTGGAAGAATATTTTCATGGCCCAACCAATTCAACACTAGGAAGGGTTATTTATAAATTAGATTATGATGCATCTACTAAAACAGTGATTTATCATACTCAAGAATTTAATAAAATTTTAAATTTATATTGGGAACAAGTATAATAAGAGGAGGATAAATTATGGCAGAAGTTAATGAAAGCACAAAAACAATTTATCTTACTCAGAAAGATTATGAAATTTTACGTTCTGGCGGTACTGTTGTTATTAATGGTACTACATATGGTCCAGGATTTTTAGGAGATTACTATTATATTTGTTATTATACAAGTATTATTGGCCCTACAGGCCCTCAAGGTCCAGTTGGAGAAACAGGTCCTAAGGGTGATAGGGGTGATACAGGAAGAAGAGGTCCTACGGGACCAGTGGGTCAAAGAGGTCCAACTGGTTTTGTTGGTCCTACTGGTCCAAAGGGAGATATGGGCCCTATAGGTCCAACAGGTGTTGAAGGTTTAATCGGTCCAACAGGTCCAGAAGGACCACAAGGTCCTCAAGGAGACGTTGGTCCAACAGGTCCAGAGGGGCCACAAGGTAAGGTTGGTCCAACGGGTCCAACTGGTAAAACAGGTCCTACAGGAGTTGATGGTCCTATAGGAAAAGATGGCCCAGTCGGTCCTACAGGCCCTCAGGGCATTCAAGGCTTAATTGGTCCTACAGGAAGCACTTGGTTCTCGGGAACTGAAGTTACTGCTTCTGGTACAGCTTCTGTTGCTGGTGCAGTTGTGGGTGATTTTTATTTAAACAATTCAACTGGAAAGGTTTATAAATTAGATGAAAATTTAAAATGGGTAGATTATGCATCATTAAAAGGTGGTCAAGGTCCACAAGGTATACAAGGTCCTACAGGCCCTATGGGTCCAACAGGATCTATAGGTGCTACTGGTGCTAAAGGTCCTACAGGCCCTTCTCAAGCTATTAATGCGGTTGAACCTGCAGGTAATGAAGTAGACCCAGATTCTGGAACTACGGTGGCTATTCGTTTAGAATATGATGCTACAAAACAAAGATTACAATATGTCCAAGAATTAGCAAAAAATGTAGCTGACCTTTATTGGGAAGCTGTTAATTAATAACAAGGAGGACTTTTAATGGCTACAAAACCAACGGTCTTTCTTACACAAGACCAATACGAAATATTAGCCGCAGGCAAAGATACAATTACAGTAAATGGGGTTCAATATGGTCCTGGTTTTAGTGTAAATGAAGTTTATTTTGTTTGCTATTATACGAATATTATAGGTCCAACGGGGCCACAAGGACCAATGGGTCCCCGTGGTAATCAAGGAAGTGCTGGTTCTCAAGGTGTTGAGGGTCCAACTGGGCCATTAGGTCCTAGGGGTTTATTAGGTCCTACAGGACCAAAAGGTGATACAGGAAGTACTGGTCCTAAAGGAGACACTGGTGCTCAAGGCGAACGAGGTCTTCAGGGTGAAACAGGTCCTCAAGGAACACAAGGTAAATTAGGTCCTACAGGTCCTATAGGAACAGCTGCTACTATTCAAGTTGGTGCTGTTTCAACAGGTGAAGTAGGCTCTAATGTTGTTATTACAAATAGCGGCACTACACATGCCGCTATATTTAATTTTACTATTCCCAGGGGTAATACTGGTGCTCAAGGTTCTCTTGGCCCTACAGGCCCTCAAGGAGAAAAAGGACTTATTGGTGCAGCAGGTAAAGGTGCTGCAAATGGTACTCAATTAACTACACAAAATTTAAATGATTATAAAACTGAAAGTTTATGCGGTTGGTATTATGCGGGTGGTGGAAACAAAGTCACCAATAAACCATCTGGAGTAGACGCTTTTGGAATGTGGGTATTAAGAACAGCTTCTGGTTATTATGCTCAAGAATTATATTCTGCTAATAGTAATACTAATAAATTATTTATTAGAACTTGGGCATCTTCGAGTTGGACTAGTTGGGTAGAAAAGGGAGTTAAAGGAGCTACTGGTGCCACTGGTCCTAAAGGAGATGTGGGGCCACAAGGACCGCAGGGTATAGAAGGTCCACAAGGACCAACTGGTAGCCCTGGGGCTATTGGACCTACGGGGAAAACTGGTGATATTGGTCCAACAGGACAATCAGCATTTACTATTTATGATTTGAGGTCATAAGAAAGAAAAAGGATTTAAAAGGTAAAAATATGAAAGAATATAAAATAGCTGTTTATACTATTTGTAAAAATGAAGAATTAAATGTAGACGCTTGGATTAAATCTATGAGTGAAGCAGATTATATTTGTGTTCTTGATACAGGAAGCACTGATAAAACTTATGAAAAATTATTGGAATGGCAAAAATTAATGCCTTCTAAAATTATATTAAACCAAGCAATTATCACTCCATGGAGATTTGATATCGCTCGTAATGAGAGTATGAAATTAATTCCTAAAGACGCTGATTTTTGTATTTGTACAGATTTAGATGAACATTTAACTGAAGGTTGGGGTAATGCATTTCGTTTAGCTTGGAACAATAGTTCTAAGCATAGATTATTTTATAAATATGCTTGGTCCCATAATGCAGATGGAACACCAGCAAGAGTATTTTGGTATGATAAATGCCATGATAATTCTGGTGATTGGTCATGGAAATTTCCCGTACATGAAACACTATATCATTGTAATGATATAGACGGAAGTAAATCAGAGGGATATCCTGTAAACAACCAAATTTGGTTACATCATTATCCATTACATAAAGATAGCAGATCTTCTTATTTGCCTTTACTAGAATTAAGAGCTAAAGAAAATTCAGAAGATTATTATGGGTTAGTTTATCTTGCTCATGAATATTATTATTCGGGCAAGAAAGAAAAATGTTTAGAATTTATAGATAAAACCGTTATGCCAAATATTCGTTCTGATGATATGTATTTGTGTAAGACCGACCTTTATATGTTTAAAGGAAAATGTCATGTTGATTTGGGAATGCCTGAAAAGGCTATTGTAGATTTTAAACAAGGAATTGCACAAAGTCCAGAGTTTCGAGATAATTATCTTGAATTAGCTAAAATATATATTAGTCAAAAAAAATATGCAGACGCAATAAATACTATCAATGAGGCTTTAATGAAATCAAGAAGATTATATTCATGGTTAGAATGGGATAAGTGCTGGACAAGCGAACCAGCAGATTTATTATGTATTGCATATTATTATATAGGGGCAAAACATACGGCATTAATGTATGCTAAATTGGCACATAATGAAGATAAAGGTGATTTAAGGCTCAAAGATAATCTTGAAAGATTAAAAAAGGAGCTTAATGAATTGAGCGAAGAAGAATAAGGCAGGTAGTTTTCCTGCCTTATTAAATACTCTTTTCAGAGTATATTTTGGAATAGTATTTTCTGAAAAGGGGGTTTGTATGGAAGTAAAATTTAATCAAGATTTGAATTCGTATGAGTATCTTATAATGTTTGACTTAGCTAGTAAGATTACTGGTGTATGTGTTTGGGATATTAAAAAAGGGAAACCTTTGAATACTTATGTAATTAAAATTAAAGGAGATGGGGAACTTCCGTTTGCAGAACTTAAAGCAAAGATAAACACTTTTTTTGATAAATTCGAAAAGGAAATAGGGTATGGTAAGTATTTTGTTTCAAAAGAGATGATGCCAACTCAGATCCATGGTGGATCATCAACTGTGCAGACTTTTGTTGCTTTAGCAAAGAGTCATGTTATTTTAGATGTTTGTTGTTATGAAAGAGGCATACCTTGTTATGATTATAAAGGGGTTGCTCCGACAACTACTCATGCATATTTTAGGCATATTAATGGGCTGGATATTGGAAATAAAGTAACGAAAGAAATGGTAAGAGATTATTTATATGGTATATTTCCTACTGAATTAAAAATAACAACTTTAGATGAGACGGACGCCGTCTTTTTAGCAAAAACGCTCTGTGAATTCAAATGGGATAAAGATATTGCTGAAAAAATACGAGAAATTAAACGTCATAAAAAAGAATTAAAAGCCGCACATGCCATTTCGGCTTTAGACCAAGAAATCAAGAGGCTGGAGAAAATGAAAGTGGCGCTAAAATTAAAGGAGGAAGAATATGGCAAAGAAAATTAATAAAAAAACAAAAACGCTTTTGGCCACCGCGGATGCTGGCAGCTCTGATTATGGTGATTTAAAAGCGGGAGAGATTAAAGCCATCACGAAATCCATATTCGTCGGCAATATCGCTGGTGGAAATTCTGGTGAGTCAACAGGATCTGTTTCCGCTACAGCCACTGCTCTTGACGCGGGGATTGATTTGAATACTTTAATTAAAGAAGGGAAATATTATGCCGATGGTGGCAATAAGAGTCTTAATAAACCTTCAGGAGTAGCAGCTTTTGGGCTGACCGTGGTGAGAACGGCTATAGGCTGGTACACTCAATTTTTAGTGAGTAGTAATCAGAATACTGGCTCAGTCTATGAAAGAACATATAATGGGACGACATGGACCGATTGGGTTAGATTGGTCACCACAAACGATTTAAATAGTAAACAAAATAAATTAAAAGCAGGAAGTAATATTACCATTTCAAGTGACAACACCATTAGTGCCGTTCAAAAGGAATATTACAGCCATAGTTTGAATATATATTGGATTAGTGAGGATCAGACTAAGTCTGCTTCTATAAATGCTATAATTTATTCTAGTAATAAAACCGTGGTTAAAAATCCAAGCCAATTTCCTGAAGTTTTCGGTAATAATGGAGTTGTTTATGTTACGGGCGTTTATATAGATACAGCAGCCAAAATAAAAGCAATCATAAACAAAATACAATATGATGGTTCCAAGAACACTATTTTATATTATTATGACACCAGTGAAGATATGAACGTTTTGTTTAATACTGTTGATGCCACTTCTGCTTTTACAAGTTTAACACTGTCTGATGTTGTGACTGAGTTATAGAGGAGAAGTTGATTATGGCAAGGTCTACTGTATATAATGATAATCTCACCAGCGATTACGAAAAGGTCTCGCCTCAAAATAAACAGCTGGTGAAGCAATATTTACAATATTGCAAAAGTAATGATAAATCTCCCAAAACCCAACAGCAGTATGAAGCATGGCTAAAGGTTTTTTTCTGTTGGAATTATCGAGAAAATGGTGATAAACTTTTTGTCAAGCTTAAAAAAAGAGATTTTGTTTTTTATTTTGGGTATTTAAGAGAATTAGGTATGAGTCCTAATAGAATTGCTGCTTTAAAATCTTGTCTAAGCAGTTTATCAACTGAAATTGAATTATTGTATGAAGATGAATATCCTGAATTTCACAATCAACTTAGAGGTTTAGAACCTGTTCATATTACTACTGTTAGAGAAAAAACAGTATTAACCAACGATCAAATTAAAGAAATGTTAAAAAGATTAACTGATGAAGGTGAATATCAATTAGCCTGTTGGGTGGCTTTAGTTTGTTCTTCTGGTGCACGCAAAGCAGAACTTTTACAAATGAAAGTTGATTTCTTTACAAAACAAACAGAAGTATTTGATGGATATATGTATTGCACTCCACCAATTCGCTCTAAAGGTCGTGGAAAACGTGGAAAAGTTATTAAAAAATATGTTATTAAAGAGGCATTTAAACCTTATTTAGATGCTTGGATAGCAGAACGTGAAAAATTAGGTATTACTATTCCAGAATTATTTGTTCGAAAAGAAGGAAATAATTGGCTTCCAGCTACAGTTGCTTCTGCAAATAATTTTGCTAACAAAGTATCAAGAAGATTTAAGATTGATTTTTATAGTCATTCAGGAAGACATTATTTTTGTACTTTATTAAAGAGTATGAAATTACCCGATGATGTTGTCACTCTTATTTTTAGCTGGGAATCTAGCGATATGATTAAAATCTATAATGACGTCAGTGATGATGAAATTTTAAATGATTTTTTCAAAAATCGCGACAAAGAAGCACAAGGAGAAATTTCATGGAAAATATAAAATTATCTGATTTGTTAAAGGCTATTTTAGCTTTCAAACATGATCCTACAGAAAAAAATGATGCAAAAGTTCAAGATTTAATTGGAAAATTACAAATTGTTTCTTATTTAAATTTAACTAGAAAAATGATTGCTGTTACACAAATTTGTATAAATATTTGGGATGATAATAAAGATGCTATTCAATCTGGAATTAATTTAGAAATTAACGAATTACTTTATGGTTTATTGACTTATGCTATCAATCTTGAAAATGATATGAATAATTTTCAATCATTAGATTTAATTTATAATACATTATGTGAATATGGATTTGATGAATATTTATTAAAGTTCTGTGAAAAAGATTTTAAGCGTTTACAAAGATTAGTTGATAGAGTTTACAATTTCGCTAATGTATATAGAATTGAAAAAACAGCTGAATTATTTACTCCTGAAAGTTTAGCACAATTTGCTTCTTCTTTAAACGAAACTGTTTCTTCGTTAACGCCAGAAATGTTGGCTGATTTAAAGAGTGTCGCTAATGCTGCTTCTCCAGAATGGCAAGCATTTAAAGAAACAACCGCAGATGAAGTAATAGATAAAACTTTATATTCAGAATTAGATAAAAATGTTCGAGAATTGAAATCATCAAAAAGATTAGAAAAAAATCAGAAAGAAGATAAGTGAATATTAGTTGCAACAAATTAAAAAGTTGTTATAATATTTACAGAAAAGGAGGTTCCAGCATTTTTATGGATACAATTATTTTATATAGTACAGGCTGTCCAAGATGTAGGGTTTTGGAAACAAAGCTTAAAGAAAAAAATATAGACTATGTTTTTAAGAATGATGTCGACGAAATGTTAGAAAAAGGCATTCAATCTGTGCCCGCTTTAGAAGTAAATGGCAATATTTTACATTTTAAAGAAGCTTTACAGTGGGTTAATAAACAATAGGAGTAATTATGGCAAATATTTCATGGATTGATAAAAAATTAAATTTTATCGAAAATTATAAAAAAGCTAAAAATGCCGCTTCTGGTTCAGCTTACGATGCTAATGCAAATGTTACTGCAAAAAACATTGCTACTTTACAAAGCGAAATTATAAAAGATGACATGATTAAAATTAATCGCGCTATCATGAATAAGTATTTAGCTAAAGATTTTGGTGATGAATTAGCTAAACAATATATTCAAGATTTAGATAATCATATTATTTATTCACATGATGAAACAGGGTTGGCTCCTTATTGCGTAGCCGTCTCTATGTACCCATTTTTATTAAATGGTTTAAAAGACTTGGGTGGCAGCTCCTTACCTCCAAAACATACAGATTCTTTTATTGGGGGAGCTATTAATTTAGTCTTTTTATTAGCTGGTCAATATTTAGGAGCTATTGCTTTACCTGAGTTTTTTACTTATTTTGACCATTTTTTAAGAGTAGATTTTGGCGATGATTATATTCAACATCTTGATGAAAAAGTAGTTATTTATGGCAAAAGACAAGAAACCTTAAGAGATAGGATTACAGACTGGTTTCAACAATTTGTTTATTCAATTAATCAGCCAGCAGGAAGTAGAAATTATCAATCACCCTTCCTAAACTGTGCATACTATGACAAAGGTTTTTTTGATTCTCTCTTTAAAGATTTTGTGTTTCCAGATATGGATGAACCTAAGTGGGAAACCACAAAAGAACTTCAAAAAATGTTTATGAAATGGTTAAATCAAGAAAGAACAAAAGTCATTCTTACTTTCCCAGTTGAAACTTTTAATTTATTATATGATAAAAATACTAAACAATATATTGATGAAGAAAGTGCCTCTTTTGTAGCAGAAATGTGGGCAGAAGGTCATTCATTCTTCTGTTATAATTCAGATAGTGCCGACGCCCTTTCGAGTTGTTGTCGTTTAAAAAATGCCATTGAAGAAAATGTATTTAGCTACACTTTGGGAGCTGGCGGTGTTCAAACTGGAAGTAAAAAAGTTATCACTTTAAATTTAAACAGAATAGTCCAAGATTGGTATAAACAAAGAGATGTTTGTTCTTTAAAAGAATACATTACTACTATTGTTGAAAGAATTCACAAGTATCTTATCGCTTGGAATAACTGGTTATGGGATTTATATGATAGTAATTTATTAACAGTTTATAAAGCTGGTTTTATTGATTTGGATAAACAGTATCTTACAGTTGGTGTAAACGGTTTTATAGAAGGTGCTGAATTTTTAATGAATAAAGACAGTAAATATAAAAATATCAAAATTAATCCTAATAATGAAGAATATAAATTATATGCACAAGACATTCTTGAAACTATTAAGCAAATCAACACAAAAGACAGAACTAAAGCACATAAATTATATCAATTAAGTTTTGGAGATACGTCATATGAAATTCCACAAGGAACGGTATTAAAAGTGTGTAATCTTAATGGAGATTCTTGCAATAAAAAAATAGAGGACATTATAAACGAAGTGGAAAATTTAGTTATTGACGAGCAACTATTAAAACCTTTCCAAATTGATAAATAGTAATATGAGGTATAGTATTGTGTCGAACCAATATGGAACAACCACCGTTTATAATGGACGAGATTTTTCTCTACATGATGTTTCATATAATATTGATGAAATTATTCAATATTATATTATTGAAAATCATAGTAAGGTGGAAACCTCGGCTCATTTTGGCATAAACGAGGCTACCTTAACTAGAATTTTTCACTATTATGGTGTTAAAAAACCCAAGTTATTAAGTTATGAACATAATAGAAAAACTAATTTATTAAAATATGGAGATCCTAATTATAACAATCCTGAAAAATATAAACAAACTAACCTAGAAAAATATGGGGTAGACAATATTTTTAAAGATGTACAAAAAGTTAGAGAGGCGTATTTAGCTAAATTTAGGGTGTCCAATCCCAACAAATTGGAGTGGGTAATAAAGAAGAGAGAACAAACTAATTTGCAACGCTATGGTGCAAAATCTGGTGCTCAAACTAAAGAAATTAAAGAAAAAGTGAGACAAACCAATATAGAGAGATATGGCGTTCCTTATCAAATGATGCGTCCAGAAGTAAAAGCCAAATATGATTTTAAAACAAATTCAGAAAAAGCATTTCAAACAAAATTAAAAAATGGTACCACTAATATTTCTAAACCTGAACAAGATTTGGAACAATTTTTTTAAAAAAATGTTTGGTGACGATAATGTTTGTTGTCAACACAAGACAGCAGCTTACCCTTACATTGTGATTTTTACATTCGTCCTTTGGATCAATATGTTGAATTAAATTTATTTTTTACACATGGTAAACATCCATTTGATGCGACCAATCCACAGGATGTGGAAAAACTAAAGGTGTGGCAACAAAAAGCTCAAACTTTTACTTTTTATCGTAATGCTATTAAGGTGTGGACGCAGTTGGATGTTCAAAAGCGAAACACTGCTAAAAAGCAAAATTTAAATTATGTTATGATATATAATTTACAACAATATGAAGATTTTAAAAACGATATACAAAGGAGATATAAGGAATGATATTACAATTAAAAAATGCAAAAGTGCAAGTGAAGCAATCTCATTTGACTAAATTTAATACAGAATTTGTCCCTAGCCTTTAATTCTATGGGGACGTTAAATTCTCTCTAATATACGGCAAAAACCCAGAAGTGGGCAATGCCTAGGAAGTCATAAGACACCTACAACGACTGAATGAGAGAACCAGAAATGGATGCAACAGTCTGAACATTGGCTATAACCAAGTGAAACCAATGAGAATTACTCGAGTGTAAAGACACTCCAAGGAAGTAGTAATTCCGCTCTGTTATATAGAGTAGTAACAAAATGGCAGAAAACGCAGGTGCAAAATTATATAAATGGGATAAAGAAGCAGGATATGTAGTTAATCCTAAAAGAAATCTATATAATTCATATTTTTATCCAGTAGAAGATGGACGTTATGACATTATTACTAAAATGCAATTACAAGGACAAGATTTTATTGGTTGTCTCGATGGAGGTAGCGCTCTTCATGGAAATCTCGACTCCTATTTATCAAAAGAACAATATCGAAAATTATTAGATACAGCTGCAAGACTAGGATGTTCTTATTTTACTTATAACATTCCTAATACAGTGTGTAACGATTGTGGACACATAGATAAGAGATATTTAGACGAATGTCCTGAGTGTCATAGTAAAAACGTAGATTATGCTACTCGTGTTATTGGATATTTAAAATTAGTGAGTAATTTCTCTCAACCTAGACAAGAAGAAGCAGCTCATAGAGCTTATACTCACGAAAGACATGATTAAAACATATGATTATGCAATCACATTTGTGGAATTTCCAGATGAAATTGCATTGTGTTTTAATATTAGTAATTGTCCTTGTCTTTGCGAAGGATGTTCTGAGAGTTATCTAAAAGAAAACAGGGGAAAAGAAGTTACCGAATCTTTTCTTGATTCCGTCCTCCTTCCTTATAAAAACTACGGTCTTACATTAATTGGCTTTATGGGGGGAGATTCCGACTATGAAACATTAAAGTCTTTAGTAGATTTAATTCATACTAAATATAAATTAAAAGTAGGATTTTACAGCGGTAGAGATTTTATTAATTTAGATTTAGCGGGAGTTGTAGATTATTACAAATATGGACGATTTATTTTACCTAAAGGTGAAGAAGACACATGGCTTAAACAAACATGTGGTCCTATTAATTTTCCTAATTCTAATCAAAAAATTTACAAACGAGAAGCAAATAAATTAATTGATATTACATACAGATTTAGAGATAAACCAATTTCTAATTTAAAAAAATATATTTTATAAACACTAAGCCCCTCATGGGGCTTTTACATAGGGGGGCTAGTATATGGCAGTTACAGAACAAAATAGTGTATTAAAACCAGCTCCATTAAGTCCTCGTATGGACAATGGAATATTAAAATGGTTTGATGGTGATACTTTTACAATTCAAATGGTATTGAGTTTGGTTGGCAATGGATATGATGAAGAAGGTAATCCAATTAAAGATGCACCGATTGCACTTGATCCTACCGATCAAGTGGTGGTGACATTTTATAACTGTCATAAAAAATTAGTTCATGTATTTGTTTCAACAAATATTCCTAATAAACCATCACAAGAAGGTTATAATACTGTTAATTTAGTATTTGACCAAGATGTTTCGTATAAATTTCCAAAGGGACGCTATACATATTGTATGAAAATTATTCGAAAATTAGCAAATGGTAGTAAACAAGAAATTGATATTACCACCCTTTGTGCTCATAATAAAGTGGAGGTGGAACCATGCCATTAAATGAAAAATTACATATTAATATGGAAGACTCGCAAGTTGATGTTGGGGTTGAAAAGGTTTTACGTTTAAGTGTTCGTGGTTATACACCTCCTACAAAATTAAGTGATTTTTTTAATGATGTTGGTTTTATCACAAACACTGTTGATAATTTAACCAATTATTATACTTCAAAACAAATTGATGAAAAATTAACTAATATTGCTAGTCAATTTATTAAGGTCGTTGATCAATTACCTGAAAATGGTGAATCTAATGTTTTATATTTATACAAAGAAAATGACACGGTTTATTCTCAATATATTTGGGATGATAACAAATGGCACCTTGTTGGAAATGAACATTTGGATTTAACCAAATATTACACTAAAACTGAGATTGACGAAAAACTTAAAACGGTGAGTACAACAATTGCTGCTGAGGAGCAATTGGGTATGATAAAATCTTCTGTTGATGACATTTCAGAAGATAAAACTAAATTAAATGTTAAAGTAGATCCTATAACTGGGGTAGCTAGTGTTAAAATTGCAACTTTAGAAGAAATTCCTAATGTTGAGGAAGATTTAGTTTCAATTCTTGATACAAACCTTGAAATTATTCATGGTGGCGACGCAAAAGGAAATTAATTTTTTTTGGAGGCGTTTATGATAAAGAAAATTTTTATTAAAACATTCAAATATAGACTTTATCCAACGAAATAGCTGCGAAAATTATATTAAAACAATAATTTATCAAAAGCTGAAACAGAAAAATTACAATCAATTATTATTATTTATTCATCTATCAAAGGATTCAATTTATAAATTTTAGGAACTAGAAAAGTTATTACTAAATTGGATAATTTGACTTTTAGTACCAATAAATAAATCTATTGTCTTATATAAAGGTGAAATTCACAAAAAATAATAAAGTAGATTGAAATTTCAATTCAATATAAAGGAGAAATAAATTAGTATGCCAAATCAAACATTAAAAACACGTATCGTAATTAGAAATGACACCGCTGAAAATTGGAAAACAGCTAATCCAGTTTTATTAAAGGGTGAACTTGGTCTAGAAACGGATACGAACAAATTTAAAATCGGCGATGGCGCTACAAATTGGAATACTCTTCCATATTCACCAGAGATCGATGCAACAGCAGTAACCTTAACTAAAGATATTACTGCAACTTATTCATTTGGAAAATATACCCCTGACGCTTCAGGAAGTGTTGTTATTCCAGCTGAAGGAAAAACATTAGAAGAATTCTTACAAAACTGCTTAGCTCAAGAAAAGAATCCAACAATCACACAACCAACTGCAGCTTTAAATTCAAGCAACATTGGGTCTAAAGAAGTTGGTACAAATATTCAAATTGAATACTCTTTTGCAATAAATAAAGGTAAATATTCATATGGACCTGATACCGCTGTTACATTTAGTGAATATCAAGCATCATTTAACGGTGAAGATTTAACTGGTGTAAGTGGCAAATTTGCAAATATTCAAGTTACTGATACTACAAATTTATCTATTACTGGTTCATGTAAAAGTTCTGATGGCGCTATTCCAAAAACCAATTTAGGAAGCAATTATGAAGCTGGTAAAATTGTTGGTAAAACATTCAATTTAACAAAAGGTGCTTTAACTGGCTTTAGAGGTTGGTTTTATGGTTATTATAATGGAACTGATGCTATCGCAGATGCTTCTGCAATTACTTCTGACAAGTTAAGAGCATTTGGAGTTAAAACTTCTTTTCCAACAACCTTAACAACAAATAAAATGAAACAAATGTTTTTTGCTGCTCCAAAAGGTAAAAAAGCTTCTTTAACAATTTCAAACGCTGTTAATGGTGCTCCTCTTACTGTTCAAAAAGCTTCTGTTATGGTTGAAGGTGCTAATAAATACGAAGCAGCAGAATATGATTTATTCTATGTTTCTAACGCTGTTGAAGAAAGCGGCGAATCAAAATGGAATATAAAATAAGGAGATAGAGTATGACACGTGATGAATTTTTCAATAAATTAAATAGTGGCGCTAAATGGGATGTTGGTGTTGCTATTGCTCGTACTAATCCACTCCCACTTGATGCTAATGAAATATTTGATTCCGTCGCATCAATGGAAACTTACATCAAATCTAATGCTTTGGCTTATCCTGGACAAATTGTTGTTGTTTTAGGTGAAACTGAAACCGCAGCTTACTTAGTCAGCGCTGTTGGTGGTCAAGGTAAGGGTTATTCTAAATTAGCAGCAACAACTGGTTCAGGTGATGTTAGTGAGGCTTTAACTGCTTTAGCAAATAGAGTATCCACATTAGAAGGTTATTTTACCGAAGGCGTTGCAACAGAAGCTTTAAAAGCAACTCAAGATGGTGCTGGAAATGTAATTACTGACACTTATAAGACTGTTGCAGAATTTAATACGTTCAAAACAGAAAATGATGAAGCTATTAAAAAGGTTAAAGATGTTGCAAATGCTGCAGTTGTTGCAAATGCTGCTATTACAGCTGGATCTGGAATAAAAATTACATTCGATAGTAAAGGTTTGGTTACAAAAGGTGAAACTGCTGGTATTGCTGATATTACAGGTTTACAAGATGCTTTAGACGAAAAAGCTGCTAGTAGTGATTTAACCAATTTAGAGGGTAGAGTTAGTGCTAATGAAGAAAATATTAGTAATTTACAAAATAAATTCACTGGTTTAACTGGTGCTATGCACTTTGTTGGAACCTCAACTACTGATCCTACTTCTGAAACAGGAGCTACTATTGAAGGTGTTACTTCTTTCAATTCTGGCGATGTTTGTTTGTTTGGTAAGAAAGAGTTTGTCTATTCTGTTACTGGAGAAACTGGAAGCTGGATTGAATTAGGTGATGAAGGTTCTCACTTAACTAAAACCGAAGCTGCTGAAACATATGCAACAAAAGCTGCTTTAAAAGTCGTTACAGATGATTATTTAAAAGCAAGCGATAAAACAGCTTTAGAAGAAAAAATCGCTCTTAAAGCTGATCAAACTGCTCTTGATACAACTAATGGAAAAGTTACTGCCTTAGAAACAAAAGTTGGTGCAGATACTGATAAAGCAGCTGTTGATGGTAGTTTATACGCTAGAATTAAAAAAGAAATTTCCGATAGAGAAAGTGCTGATACTGCTTTATCAGGTCGTATTACAACTTTAGAAAATGCTAAAGTTAAAGTTGATGATGATACAATTCAAAGTTCTGAAGATGGCACTTTAAGTGTTAAAGAAATTGCTCAATCTAAAGTTACAGGATTAGAAACAGCTTTATCTAATAAAGGTTCTAAAGCAGATGTTGATAATTTAAAAGCTGCTGTTGGTACTGCTGAAGATGAAGCAACAGCTGAAACATTATTTGGAAAAGTCTTAAAGGCACAAAATACAGCTGACGCAAATAAAACTTCAATTAACACAATTAATAATACATTATCAACGGGTGTTGTTAAGGGTGTTAAGATAAATAGTGCTGCTGAAACACTTCCATTAAATGATGGTATTGTTGATATCTCAGTTCCGAAAGGCGCATTAGCTTCTAAAGATAAAGTTACTGAAGACGATTTAGATGAAACATTATTAGCAAAAGTTAATAAAGTTGAATATATTTCTTCTATTGATGAAAATCAATTAGATGTTACAAATGCTAAGTTAAGTATTAAAGCTGTTTCAACCGATTTATTAACTCAGGGTGCTAATGAATTAATTCTCAACGGAGGAGCTGCTAATTAAGCGGCTTCTCTATAAATTAATTAGAGGTATATAACAATGACACAAAAAACAATTAATACACGTTTAAAATTAAAATATGATACTTTGGCCAATTGGAATAAAATAGCTGCTACTTTTATACCATTAAAAGGCGAAGTTTGTTTTGTTGAGGTAGCTGATAACACAGATCCTATCCACAACGCTCCATCCATTTTATTTAAAGTCGGTGATGGAACTTCTACTTTTGGTGATCTTAAATGGGGTTCGGGATTAGCTGCTGATGTTTATTCGTGGGCTAAAGCTGCAAATAAACCATCTTATACATATGATGAAATTAGTGGAACACCAACTATTCCAACTGTAGGTAATGGTAAAATTACTATTACTCAAAATGGAAAAGAAATAGGTTCTTTTACAGTTAACCAATCAGGGGAATCAACAATTAATATAAAAGATACTACTGATACAAACACATTATATCAATTAGTTCTTACTGATCATTCATTAAAACTTCAAAGTAAAGAAAAAGGAGCAGATGAATGGGTTGATGTAACCGATCAAACTTTTACACTTCCAGATAATGATACAACTTATACATTTACTGAAGGAACAACAAATGGTACTTTTTCTGTAACTCCAAAAGGAGGTTCTGTAGCATCGGTTAAAATTCATGGGTTAGGTAGTGCTGCTTATACTAATTCAGATGCTTACGCAACAGCTGCTCAAGGCACCAAAGCTGATTCAGCAGTTCAATCAGTTGCGACGGGTACTACAAATGGTACAATTGCTGTTGATGGAAGTGATGTTGCTGTTAAAGGATTAGGTGCTTTAGCTTATAAAGGAAGTCTTGGAAAAGCTGACGTTGGATTGGGAAATGTTGAAAATAAAGCATTAGATACATCAGTTACAGCTTCCTCAGGAAACTATATTACATCAGGTGCTGTTAAAAGCTATGTAGATGGAGCTATTGGTGGTATAAAACAATTTAAATATGAAGTTGTTTCCGAGTTACCTACCGCTTCTGTTTCGACAATGGGTAAAATTTACTTAAAAGCCCATAGTCATAATCCTAATGATGGACAACCAGATAGTTATGATGAATTTATAACACTTGAAGAAGGCACAACTACTAAGACATATAAATGGGAACGTATTGGTAACACAGATATTGATTTAAGTGGATATGTTCCAATATCAAGAAAAATAAATAATAAAATATTATCAGCAGATATTAATTTAGGTGCTGCAGATGTTGGAGTTAATGAAACAGCTTTCCCTGGTTTAAACAAAACTGGTACTGTCACTTCTGTTACTGGTGCTGATGGCTTAACTGGTAGCGTTACATCAACTGGTTCACTTAAAGCGAATTTAAATAGTTATACTAAAAACGCTTCCGCTATCGGTGGTAAATTATACGCAGTTGAACTTGATAAAAACGGTAAGTTAGCAGTTAATGTCCCTTGGACTGATACAAATGTTCAAAGAACTGATGAAGAAATTAAAGAATTAGCAGAAGCTCAAATTAAAACACATAGTGGTGTTGATAAAACGGGTACAGTTACATCTGTTGCTATTAAAGGTTCAGATTATGTAACAGTTGATAATGATGCAGCTATTACAAGTAGTGGAACAAGAACTATTAGTTTATCAAATAAAGTATTAACTGAAGATGATACCCTAATATTAGATTGTGGTAGTTCCACTATTAATATTTAAATAAATTATTAAAAAAGAGGATCGAAATAAGCATTATTTAAAATGCTTTTTTCGATTCGGCGAATTATTAAACCATATAAAAAATAAAGGTAAAAATCTGGAAAGATGATTTTTAAAAACTGTATATTTCTTGAAATGATAGAAAAAAGGAGTTAATATGTCAGAAAAAACAATAACAACGCGTGTTTTACAAAAAACAGACACGAAAGCCAATTGGGATAAAGCGGTTAATTTTATACCCAAGAAAGGTGAATTAATTATTTATTCGGATTTAAGACGAATTAAAGTTGGCGATGGAATAACTAAAATTGGAGCATTACAATTTTTAACTGATGATAATAATGACACGCATTATACCACTGGAGCATATGTAGGTGCTGCAAACACAAAATCAAATGCACCAACAACAAATGGAAATACTTATTTAAAGATATATGATGATAATACAAAAAGAGCAGAATTTAAAATTGTTGGTTCTGGTGCTACGTCTGTCACTTCAGATGCCAATGGTAATATTACTATTAGTTCTACTGACACTGTTAAATATATTCCCGTGGAGATAGAAGTACCTTGGTTTACTGTCTCTGAATCTGATTATGGTGAATCTACTTATGCTTTTTCATCTGAAAGTTTATATAATAAATTTCTTCAAGCATGTGAGAATCAAGAACCTGTTGTTGCTGTAGCAATAATGAAAGTTAATAATAATATTGTTACAAAAATACCTTTATTATCACCTACAGTATATACTACAGATCCTATCACCTATAAAGGTGTATGTTATAATAGTAGTGATAATACGACTGGAACAATGGTTTTTTGGGTATTAGATTGTAGTGATACTACATTAACAATAAAAGCAATAACTATGCCTCGTTCAACTTTGTTAGACTCAAAGCAAGATAAATTAACTGCTGGAACTAATATCACAATAAACGGCAATACAATTAATGCTACTCCTATTGTTGCTAAAGCTTTAACTAACGAAGATTTAGATACACTTAAAACTGAAGGTAGTTATTATGCGGGTGGTGGAAACAAAGTCACCAATAAACCATCTGGAATTGACGCATTTGGACTTACTATTAAGCGAGTTGCTAGTGGATATTTTACGCAATACTTAACAGGTGGAAATAATAGCGCAGGACAAGTATACACAAGAACTTTTACATCGGGAGCTTGGACAAACTGGATAAAGTTTACACGAGACACAGAGTTAGCTAATTATGAAACTATAGCTGATATTACTAATAGACTTAAAGGATATGAGAAAACGCTTAATTTAGGAACATTAACTGCAACTGGAAACTCTTTATTAGATATATTATCTACTTATTTTACTGATAATAATCAATGCTTATTAGCTTTTAATAGCGAAGGTTTTATTGATACCACAACTAATTTATTAAGTGGAAGTATGGTTGCTTTTGCTCAAGGTGATAGGGATTGTTATATTCTATCCAACGGCTTAATTTATAAGTTTAATGGAACAACTGCAACTCTTATTAGTCAAGACAAGTTAGTTAGTGGCACTAACATTAAAACTATCAATAGTATGAATATTCTTGGAAGTGGTAATTTAGATATTGAACCACCCGCCCAAGTTGCAAAATTAACAGGTTCATCTGCTAATTTTTGTGATTTTGAAAGATATGGAACTTCATCTTATAAAATGCAAGTGCGCCATGGTACTGCACAAATTAATCAAAATGAAGTAGTTAATAAAGCGGTTTCGTTTGCTACTTCATTTAGTGGTGTTCCAAATGTCGTGATATCTGCAACTATTAATGATACCACAGATACAAGACAAGTTTTTATAGAATTAACAAAAGTAAGTTCTTCGGGTTTTAATTTTAGTGTAGCATGTGGTAATACTTCATATAAAATATTATACATAACTTATATTGCAGTATATACGGTATAGGAGATTATTATGGAAAAAAGAAAATTTTATTATAATCAAGAAGATGGTACTATAGAAGTAAGACCTTTTTATGATGAGATACAAGAAGAAAATAAACCTTATCTTGAACTTACTTTTGAAGAATGGGAAGAAAAACTTTCAAGTTGTAATTATGGCTACAAAAAAGCTTATATTAACAATGAAATAGTTGAAGTGGAAGATGAAGTTGTTACGAATAGCGAAGAGTATAAAGCCATGATGAAAGCTCATGAAATTAAAAAATTAAAAAGGTATTTAACTGAAACGGATTATGTTATCACAAAACTTAATGAATTGAAATTAGTTGATCCAACAAATTATGAAGTTGAATTAACAAGATATCAAGATATTTTAAATAAAAGAAAAGAAGCCAGAATCAAAATTAATAATGAGGAGGCATTGTAAAAGTTAATTATAAAGATAAAAGGAGGGTTTTATGCGACATTTTCGTATATGGGGTGGCGCTAAACCCTCTGTAGATAATAGGAATTTTATAATTGCATGGGGAGGGAATCGTACAAATCCTACTTATTGGGTTATTTCTCCTCAAAACAGTATTATACAATTAAGTTCCCCAGTGTGTACTTCTGCTAGTATTACAGGTAGTAGTGATTATTCATATGGAACATATAAATTTACAATTAAAAATAATAATGTTGAAGATGTTATATTCGAAGGCATGATTGCTATTACTCCAGAGGGAGATGAAACATTTTATCGAAGTATCAGTTTCTTTATACCTGGTGGTGGTAGTTATGAATATTCATATATAAGTGAAGAAATTATTATTGGTGGAATTCATGCTGAAATTTTAAATGCTTATTTTAAAAATGGAGGAGATAATTTATCTTCATTGAGTCCTAATGCAACTTTAGGTCAAGTTAATGCATATATTTCAACACCAACTGTTACGGTTAAAATTCCTGCATTTACACCTGGATTTTCCAGTATTAAATATACCTATACCAAACCTAATGGTAGTTCGGCTACAGTTTATGCTTCTCCAAGCCAACAACAAATTACTGTTAAATCAAATACTACTATAACTACTGTATCAACAGCCGCATCTGGGTGTTTATGTGCTGCTAATAATTCTAGTACATATACTTCCATATCAGATATTACTGATGATGTGCTTGTGGTTCCTTTTACAGCTCCAATTGCTAAATATGCTAAACCTATTCAAAATTCTCATACTATTGGTCAAACTGGTATAACAGTCTATCTTACAACCAATTTTTCTACATCAATTAATTGTAAAGTTGCTAGAGTGGCATCAAACGGTTCTTATGATATCATAGGAACAGAGAATGATATTTCTATTAAAAAGGGTAGTAACACTCCTGCATTTATTTCAGGACCTTGTTCAACTACACTTTATTTTAGATATTATATTCCTGCTCAAAATGGTATTTCAGCAAGTGATGATGTTTGGGATTGGTGGACTACTAGTACTTGTTCCAGTGTTACATAGGAGATAGTTTATGGAAGAATATATTAAAGTTGCCGTAGGTGAAGATTCTTTTTTATACATTCATAACGAATGTCTAGGTACCTTAGGAACTACACATGAGTTTGATCCAAATCATTGTTTGTTAAATACAAAAACAGGTGAAAAGATTAAAGAAAAAACTTTTTATAAACAAATCTGGGGCGAGGATAGTCGCCCTCTCTCAGAGCCTAATTATGGGGATTTATGTGATTGGGTTATTTATTATTATGGTGAACAAATTCCTGTTGCGGATATTTTATTAAAGAAAGAAGGAGATTAAATATGAAATTTCCTTTTAAAATATATATTAATTTAACAAATCGTTGTAATTTAAAATGCCCTTTTTGTTTTATGTATAGTAGTCCTTTAAATGATATTAGTATGAGGTGGGAAATTTTTACATCAATTATTGATAATAGTTTTAAAGATAAACATTTCGAAGTTCAACTAGGAGGAGGGGAAACTACTCTTTATCCTCAGTTTATTCAAGCTGTTGAATACTGTCTTAAAAATTTAAAGGTTGATGCTGTTATAATTGATACCAATGGTTTTACTTTATCATCTTGTATTGATTCTTTATATCAATTAAGTGAACAATACCAAAAATCTATTATTTTGAAAATTTCTATTAATTATTGGTTAATTAAGCAAAGACCTAATCATATTAAACAGTTAGAAAATATATTACAAAACTATCAAAACGCTAAGTTTTTATGTTATATACCTTCTATTCGTTATCGTATGCCTCAATCTTTAGATCAAGATATGTTTATAGAACTAAAACAATCTCCAATATTTAACAATATTAAGTGGATTGGACATCCTATTGAATTTATTGGACGTGCAAAAGATTTAGGTATTTCAAATTTAACTATTTCTAATGATATTGTACCTCATTATTGCCAACCCGTTATTTTCGCTAGTGATGGTAAATGTTTTTATGAAGATTGGAATGGTAGAATGAATTATGAAAAATCAATTGCAAAAGATCCAGTTTGATTTTAATGTTATTAAAGAGTGGTTGAAATTGCCTTGCACTCAAAATTTGATAAAAACATATGATCCTTTATTTATTTATTTAGGTGGTAGCCATTTAACTCCTTATGTGAATGAAGAAAGTGATTGTGATATAATTTTGAGTATAAAATTACCTCAAAACATCTTTAGAATAGTAGGTTACGAAACTGAACATTTTAATATTAGAGGAATACATTTACATTGGTATTGTCATAGTATTGATGGATGGATAAAATCTGTTAGTGTTGGTTTTTCTGCTTCTTGGGCTAAATTATATGGATTAAAACAAGAAAATATATTATATATTAATCAAAAATATCAAAAAGTAGTAGATTTTTATTTTGAATATAAAGATTTAATTTCTCTAGTTGGATTATATAGAACGGTTTTAGAAAATGATAATTGGTGGCAACCTTGGTTACAAGTAAGTACGGGTAAAATTCCTTATAAAGGGTTATATTGTGTTTTTTGGGTTGCTAAAGAAAAAGGATTTTTAGAAATTAATAATGAAGATATTTATTTAATTAAAAATTCTCATGGTAATGTAGATGATAATTTTAGTCATAAATGTTGGAGTTTATTTCAAAACTTACGTCATCAATTAATTGTAAAACAAAAAGAAATTGAAAAAATTAGTAGGTATTTGCAGGAAAATTTATTAAAGGTGGTAGAAAATTGTGAACAATAATATTTTAATTATCTATAGTAAAATTAAAAATATATTTTTGCCACAATGGTTAAAATTAGGTTTTACAATAAAATTAATTTATTTAGGCGGATCTTATTTAAATCACACTAATACTGAGGTGTCGGATTATGACATCGTGGTTGTTTGTAAAACTTTGCCTGATTATCAAATTTATCAAAAGATAGAATTTGACAATATTGTTTGTTCAGTATTTTTTCACGATCAAAAATATTATATTAATCCTTTATCTAGTCCTTATTACTATGGTTCTGGTTTAATAGATTTTCTACATTGTGATTCTTCTAATAATTCTAATATTATTTATTATCAAGATCTTCAATGGTTAAAGCAATTTATTAATTTAGTTATTAAAAATAAATCATTTTTAATTTCTGATTATTATCATAAATCTTCTCTTATTAGAGAAAAATATATAAAGCATAAAGAATTTTACAAGGAACTATATCATTGTGTAGACGCGTTATTTTTAAAATATAATTATACTAATTTTCCATTATTAATAAATATTAAATATCAAAAAAAACTTGATTTATTAATGCAATTATTGTTATACTGGAAAGAATAATAATAAAGGAGGCCTAGTCATGGTGACAGAAGGAACTTTAACAAAAATATATAAGGTTACAGCAGCTCAATGGGCTCAACTTTTAAATGGGCAATCCGTTAATGGTCATTCGTATGACCCTAATGCGTTATATTTTATTGAACAAACTAATGTATCAATTACATATGATGTTGTATCTTAATTAACTTTCAAATCTAGCATAATAATTGCTAGATCTTATGGGTTTGTAACTCAATTGGGAGAGTGCTTCCCTTGCAAGGAAGAGGTTGCGAGTTCAAGTCTCGTCAAATCCACCATTAAAATATATTAACACCAACTCTGCTGAAAAGTATTTGGTGACTGGAGGGCGTTCGTTTGGCAATTTTTGGAATCAGCTTAAAAAACAACAAGGAACAACAAGAACTAGCAAGAATTATCATGGAAAATGATAAGCCTATTATTATAGGTCTTGGTATGGCAGGCACAGGAAAAACTTTTGTTAGTGTCGCTACAGCATTGCATTTATTAAATGAAGGATATGATAGTAAAAATGGTGGTAAAAGATCCTGCAATAATAAAGGCTCTGGTAATTATCATAAAATTATTTATACTAGAAATCCTGTTGAAGTAGGTAAGTCTATTGGATTTTTAAAGGGAGGAATGGATGATAAATTTGGTCCTTATACTGCCCCTTTAATGGATACTTTAGAAAGTATTGAATCAATTTCAGAATATAAAGTTAACAAAAATGATTTAGCAAGAAAAATTGAAGTAATACCATTGGGATTTTTAAGAGGAAGAAATTTTGCTCCTGGAACAATTTTAATTGTTGATGAGTGTCAAAATTTAAACTTGGCGTCTTTAAAAACTGTTATGACTCGTATGAGTGATTATTGTAAAGTTATTTTATTAGGTTCTATGAATCAAATTGATGAACCTGAACAACGTCGTAAAGATAAGTGTGATTTTCAACGTGTTATTGAAAAGTTTCAAGATGTACAAACCCCTTGGGTTGGTATTGTAGAATTAACCAAAAGTATGCGTTCACAATGGTGTGCAGAAATCGATAATTTATTAGGGGAAATTGATGCTCCTGTTCCACCTCGTTCTTATACTACAACATGGGGAGATGGAACAAATGAGGGTGTTTTTACGAGTGAAGAAATTTAATATTTTGAATTCTAAATATTAAAACTCTAATAGGGTTTTTCGGTTCAATCAACAGGTTTTACCTGTTGATTGAACAACACTCATCCTCTTAAAAGATTTGTATGTAGTTTGACTTTTTAAAGATTACTAAAGGAATATATATGTTAAAAATAAAATTAAACGAAAATAATGTTGTTGTAAAAGAAATTAGACAAGCATTAAAAAATAATGAGGGATATTGTCCTTGTAGAATATTACACATACCTGAAAATAAGTGTATATGTAAAGAATTTCGCGATCAACAAACTGAAGGTTTGTGTCATTGTGGATTATATTACAAAATAAAAGAATCAAATAATTAAAAATTTTTAATAAAATTTTTTCAAAAAAACTTGTGTTATTATTTTCAATAATATAAAATAATAAAGGAAATAAAAGGAGGACTGTATTCATGTCAAGTTATATGACTATAAAGTTGAAGAAACAGGGTGGTAATGTCAATGACTCTCCAACCATTTTTTGGACAGGAACAACACCAACTAGAGAATTAACAGGAGTGTTAGATTTTATTTATTGTGATGGACCAGATGTCCCTTGGAAAGATTATCAAGACTCTGACTTTTTTGAAGAAAATTTTGATAAAAGTTTATTAACTGAATATGATTCTTGGAGTATTCACGATATAACTTATAATAATGAGGAAGGAAATAAAGTTGTAAAAAAGATGATACTTATTTCTAGATTTCATCCACTTGATGAAAAATTATTAGATGAAATTATTGCTTATTATAAACATGAATTAGATGTTTTGGAAAAAATGAGAAAAAAAGAAGAAAAAGATGCTCAACACTATGAAGAAATGGCATTAAAAGCTAATAATGTTGAGGTTGCTACTTCTTTTTTAGAACAAGTTTCTGAAATTGAACAATCTATCAATCAATATGATGAAGAGATTGAAGAAGTTCGTGAATATTATTTACGTTGGAAATTTGTGAAAGAAATTTTAGAAAACGCAAATGATAATTCAAAAGGTAATAAATTTGAACTTGTTTATTATCACGATTAATTATTATTAGATTTAGTAAATTGCATAGAATACCCTGTCCGAGATGACATTAAACTATTTATTTCTAAGGGGGTATTTTATGTTTGATTTTACAAATGAAATTATTACTCCTTTTACATTTACATCACATTCTTACACTTTAACTACAATAGGTATGAAAAAGAAATTTGATCATATTTTTGCTTCAAGAGTAGCTGCTAATGAATATATGTATAAATTAGTTGCAAAGTATAATTTACAACTAATTAAAATATGGGATGATGGTCATTTCAAAACTTATTGTTATAATAATGGTGTAAAAATTTTTATTAATAGAATGTAAAAGGGAAAGAGGGAAATCCATAAACCTCTTTAAAAACAAATGGATCAATCTGTCGAAATAGTTTAAGTAAAACATTAAGATATGAGTTCACATCTCATTTTCGGCTAAATATTAGAAAAAAGACATCATAATTTAATCTAAATATATTTAGATTAAATTAATCTAACAGGATTGTGGTCTCCCCACAATCCTGTTTTTATAACTCAGTTTTATTTATACAAATAAAATTGACCTTTTATTATTATCCCAGGAGGGTTTGTTATGCAAGGAAAAATAAAAAAATATGAATTTTTTTGGGTTTTATTTATCCTACTCTTTATAATTGGAATTTTTGAAGTTGTGATTTATGGTATTGTTTGCGCACACCCTACTGATTGGGATGATGTTCATTATATTTTTATTATGTTGGGAACCGATGCTTCTTTTATGGCAACTCATTTTCCAGGAGAATTTGGACAATGGATAATGTGGAAATTAATTTCATGGATCTCTGCAGTTTTATTAACTAGTGGTATATTATGTCTTTTAAGTATAAATATAATAAAGACATGGAAATTATTGCAAAGAGAAAAATCAATAGATTTAAAAGAAAAAAAGTAAAATAGGAGGGTGAAGTATGATAGATGATGATAAAATACCTTATTCTTTTCAAGATTTGTTTAAAAAAATTAACGAACGCTATGAAAATGTTGACAATGATTTAAATACTTTAAACAAGGAAATAAAAAATACTATTAAAGAAGTTCAAAAAGTTAATAATAAAATAGCAACTACCCCCATATCTAATAAAACTTCTCCAATTAAAGGTATTAAAAATTTTAATACCGTAGATTATAAAAAAGTACTTTCTGGAGAATACGCTTTGAAAGAAGGTGATATCGCCTTTATTCCTACTAAATTAGACACTGGATTAAGTTTTAATACTACCACACGAAGATTAGAACATAGACATGATTATATAGTTCAAGGATTGTCTTCTCAAGAGTCTTCAACTTTAAAAAAAATTGTTGATCATACTACTTCTGCTTCAAAAATATCAGAGCGTTTCTTTCCTTATACTGGTCCTCAAAAAATAGGAAGTGGAGATGTTGGTACTGGTTTTCATGCATTAATAGAAGCCGCTAAAAATAAAGTAAAATTAAATAACGTAAATAAAAATGGAACTAAAACTCCTGTAAGTATAATTGATTCTAAAACAGGTACTATAACTCAAGATTCGTTAATTAATTATGTATCATTGTTGAGTAAGGCCACATCTGATGCTAGCGGAAATAAATTATCTCAGGCCGAAAATCAATTTGATCTTGCTGATGTTACAAAAATAATAGAAAATTATCAAAATGCTATAAATGAAAAAAATGAGGAAATAATAAATGAAGAAGGGAATAAATTAAAATTATTAATAGAAGGATTAAATGGAGAATTAACAAAACCATACCAATCTGGTAAAAAACCCGTTAATATTCAAAGAGAGGCTCCAGTTAGTTTATTAGTAAGAGTTGGTGGACAAACTTTATTAATTAATGGTACTGCTGATGAAATACAAACCTTTAAAGATAAAACAGTGAGAGTATTAGATAGTAAAACAACAAAAACTATTGAGCCTAAAGGAAGATTACAAACTAGTGTTTATACATTGGGATTAAGAGCTCAGGGTAAAAATACCAGTTCTTCTTCTCAAATTGTTCATACTCCTAATTATAATAACAATGTTGATACGACTCATCCCGTAGAAGTTTTAAATGTAGATAATTATTCTGATCAAACATTATATTCTATATTAACAGATTATGTGGGAACTTTTAATGAAAATTTAACAGATATTGAAAGGTCTTCGTTAATTAAAAATGCTCAACAACAAATTCTTTTTGGAGATGGTGTTACACCAGCTGTATATAGTAAAAACCAAAAAGGATGGAATCTTATTAATGGATTAACATTAAATCAACTAATTTCTTCTCTTCAAACAAATTATAATCTAACAGATGAAGAAGTAGTAAAATATATAGATAAAATGCTTTCTTCTATTCAAATTGACGAAAGCGCCGAGGGTGAAACTTCAGATAGTGTTAAACAACATTTTCAACATCTGTTAAATTTAAGAAGAGAAGGAGGAGAGTTTGTTTATAAAGGTGGTGTTCAAGATTTATTAAGAAAAAAATATTCTCCTGATATATATGGAGTAAGTAGTCAACCAATTAATAAGATGGTTGCTTATTACGATCCAGCACTCACTAAAATAATGTCTCCTTATACTCTAGGTGGCATGACCCCACGTGAATGGACTAATTTAATGAGTAGTGTTACTTCTAAAAATGATCGTGGTAATTTTTTTGAACAACTTGATGAAGTTTTTAATCTTTCATTTCAACAAGATCCTAATTTAACCGTTTCTCAAAATCGAAACAATATATCTGCTTTAAGAGGGTGGGTTTTAGGATTGAATAATATTATAGAAGAAGAAAGTAAAAATGTAGAAAATTTTGATTTTTCTGCCATAGCAAAAAAATATAAAAAATTTATAAATGATAAAAAAATTCAATATAATATTGATCAATCAAAAAGTTTAATAAAAACACCTTTTAAATTAAAAGATAAGGAAAAATTTGAATCTTGGTTGAAAAATAATTCTCCTCAACTTTACAATCAATATTTATCTAGAAAAAAATTAAATACAGCAAAAACTATAGAGAAACAATTATCGTCTTTGAGTGCTTATAAAGATATTATTAGTGCTTTATATGGTGAAGGATATATTAATTATATGGGTCGTCCTGATGTTAATAATTATCCAGTACTTACAGAAGATCAAATACAAGAACAAACACGACAAGAGTTAATAGATGAGGCTGCCAGACAAAAAATAAAAGCGGCAGAAGAATATAAAGCTCATCTACATACAATTCCTGATAATCCTAGAGATGTTGATTTTAAAAAAATATCTGATAGAATTTTAAATTGGTTTACCAATGCTAAAGTTTATTTGGGTGCAATAAATGATATGTTCACAGATTATAAAAAAATGTATCCTAATATGGAAGATGTGGATGCTGATACTTTTATAGATTTAGTATTAACAAAAAAACAAAAAGCACAATATTTAAATGCAAGAGCTGCTGAACAGCTTTTTGAAAAGTTTTCTAACTCAAAAGAAAAAGATATATTTAAATTTATTGCAAAAGAAACACGTAATAATCCCTTGTCTGCTTTATTTGCTATAGATAAAGATGGAAAAACAAGCGTGCAAGCCCCTGTTACAGGAGAACAATCTAATATTGTTAATTATATTCTTTCTGCTTTGGATAAAAACATAACTGGTGAAACCAAATTTGAATATGAAACAAAAAAAGGGGATATTATTTCTTCAACTATTAATGAATATATACGTAAAAACTTTGGCCATAGGTGGTTATATAGAAAAGCTAGAAAAAAGCAAGGTTTAGATATACTTGCTGGTTTACCTTTATCTACAAAAGGATATTTTTTTACAAATAATTTAGAACCTAAATCTGAAGGAGAAGATATAAATAAAAAAGAAAGATTGTCGTTTGATACTACACAACCTATAACCATAGAAGATATGGTTAAATTTTTTAATCCACAATATGCCACTGATGAAGAATTATTTTCTATCGCTACTAAAACAAATATTCCTGAATTAGAGAAAATGTTAAAAAATAATAAAAAATTTAAGCATTTACGAGAAACGTTGCAAGAAGAATATTATAATTGGCGTTTTAAACAAGAAGAAAAAGATTTGGACGGAACAAGAGATAAAAGTTTAACTAAATTTTTAACACACAGTTCTTTTAAAAATTTTTTAAAGAAAAATCCTGATTTATTAAATTATATAAAAGATATTAATTCTATTGGTAATTTTATAACAGAAAAAAATGAAGATTATCTCAATGAAGCTAAACTTAACGAAAAAGATACTATTGAAAAAGGTATTAAAATAATTCCAGATGAGAAAAACATAAAATTAAATAAAAATATTTCTTCAATTCCTTCTATAAAAAAAGAAATTATTTTTCCTCGAATTGAATCAACCAATGGTTTTATTCCTGTGGATTGGGATAAAAACGTAGATTTGGCAGGAGAATTTTCTTATTGGCAAAACAGTTCAATAATTCCTCCAACCACTCAACCTCCAACTACAGTTGGTCTAAAAGTTTCTCCTATTACAGGTAGTGGAACCATTATTCCTCCAGGAACATCCGAAGGACAACCTGGTGGCTTTAGCGGCGGTTCCAATGTAAATAATTACAAAAACACCTATACTGGGGAAATTAAAATTAACAGTGTTGATAGAATAAATATTACAGCCAAAGTACCTGGTGCTGTGGATATACAAAAAACAGGTAAATTTGAGGCTCAAAATTTTACTGCTAATAATATTCAGCAACTAACACAAAATTATAATAGTGTTAATAATACTACTCCAACTTCTTCTAATAAAAAAGATAAAGTCGATAGTGTTGAAAAGAAAAAATCAGAAGAGACAAAATTACTAAAAAAAAGAGAGGAAGCAGCAGAAAAATTACGTAGTTCACTTTTAACTGAAGAACGTTTAAAAAATGACATAGCAAAACGTAATTTACAAAAGAATAATGCTTCTCCAGAAATGAAAGCTCAATTAGAAGCAGAAAATAAACAATCATTGTTTGAATTACAACGTTTACAACAAGAGCGAAAAAATAATAATTGGGAAAATATTATTAATAATCCAGAAAAAGTTAAAGAAATATATCAAGAAGCATCTTTACAAGCCGATTCTTACGCAGCAGCTCAAGCACGCTTAAATAAAGAAATGAATCCTACCGTTTGGGATAATATGAAAAAAAGTTTCCAAGGTTGGCTTAGATCTCTAACTGGTGGTGCTTTAATTTGGACCTTCGCAGCTCAGGCTAGACGTTCAATCAACAATATTGTACAAGGTGCACAAAAATTAGACGCCGTCTTAACAGACTTAAGAATTGTTACTGGTGATACACGAGAAGAAACCAAGAGTTTAATGACCTCATATTCAAAATTGGGTAATGAACTTTCAGCTTCAACTAGTGAAGTTGCCAGTGCAGCCAATAGTTGGTTAAGACAAGGTTATACTATTTCTGAAGTTAATGACTTAATTTCTGCTTCAATGTATTTAAGTAAATTAGGTATGATTGATTCTGGAAAGGCAACAGAATACTTAACGGAAATTCTTGACTGAACCACATGTAAATTTCCACAGGTATGCTAAACAGTAATGTTTAGAAAAATTAACCACTTGATATGCTGGAAATTCCTTAGAGCTTATCTCACTAACTGAACCCGTAAGGGTGAGTCAGAAGTGAAGTAGATAAGATTGGAAAATCAGCAGGCAGAAATCTTTCAAGAAAAAGATTTAGCCCCAACGACTATCTCGTAAGAGAGTACACCTCAAGTGAGGCTTGGAAGTAAGTGGCTCCCTACTGTTATTACAGGGGAGAAGATATAGTCTGTTCTCACAAGAAATTGTGAGGCTAGAAATAGCGACGAAGTTAACGCCTTCGTTAAACACAAAGTAACAAGTATGTTAAAAGGTTTTAAGCTTGAAGCAGTAGATGCGATGTCTGTTGTTGATAAGCTGACAAAAGTTGACATGGTTGCAGCAACTTCTGCAGGCGACATTGCCGAATCTTTAAGACAATTTGCAACCACAGCTCAATTATCAGGAGTTGACCTTGATCAAGCAATTGCTATGGCAACCACAATCATGGACGTCAGCCAAGCTGGCGCTTCAACGGTTGGTGTTGCATTAAAGTCAATGTTATCTCGTTTTGGTAATGTTAAAGCTGGCGCTTTCACTGGTCTAGATTTAAATAATGAAACAGACGAGGTTGGAAGTGAATCTTTAAATGATCTTGAAAAGGTTTTAAAGAAACTTGGTATTTCAATGAGAGATACTAACCTTCAATTTAGAGATTTTGATGATGTTTTGGAAGATATCTCAGCACAATGGAGTGTGTATGATAATGTTACCAAAAATGCTATTGCTACTGCAGCAGCTGGTACAAGACAACGTGAAGCTTTTCTTGTTTTAATGGAAAACATGGATAAATATCACTCTTTATTAGAAACTTCTCAAAATGCTGAAGGGACTGCTGAAGAAAAATATTTATCTTATCAAGATTCTTTACAAGCAGCACAAAAGAGATTGTCTGCGGCTTGGGAAGAAATTGCTTTAAATAGTGATGTTAGTCGTTTTATGACTGGCGTTACAAATTTTATTACTTTTTTAATTGAACATTTACCTTCTCTTGTTAGATGGGTAACCAGAATCATAAATGTATCAAGTGCTATTAAAGTTCCTGTTTGGCTTAATAAATTTTGGAATGTATTGGGAATGAGCCAAATTTTTAAAACAAATAAAAATGCAGCAATAAATATAAAAAAATTTATAGATAATAAAATGCAAAAATCTTCAGGTTTAATGTTTGAAACTCGTGAATCTAAATCTCCAACTACAACTGGTTTAGATCGAGTAATGTTGAATATTCAAGAAGATAATAGAACTAATTCAAAATCTTTAAAAAATGTTTTAAGCGATAAAAATATTAATACAAACACAACTTCAACTATTAGTATTAAATCTGGAATCGAAGGATTAATTTTATCATTACGCCAAAATACTGATGCTACAAATAATAATACTAAAGCAGTTGGTGGAGAAATTGATGAAGGTGAGAATATTCTTTCCACCCAACCTACAGAACAAACCAAATGGCAAAAAATTAGAAATACAATGAAGAAAATTGGTGTTGTGGGCTCGTCATTTGCATTTGGTACCCTTATGGGTGGAATAAGTGCAGATACTCAACATAAAAATGTTAGTGGAGAAATGGTAGAAAATTCTAAAGAAGCTCAAACTGCAAGTACTTGGGGTAATGCTTTAATTGGGGGAACCTCGGCTGCATTACAAATGGGCGGACCTTTTGCAAAAATAATTGGTATGGCATTACAAATCGGTGGGTCTTTATTCATGACACAAATTACAAAATGGATAGACGCCGAACGCGATGCCCGTGCCGATAGAGTGGAAGCCGCAAATAATATTATTAAAGCAATTAATTCTTTAGAAAATGTTACTAGTAATATTTCAGAAAAAATTGATGACATGACCGATTCAATGAGTGATGCTGAATGGATTGAAAAAATACAATCATTAGAAGATTCCTTGAATTCAAAAGAAAATAAAGAAACAAAAGCAGCAATTTGGAAGGAATTATCTACTAATGATAAATATTCTAATATTGCTAATATTAGTGAATTTTTTGACATATTTTCTTCTATTAGTAAAGAAGAGCGTGAGACTATGTGGCATGATTATATATCTGCTCAAAATAAGGTAAAATATGAATCTCAAGTTAAATCTAAAGAAGATGAAATATATGATATAAATCAAAAATATACCAAAGGATATTCTTTTTCAAAGCCTTTTGTTCTAACATTTAAAGGTGTTGAAAATTATGGCACAGGTTCTGTTGATTATAATAATCCTGGAGAAGTAGAAAGATATAAAAAACTTCTTGAAGCATATGAGGGTAAAATAAATTATCAAGAATATACTAGTGGTGATCGTAGTGATTACGTATTGAAGGGATTTAGAGAAGGAGTTTCTATACAAGATCGAGTGTCTTTTTTAAAAGAATATCAAACCTTCTTTGAAAAAGGTTCTGAACAATGGAAATTACTTGAAAATGCTATAAGAGAACTCACCGAAACCGAAAAACAACGTACTAAAGATGAAGTTGCTATTTATAAAGAATCTAATAAACAATTAGCACAAAATGCAATAAATGAAGCTACTTATCAAGGACAACGTTTATTAGATTTAAATGATTATGATTTGAGTAATTTATCCAAAGAACAAATAGAAGAAATGGTGGAAACTTCAATTCAAGCTTTAGGTGGTTTTGTGGGTGTAGCCCCTAATAGTGAAGAAGCAAAAAGACTTATTGATCAAGCTATTACTGGTAATACTAGACTTTATGAGGCCATACAAGGCAAAACAAAAACTCTTAATCAAGTTATAGAAAATAACGATATCGAGATACAGAAAAAATTTGCCACTGCTTTGGGCGTAACAAGAGAACAACTTTTGCAATTAAAAGATATTCTAGGGGAATTAACTCTTGGTGATTTAATTGGAGGATTGGAAAACTTACGTACTAAAATTGGTGATATTACTTCAACCTTACAAAACATAACTTCTTCTGGTGGTTTGTCAAGTGAAGCCGTTGAAACTTTACTTTCTAAATATCCAGAGTTGGCTCGTTTTACGGGTGATGTAGCAGCAATGACCACTCAATTATTAAAGAAAGGTAGTGCTTATTCTGTAGCTTATCAAAGTGGAATGATGCAAGAATTAATGAGTTCTACTTCTTTATTTAATGTATTGCGTAAAGAATTACACAACACTAAAACTAATGATACAAATTTAGAAGATTTATTGTTTAGTGAATTGAATAAACCTAAAGGTGCAACCGCTTTATTCAATGGAGCCAAATCGTTAGGAGACGTTTTTTCACGTATGTCTTCGGCTACTCAATTAACTGAAGATGAACTAATGGCTAAATATGGTTTAAGTAAAAAAGAATTAGAGCGTGTTCAATCTATAATTCAAGAATACTATCAAATTACTATAAAAGATCCTATTAAGGAAGCTCAATTTGATATGTTTTCATCTCATTTACAAAAAATTTATGAAAAACAAATCAAGAACTTGGAAGAACAAAAATCTGCTTTGCAAGAAATCACTTCACAACGAGAATATGAAAATAAATTAATCGAAGCTAAGATTAAATTAGAAAATGCTCAACACGAGAAAAAACGTGTGTGGAGAGAAGGGGTAGGTTGGTCTTATGAATCTGATCAAAGTGCCATAGAAGAAGCACAAAAAAATTTAGATTCTGTTAATATAGAATATAAAGTAGCTGATTTAGAAGCTCAAATTACTCAACTCCAAGCTGAAAAAGATGAATTATCTAACATTAAAGATAATGATGAATTTGATCGTATGTCTGAAGCTTTTGAATCATTTAAAAAAGAATTAGGAGATACCTTTGAAAGTCAATTAGATATTCAAAAAGCAATTAAAAAACTATATGACGAAGTCACAATTAAAGTTGCTGGTCCAACCGAAAAAGATGCTAATGCTATTACCGCTGAAAAAACTAGCGATTTAGATACAGCAGCCGCAGATTTGGTAGCTAAAAAACAAGAAATGGAACGAATCAAAGACGAAAAAGGTACTTCTTCAGAAGAATATTATCAAGCTGAAAAAAAATATAATGAATCTTTAGAAAATTTTAATACTACTTATAAAAATTTCAGTGAAAATAATAGTGAAGCTGCTAACACTTGGAAAAATAATACTTCTGCCGAAGGCACAAAAAATAGTGATTTATTAGATTATGAAAAATCAGAGTCTTTTAAACCACAATTAGAGTTTAATGGTCAAGTTTATGATGTTGAGAATAAAGTAGATAGAGAAGAAAATAAAGAAGGGGATATAGAAGTTGATACAAAAAAAACTAGTAATAATGATGATATGATGAGATATTATGCATATGAAGGTGTGAAAAAAGGTGTACCTCAATATGCAAAAGCTCAAACAATTAGCGATGTTCAAGCAAACACATATGGTGCTGGAACAATGGGTTTGATGGGTTATTTAAAAGAAAGAGGTGCAAAAACTGGAACGGTTGTTGAACAAAAAAGAACTCATAATAAATTAGTATTTATTAATGGTGCCGTTGAGGGATTCCCTGAAGCTGAGTCTATTCAACCAGGATTTTATCAAATGAGAAAATCTCCAGATGTAGAAAAGGCTGCAATTGGTTCTTTGGGTTTATCTGGAGGTCCAACTTTAGTTAACGAATTAGGAACTGAAGCAATTATTTCTCCTTGGGGAACTATTACTTCTTTACCTAGTGCTACTGGTGTTGTTCCTGCAGACGTTACAAAGAATCTATGGCAATTAGGAGAGCTTGCTCCATCTATTCTTAAATTACTTGCTCAATCATCAGCATTAAATAATTTACCACTTACAGCACTTAATAATACCGCTGCAGATAATTCATTAAACATTAGTAATTTAACTATGAATGTTAGTGCAGATGAATCATTTAATATTGATTCATTTACACAAGAATTACGTAATATGATGAATTTAACTAGACGTGAACGTCATTAATATGTTATAATAACTTAATAATAGGAGGAATCTTATGGCTTATTACTTAAAAGATCCAGAAAATGTATTAGTAATATTATATTATACACCCGTGGGTATAAGTGGTAAGGATTTAATTCCTTCTACCATCACCACGTTGGGGGAGGAGTGTTTTAAAAATAAAACACTCCCAACCACCGTGGAGGTTCCATCTAATGTTACAACTATTCAAAAGAAAGCTTTTGATGGAGTACTAAACACTAAAAAAATTATCATTTGTGATTCTGTAACTAAAATTGATGATTTTGCATTTTCTAATATGCTCGATTTAGAAGAGATTATATTACCAGAAAATGTAATCTGTGGTATTAGCTTATTTTTTAATTGTCCTAAATTACACACTATTTATCAAGGTAAAAACAAATATAATATATTCTTTTATAATCAATATAATAGACTTATTTTAGCCGATGAATGTCCTGAATTAAATACGCAAGATATTAAAGTTTTTTATGGAACCTGTGTTCCATATACTTTTCCTAGTAACAATTTAGCTCAATGGACACCACATTTAAAATATTATTGTGTTATAAATCGTGGGGGAATTAAATATATATGGAGTGATGAGAGACTTGAATTTGCTAAGAGAGGTGTAGAATATTTTGCTTCTCGTCGTAGTTTTAATTCATATTTTCATAGAATATATAAAATAAATGATTATATCACCCCAGACGATTTTAGTTTATTATGTGGTATTTGTAGTGAGGGTATTAGATGGTTTTATCATAAAACTAAAATTCCTTATGGAACCCCAGTAAAACTTACCCAAATTTTTGATTTATCTTATGCTTATTTTCCTGAAACATTTAAGCGTATTAAATATGGTTTTGAACATCAAAATGAGGTTACGGATGTGTGGGATTATTCAATTCTTGATTGGGGTGAAAAAGAAGGATATTAAACGGGGGAATAATAGATGACTTTTATTTATATTTTTTTAGTCAAAAGGGTTATTTCCCCTTTTGATATTTATTAATTGAGGAGGTAATCTTATGGCAGTATATAAAGCAACATATTGTTATCCTTTTTTAACGTCATATGACGTACGCCTTGCAAATTTAAATTTATTAACAGGACAAAGTGAAAAATCTGTTAAATGGTTGTCCTGTAAAATAGACAGTTCAAATAAAAATATTACAGGTTATAGTATTCGTATCTTAAATGAATATAATGAAGTAATCTTCCCTGTAACAAAAGAAAAAAAAATTAGCCCTATTAGTGAATTAAAACCCACTTTAATTAATGGTATATATCAAATAAATGGTGTAGATTTAATTAATCAAGAGTGGAAAGTTAATAGTGGTTTAAATGGCACTTATTTAAATATACCTTTTTTTCAAACTAGCAATAATAATACTATGATTGTTAAATCAGCTAACGCTGTATATTCCACTATTAATTATCGTGTTAATTATATTATTCGTCCTTTGGATATGATTTCTGAACAAATAAGAGAAAATAGTGATAATTATAATAATTGGGTCGCGGATGGTTTAAGTTTTCGTTGTAATATTACAGGTTGGAAAGGTACTTTAAATGGAGATCATTTAATAAAAGATCAAACTGTATTAGTAATTGATAATAATCATCAAGGATATTTTTGTAAAGTTGTAAGTAGTTCAGAATCTTCAAATTTAAAAATTTTAAATAATATTATATTAGAAGATCTTCAAACTATTTTAATTGATCAAGGTTCCTATCATAATCAAATTTATCAATATATTAAGTCAACTCAAAAATTTCAACGTACTTCAGATAATTTTATCAGATATAAAGATATATATAATAATACTATTAATTTGAATAATTTAGGTAGTGTATATAAATGGGAAATTACTCTCTATCAAGGTGACGGGGAAGAATCTTATGAATTAGATAATACTATTATGGTTATATCTTATGAAAATATAAACAAAGAAAAATATTGTGATATGATGTTATCCGAAGGGACAATATTGGGATCTAAACCTGGACGCCTTCAAATAGCATATTCTGACAATGGTCAAGTTGAAGATGAAGTTTTACCTCAAAATAAAGATGGGAGCGGGGTTTTATTATATCATAAATGGGCTCAACTTCTTACTGAAAGTAATACCGACGCTTCTAATCGTTTTTATGTGAATTCTTATGATGAAACTTATGGTCATATTTATCCTTTAGAAACTGATGCAAATACCTTGTCTTTAAATGGAGTTTCTAAAGTTCAGTTTTTCCCTCATTCTAATGATCTAGATTCTATTACAGCCAATGATCGTGTAAATGTCGCTAGTTCTTTATCAGATGGCCAAATTGAAACAGATAATACTTCTCAATTTATAATATCTGGAAATATTGAATTAGTAGGAATTCAAGATTTAGATGGGGTTTCGGGATTTTCTGGTTGTAAAGTGTTATTAATGCACCAGAAACAACCAGAAGAAAACGGTGTCTATATTATGGCTTCAGATGTAAATAATAGTATTACGGTAGATAAATTAGTATATAAAAGAGACACAGAAAAAGATTATTATAGAACTATTAATAATAAAAATGTAATTTTTTCTTTCGCTTGGACTACTACTATTAAAAATGTTGCTGAAGATACAGAAACTAAGAAAACATTATATACCCGTAATCGTTATGTCAAACGTCCTGTTGTGTCTGGTTATGAAGGGGATAAAATTTATACAGATCCTACTTGTTTAAATGATGTAGGTTCAAAAGCCACTGAAGTTTCTATGAGTATATGGAGTAGGGCGGGTGCCTTTGATAGTTGGGGTGATTTTATTGGTAAAATCATCTATGTAGAAAGTGGTATAGAAAATGGGCACAAAAATTTTGATTCACTTGCTAATGCAGGAGGACAATTATTAATTACACCGTATAAATCTTATGATACAGAAGGCAATTATAATTATGACGGTTCTAGTAGTTTATATTTTGTGCCAGAACGTCCAATTTTATTATTTTCTCAAAAATTAAGTAATTATAATATTCGTGCTTGTGGAATTAAATCTATAAATAGTTCTGGAAGTATTATTTACGACAATGTCATTATGAAAGAAGGACAATATGCTTTGGAAATTAATAATGGTTACACCAATAGTGATGTAGTTTATAGTATGTATGTTAGACCAGAAGCTCCAACCACATTACAAGAGCCTGAATTAACAATTAATGTAACCAAGAATACTGTTGACAGTTATTTAGTGACGGTAGATTTTGTTAACCCCAATCCAGTTAATTGTAAGGTGGTTTATAAAGTTAAAGGTGAATCACAACAAGGATTAACCACCACTGATACAATTACTCGAGACAATGGTAGCACAGGACCAATTATTATAGTAAACAAAAAAGATACTTCTACAAGTGGTGTTATAGAAGCTTATTGTGAACTTACTACTGTTAGAGATGGTGTTTCCACTACCATTAAAAGTCCAACAGTAACAAAAAAATGGATAAAAGGGAATACTATTGAAAAAGAGCAATGTATTGCTCCTAATATCACTAGTACTACTTATGGTAATCAATATACTTATCAATTTACAGTTGAAAATTTAGAAAGTAAAACTAGTAATATTCACTGTAGTTATAAATGGGAAGATGAAACTAATTTTACCGAATTAAATGATATAACTACCACTTCTTATAGTTTTATTCTTTCAAACGATAAAAAAAACAACAGATCGGTTACAATAGAGTCTTATGTAACTTATAATGCTACACAAACTTTCCGAAGTAATACTTCTACTTATGTCCAAATTATTCCAGGCAATCCAACAAGTGATAATATCACGGAAAAAACTTTGTATTATAAAACACCAAGCACCGCATTAAAAATTGGTGCCACTAAAACATCCTTAATAAAACCTACAATAACATTACAAGAAAATATATATGATGAATTAACTTTAATAATTCATAATCCAAATAATAATAGTGTAGATTTATATATTAATAATACCAAACAAATTACTAATCTAGCTCCTTTAAGTGATTATATATATAAAATATCTTGGAATGATTTAAATAAAAATAGTGGAGAAACATTCTCAATTAGTGTATTTTTAGCGCCCCATGTGAACTTAATTAATGATGATCTTCAAGTGGATCTTATACAAGTTATAAAAACCACCCCTGGTTTATCAACAAAAATCATTGATTTTGATTTTTCACAAAATAAACCTCTTTATTTTTATATTGAAGAAGGGGCAGAAAATGGCAAATCTGTGGTAAAAGTTTCAACAGACACAAAAGTCTTTTTGAATAATACTGACTTATATACTGCTATATTATTGTATAATACTAAAGAACGTACTTATATATCACCATTTATAGGAATATCAGAACAAATGTTGTTGAAGTTTAAGGGTAATGTTATAAAATTACAAGATAATCAATATAAACAAAATTATTTATCAATCAAAAGTGTAAATAAGAATCTATGGTACATTACTCACAATCAATTGGAGAGTCCTTTATTAAGTTATTTGTCACTGCAACACACAACATCTGATGAAATTCCATATAAATATAAATTAATTTCATTTTTTAAAACTAGTGATGAAAATCCTTTTTACTTATATGAGGATCCTTATATAGGAATTTATCGTACTATATTATTAGAAAATCAGGATAAATTATCTCGAGAATTTACTGTTTTAGACACAAACAATCAAAAACCTTATGTTTCTTTTGATATTTATAATTCTAAAAAAGGGTTCAAAGCACCTAATGGGGTAGAATTTGATGAAGAATCTACTGATTTTTCAATAATTATGAGCGATTTTTTAGAATATTCTGTTACACCAAATGTTGAAAAAAGTGTAATAAATTTACCAACCAGTTTATTAAATAATATAAGTAATACTGTTGAAATTCCAGCACATTATAAGGGAACTTTTTCACAAGAACCAAATAAAACAGAATGTACTACGGATACAATTATAAATTGGCATGAGAATCATCCAAATTTAACTTCAGAAGATAAAGATGAATTTGAAAATACTTATGGTAGATTATGGATAGGAGAAGCACAAGGAATTAATTTTCCTACTTCTATTGGTGTACAACAGAGTCATTTATTTGCAAATGCTGCCATTGTTGATTTAACTTCGGGATATCGTTTAAATTTAACAGGTATATATAATCAACAACAAGGTGGTTCTTGGGAAGCATATAGATGGGTCGTTAGTAAGCCTACTTTTAAAGAAGGATATACATTTAATCCTGAAAATTATACTGATGCTTTAGACAATATTGTCGATGAAACTGTTTTACAAGATACTGGTCGTCGTTATGATAAAGAAATTAACGTTAATTTTTATGGCTTATTTACTCAAGAAAGTGAACAAAATATAAGTGAAACTCCATATATAGTTCATTTATATTTAGAAGATGATTTAGGTAATACAATACATAAAAAAGAAATTGTGGTAGTTGAAAGCGGTTCTCTTTCAAGTGTATTTACTCAATATTTAAGTCAATTCACCGCTATTTTCGATAAATGTAATGCTTGTGTTGATATTACTATTAATCCCGCTTGGAGAAATTCTAATAGTGATCTTACCCAATTAGGTTTAACTTCATTTAGTGTTTTTAAAAGAGAATATCGCACAATGTATAAAGATGGTATTTCTGATAAAACTATAACAGTTATTGGAGATCAGTGGTATCCAGTAGCATTAAATGTGACTGTAGATGGTAAAGAAGCAGCTAGTGGAAATATAAATATTAAAATTAAAGATTATAATATTAAAAATAATTATTCTTACCAATATATTATTTTCCCTAATATTGAAAATACTGCCACAGATATAAAAGTTAATTATATTTATGCAAACACCCCAGTTCAATATACTCAGCCATTTAGTAGTATTGATCTTCAATTTAAATCTCAATATAGTAAACCAGTTGAAATTAATTTTGATTATTGGAGTTTAGTTGAATTAATTCCTAATGAAGAATTAATTGACGCACCTATTGCAGCTTTAAATTATACAATTAATCCTACAAATATTTGGTTATTTAAATATTCATTGGATACTGGTAGTCTTACACAAACAATGGCTAAAAACGAAATTAACACTTTGGGTCAATTTAACCGTTATGGTCATGGTCTTCGTAATACTTTATCAGGTTCAGTAAGTTGTTATTTAGGCAGCGAAATTGTGCCTTTATCTAAAATAGGATATATTGAACGTATGCCTTATGCTCGTAATCAACCAATTTCTACCAATGATGCAAATACTATGTTATTATTGTGGCGACAATTTGTTTATTCAAAAAATCCAAAATTATTGCGTAATTTAAAAGGTGAAAGTTGGATTGTTCAAATCACAGAAAGTTCTAATACTACTAATAATTTTACACATAATTATCCTGATACAATTAGTTTTTCTTGGAAACAAATTGAAAAAACAGACACAGCTATTATATCGTTGATTAATTCTGAATTTTTTGAACAAAATTTAAACAATAATAGTTGTGTCCCTATTTGGGAAAAACAATCTATAAACACTAATATTAAACAACAACAAAAAACTGAAAAAGCAGTTGCATATTCAATTGAATCATTATATAATATAAACAAATAAAAATAAGGGGGAAGAACACTATGAAATCTACTTATCAATTAACCAATGGTGATGTTCTCGCTTTATCTATAAACAGCGTTTCTTATGGACAAGATTCAAATTTGAACGATAAGTATACTATTACAGATTTAATGCAAGTCATTGATTCTTCTGTTAATACTCCTCGTTATAAAATTTATGTATTATATCCAGACGAAACTATTAATTTTGAAATTCCCCTTGCAGATATTGTTGCAGGGGGAAATTATTCTGAAAACTATCAAGATGGTCAACGTCGTTCGTTGAGTTTTCAACTTTATAATGGAGAAGGTAAATACACTCCTAATATTAATATCTTTTGGGCAGGAACTCGTTTAAGACTTGATCTTGGTATCGAAACATTAGATGGTACAACAATTTGGGTACAAAAAGGTGTTTTTATTGTTGCTAAAGCATCAGTGTCTCAATCTCAAGGAGAGGAAACCGTTTCTATTGAAGCAAGTGATAAATTTGCTTTATTTGAAAACAAGACAGGTACTCTCGAATTGACTTATGAAATTCCTGTGGGAACTTTAATACAAAGTGCTATAGAAGGAATTATCCATTACGACATGGGTAATGGATATCCTCTCGATAGTAAAAGGATTATTTATCATTCTTCTTTTAAAGACAAAAGGACCCAGGCAAGTATTTCAAAAAGTGCTGGAGAAACTTTTGGTAGCATTTTAATTGAACTTGCTACTCAATTATCTGCAGAAATTTTTTATAATAGTCAGGGCATTTTAACCTTAGTTCCTACTAGTGAGACAACCACTGATCAGGATAAACCTTTATTAACTACAGTTACTGGAGTTGATGGAGATTATGAACAATTATCTTTTGATTTCGATATGACATCAATTATAAATCGTATTATAGTCACAGGAACTTCTAATGAGTCTAATGGAGTATTTAAAGCGGTTGCTGTAAACGATGATCCAGCTTCCCCTTTGTGTTGTCAACGTATTGGTTATCGTACAGGTAGTATTATTAATGATAGTAATATTACATCAAATTATTTAGCCGAAGAACGTGCTAAATATGAGTTGCGTAAGCAGTTAATTCTCAAAAGTTCCACAAGCTTAAATATCGCTTTTAACCCCTTACTTACAGTTAATAGTTTAATTGCTATTAATAATGCTTTCTTCGACATGGTAAATCAACGCTTTTTAATTCAAAGCATATCGTGTGGGTTAGATTATGGAGGCACTATGAGTGTTTCATTAAGCAACTTAACGAACTTACCATTTATTAATTAAAAGGAGGACCAAGTTATGGCAGAACCATACACAAGTAAATATTCAGGGGCGCAAATTGATGCGGCGGTTAAAGCTATAGGGATTATTCCTACAATTTACGTTTCTTATGAAGAATATAGTAAAGATATTAATGTTTTAAAAAATACCTCTACTTCAATGAAAGCAAGTTTTGATTATTTCTTCTCAGGTATTAATTTAAACAATCAAACCTTTCAAGTATTATTTAGTGATGAAATTATGAAATTAAAACAACAATATCAAACAGATATTGTAGACAATTATTATTCTTTAACAGGTGTTTTTTACGAAAAGGTTTAGTGCAACTCAAATCAATAAATATTCACAGATCCCAAATTTCGAGGATCTATAATATATTAATAAAAAGATTATTTTATTAATAGCTTTTCAAAATTAAGGAGAATTTTTATGGCAAATATTAATGTTAAATTAAAAAATGCAGCGGGGGATATTTTATATCCTCAAACCGAATGGAGTAATATACAAAACAAACCATCGGTTTTTGTGGCACAAAATGCTAGTACAAGTGGAGGTACTATTGCAACTGAAAACTCTAATGTCTCATTAGATAACACCTTTTACGAAATTTATACACCTCGAAGTGGTGGCAGATCACAAATTGCTTTACAATATGAAAGTGGATTATTTTTAGTTTTACAAACAGATGGTAGTTGGGTCAAAAAAGATATTGATGAACTTCAAATGAGTGGTAATCTAGGCAAATTAACATGTGCATCCCATTCTCATATTATAAGAGGAACATTTAAATAATAATATCTATTATTAGTTGTTTTTCAATATTAAATATCCCTAATAATATATATTTTAAGGGATATTTTTTCAATTATTATATATTTATTAAATTATTAATAGGCTTTCTTTTTTAATATATTTACACTTAAATTTTGTTTTTTCTTTTTAAATAATTTAAAATAAAAATAAGACAAAGTTAGAAAGGAGATTCATTATGATAATAGCTTATGTTCGTGTTAGTACTGATAAACAAACAGTGGAAAATCAACGTTTTGAAATTAATAATTTTTGTGAAAATAAAAATTTTAAAATTAATCACTGGGTAGAAGAATCTGAATCTGGTACTGTTTCTATAGAAAAACGTAAACTAGGTGGTATACTTAAAAATATAAAAAAAGGAGATATAATTATTTGTACTGAATTAAGTCGTTTGGGACGTTCTTTAATGATGATTATGTCTTTTTTAAACTATTGTTTAGAAAATGAAATTTCAATCTATACAACCAAAGAAAGATATATTCTTGATGATGGTATTAATGCAAAAGTATTAGCTTTTGCTTTTGGGTTGGCCGCCGAATTGGAGCGTAATCTAATTTCTCAACGTACTAAAGAGGCTCTTAAAATGCGTAAAGCAATGGGTATACAATTAGGTAGAAAAGAAGGAACTCATAATAAACAATATAAATTAGATAAATATAAAGACTATATTATTAAAAGATGGAGCGAAGGTAAAACATCTTATTATATTTCTAAACACATACATGCTAAAATTACAACTGTAAATGTATATGTAAAACGTTTGATAGATAATAAAGAAATACAACCACATATTAAATAATAATTATGGGTTGAAAAAATATCCAGGGCAATGCCCTGGATATTTTTATAGTATTTTTAATAATTATTATATATAAAATTATCATTTTACAAGGTCAAAAACGTCATCTTGTAAAATATTACTACTAGTCAATTCAACAGATTTTTCACTTGTAGAAGTACTACTATCATCTACGAAACATAGTTGTAAGGAACCAGTGGTTTTCTTTATCTGAGTTATTCTTAATTGATTGTAGTAAGGTGAAGCCACATGGGGGTTTCTTACACAAAGAGAAAGGATTTGAATAAATGATATTTTATCAATATCATTTTTTATATTATTAGGCGAACCAATCCAATATAAACAAAATTCTTCATCATCGTCTAAGGTATAGCCAGATATATTCATAAACTGTGTTAAATGTAACGATGGTTTGTTTTGTATTATTTATTTATAGTAGAATATTTTATAATTTATTCTTGATTTTTTAAATTATCTTTTTTATAATAGTGTCAAATTATAAGAAAGGAGAATTTTATGTTTATTAATTTTGAGGGTGTTGATGGTTGTGGAAAAACTTCAGTCATTAATGCAATAACTATATATTTAAAAAATCAAGGATATAATTTAGAGGTGACACGTGAACCAGGTGGTACTTCTATTTCTGAACAAATCCGTCAAATTTTATTGAATCCTAATAACACAGATATGTTACCCCTCACTGAAGCATATTTATATGCCTCGGCTAGAGCTCAACATGTTTATAAAAAAATATTGCCTGCTCTTAAAAATAATAAGATTGTTATTACTGACCGCTATATACATTCTTCTCTTGCTTATCAAGGTGTAGTAAAGAAATTAGGTATAGACTTTGTCTATGATTTAAATCTAAATGCTATTGATGGAGGATTAGTATTTCCTGATATTACATTTATTCTCGACGTGCCAATAGAAGTTGCATTAGAAAGAATAGCTGCAGATCCTAACCGCAAAGCTGATCGATTTGACCAAGAAAGTATAGAGTTTCACAAACAAGTAAGAGAAGCATTTAAAGAAGTACAAAGAAGGTTTGATTTTGGTACTCATTGGCAATGTATTTTAATTGATGCATCTAGATCATTAGAAGATGTGGTAAAAGAAATTTTAGATATTTTACTTCCTCGTCTAAAGTGCGACAAATTAACCAACTCTATATTAAGTAAATAAAAAAAAGATTTTGTTCTTGTATATTTATATTTTTTTCTATATAATAAGAGTGTGAGTGGTGCAAATCAAAAAAAAATAAAAAATTCAATTTGGTACTTGCAACACTTTAAAAAAAGTTATATAGTATAAATAGAAATTAAGAAAGGAGTAAAAGCAAAATGAAAAGATTCATCACACGATTCAAACAAGATCCAGTCATGGGAGTCATTTTCTTAGTATCGATTCTCGCTCTTATAGTAGTAGCTGTAGATCTTGTTTGTTATTGTATTTACTGGAACACACCTTTAGAAAAAATTCCAGCATTTATTCGTTTCATGTTAGGATGGAACCAACGTTAAACATATTCTGGTGCGAACCAGTAATATAGATTGTGGGGTTTACCCTCATTCGTTACAATTTTTTATATACATATCGGAGGCAAAAAGGAAAAAATTATGACAGAAAATGTAAAATTCAAAGGAAGAAATTTCGTTAGTATCACAGGTTATTTAAAAGAGAACACTTTAGACACATTTACAACGAAGGATGGTCAACCATGTATCAAAGGTTCTTTAGTTATTGCAACTTCAGAAATTGATGCCCACAAAGTAAGTTTCTATGTTACTAAGTTTGATAAAAATCATCAACCCAATAAGAATTATAACGACTTAGAAGCACTTTTACCTTTACAAACCAATACTATAGGTAATTTTATTAAAGCTAATCCAAATGCCACATTCCAAATGGCTATGGGACAAGCTACTAAAGTGTTTGTGAGAGCAAAGTTTGAGGAATACGCGTCAAAAATTGATAACAACGAAAGAAGTATGATCTTACTTAAAGGTTTTTCAGCAAAAGTTAAAACAGTTAGTGATACTCAACAATTTACCCCAGCGGCCACTTTCTCTGTTGATGTTTATATTGATAAAATAGTTGAAGAAACAAAACACAACAAAGAAACAGAATCTTTAGAACCTACAGGTAGATTAATTTTACAATGTTTTTTACCACAATATGATGGCCGTATGGACAAAATTAATTTTATAGTTCCTACAGACGATAATAAAGCGGAATTTATTAGAAACAACTATACTGTTGGTAATACTGCTAATTTCACTGGTAAAATAATTAATATTACTCAACAAGTAGAAAGTGATGCTCCAATAGTCGAGGATTCATTTGCATGGGGCGCTACAACTCAAAAACAAATTAAAACCACTTTTACCAGAGAAAGAATTATTCTTGGTAGAGAATATGGCAAAATACCTTTAGAAGAAGGAATGTCAGGTGCTATTACTAAAGATATGATAAAGAAGGGTTTAGTTATTCGTGACGAACACATCGCTGATAATACTGCAAATAGAGCCAATAGGGGCAATAATAAAGCTAAAGTTGGTATGAATATGAATTTCGGAAATACTCCACAAACTACTACTCAATCAACTCCTCAAACATTAAATGCAGATAAATTTGATATTGATTTCTAATAAATATGAAGTACAATAAAAATTACGAAACAAAAGGAGAATAAAAAAATTATGTTAGATTTATTAAAACCAGAAATTTCTACCGTTGTTGAAGGCATCGTTGGAAAGAAAATTATGATTTATGGACCTGCAGGAACAGGTAAAACATCAAATGCTACAAAAGCACCTAAAGCCTTAGTAGTCTGCTTAGAAAATGGTCTTAATGCATTATCAGGGGTTGAAAACATTAAAATTAGAAAATGGACTGATTTCCAAGATGTTGTTAAACAATTAGCTGATCCTGTTAAACATACTGCATTAAAAGAAAAATATGAATGTATTATATTTGATGGAGTAGATTCTTTAGAATCCTTAGCTCGAAAATATATCTGTGGAATTTATGGTGCTTCTAGTATTGGATCTGGTAATAGTGGTTATGGTTTGTGGAAAGAATATGAACAAGAAATTCTAAACCAACTTAGATTATTAGACATGAGTGGTTTTACTCTTATTTTCTTAGGTCATGCTGATACACGTGATTTCTATGATCCAACAGGTGCTAAATATACTAAAATCTATCCAAAAGGTGATAAACGTACCATTGATCCTATTATCCACATGTGTGATATTGTTGGATACACACAATTTGATGCTGCCGTAGAAGGACAACCAGTACAATTAGCAACGCTTTATGTTCGTGGTAATAGTGCATTTGAAGCAAAAACAAGATTTGATTATATGCCTTCTGTTATCACTAATTGGAATTATGATAAATTAACTGCTGCAATTGTTCAAGCAATTAAAGATTCTGCAGATACTACTGGAACCAAACCAATTTCAAAGAAAGAAGCTGATTCTAAATTAGTTGCTGAATCATTAGCCGATGCTAAAAATACTCTTCCAATTAAAGAACTTATTAAAAGAATTAGTAATATGTTAATTCGTATGAAACGTGATACAGGTGGTCTTGCTGCATATCAAGATATTTTGGTTACTAAAATTGGCAATCCTGACTTTAAATGTACTGCAGCCAATGAAAATCAAAGAGAAATTGTTGAACTTGTCTACCGTAATTTAAAAGATCTCGGTTACGACGATTCAGACGTTATAGAATAGTATGGCTGGCGGCAAGTGTTCACTTTGTGGTCAATCAATTGTCCCTGGAACTGAAAAAATACTTGATGGTAAAAAATATTGTGCCACTTGCTATCTCAAAGCCCTAGAAGCCAAAGAACGCGCTATTGCTCTTAAAACTGATTTAATAGATTATATATCAGAATTATTTAGGGTGGGTGAATGCCCACCCTATATCAGTAGAGTGATTGATAAGGCGGTGGCAAACGGAAAAAAACTTCCAGGAATTAAAGCTACAATACATTATTATTATGAGGTTTTAAATAATCCAGCTACACCCGATACTATTGGTTTCATTTCAACTATTATTGATGAATGGTATGAAAAAACAAAATTATATATTCAAGAACAAAAAGAAATTTATGAAAAAAATTTAAAAATAAACTTGAACTTACCACCTCAAAAGGTTATACTAAATAAGAATAAGTTAGAAAAAAAAGAAAAACAGTGTTTACCTAAATATCGAATGGAGGATTTATAATGGGAATGACTGATGAAAAAGATATTTATATCAACAAAGTCGCAATCATGCAAGTTTTAGCGGGGCTCATTAATAATCCTCTTTTATTTATGGACAATAGATACCGCTTTGATATTAATGATTTCCAAGAACAATTTCATCGTATAGTATTTGGTGCTATTGAACACTTAGTTAAAGGTGGTATTAAAACTATCGATTATATTGATATAGATAAATTTTTACAACCTTATGCTGCTCAATATAAGGTATTTACTGATAATAGGGGGATAGAATACATACAACGTATTCTTAAGTTGTATGATGCAAACAAGTTTGATTATTATTATAAAACTTTAAAAAAATATAGTTTACTTGTTTTCTTAAATGAACAAGGATTTGAAACTAAAGATATTTATGATCCTGATATAGTAAATCCTACTCAACAACAAGAAATGCAAGCAAAATTTGATGAGATGTCAATTAATGACATTCTCTTAACTACTGAAACTAAATTAATTAAAGCAAAAGAAAAGTTTGAAAGTAATAGTGATTTAGTTGAAAACAACTTTGGTGATGGTATTCTTGATTTAATTGAAGAACTAAAAGAGACACCAGAAATGGGCATGCCTTTATGTTCTCCAATTTTAACAACTCTTTACAGAGGACAAAGACTAGGTTGTTTAGTTATGGATTCTGCTCCATCTGGTACAGGTAAAACACGTAGAGCAGTTGCTGAAGCTTGTCATTTAGCTGTTTCTGAATATTGGGATGATGTTCAAAAACAATGGGTAAACACAGGTTTTAATGAAAATGTATTAGTTATTAACACTGAATTAGAACTTAGTGAAATTCAAACTATTGCTATTGCATATGTATCTGGTGTTGCTGAAAACAAAATACTTGATGGAAAATATTATGGTGATGAAGAAGAACGTGTTCATAAAGCTGCTAGAGCTATTAGTAGTGCCAATCTTTATTTTGTAAGTATTTCAAACTTTGATTGCGATGATGTTATTAATATTATTAAAAAATATCACGCAACTCACAAAGTAAATTATATATATTTCGATTATCTTTCTGAAAATATGAAAATGTTGGCAGAGGGAGTTAAAAAAACTAAAATACAGGGATTAAGAACTGATCAAATCTTAAACCAATTTAGTACAGCTTTAAAAGATTGTGCTAAACAATTAGGTATTTATATATGGACTTCTTCTCAATTATCTAATGGGGTAAAAGATGCAAGAGAACCTGATTCATCTTATTTAAAATCAGCAAAATCTTTAGCTGAAAAACTTGATATAGGTTCTATTATGCTTCCAATTAGAGAATTAGATCAAAATGTTGTTAATACTTATATAGCAAAGGGATTTGAATTAGAACCAAACTTTGTTATTCATATATATAAAATTCGTCGTGGAACGTATCAAAATATTAGGTTTTATGTATATTTTGATCGTTCAACGGGCCGTTTACATGATTGTTTTGTAACCAACAACAAGGGTGAAATGTTAGAAATTAAACCTACTGAAGTTGAGGTAGTATTAGACAAAACAAAAGAAGAAAATCTTAGTGATGTTTACTCTCACTTAGATTTATCATTTTAGGAGGTGAGCATTTATGTTAAATAGTTCACAAGTTAAAGAAATGCTCACTGTAGATGATATCATTCAATTATGTTGTTATCTTCAAGGAGATGATACTTATTTCTTTGATAGTCAACATCATCCTATGTTTTCCACCTCGTTAGATCATGAGGGCGGAGACAGTTATAAATTAGTGTATTATGATGAAAGTAAATTATTCTATTGTTTTACCAGAGGAACTTCTTATGATGTTTTTGAACTCGTAAGAAGAACTACTGGTATAGATGAGTTTTATGAATCATTTAAATACGTGTGTGATTTCTTTCAATTAAGAGATGAAGATGCCAACATTGATTCATCTGATTTAATTGACGACTGGGATATTTTTAATCAAATAGATGATTTTGAAAAAGAAAAAGTAGATATTCCTAATACACCAATTAATGAAAATATTATAGATTATTATTACCCTTTGGCTGCTCCCACTGAATGGATCAAAGATGGTATTTCTCCAGAGGTAATGTATCATTTTGGAATTCGTATTGATGCAGCTTTACAAAAAATTATTATTCCTCATCGAGACATTGAAGGACATTTAATTGGTATTAGAGGTAGAACTTTTGATCCATTTGAGTTATTAAAAGGTAAATATATGCCAGTTAAAATAGAAGAAACTTGGTATACACATAGTCTCGGTAAAAACTTATATGGTTTATATGAAAATAAAGAAACCATTAAAAGATTAAAAAAAGTTCTAGTCTGCGAGTCTGAGAAAGCTGTTATGCAATGTGCGACAATGTATGGAATTGATAATAATTTCTGTGTGGCCACTTGTGGATCTAATTTAAGTGAAGATCAAATGAATCTTTTAATACAATTAGGTGTAGAAGAACTTGTATTAGGTTATGATAAAGAGTATACTACCAGTAGAGGCGAAGCTGAAACCATAGCCTATTTAAATAAATTAATTAATCACGTTAAATATTTAACCCAATTTATGGAAGTGTTTATCATCATGGATTATGACAATTTATTAAATTATAAAGATAGTCCTACTGACCATGGTAGTGAGATATTAGAACAATTAATGAAAAATAAAATACATGTAGGAACAATTGCAAATCAAGCATTGGAAAGGAAAAATAGAAATGGAAAAAGATAAGACTACTATTGATATTAATCAAAATCAAGAAACTAACAAAACAAAATATTTACCTATATTTAGTTATACTAAACTTTCTACTCTCGAACAATGTGCATTTCATTATAAATTAAATTATATAGATAAGTTTTATATTAATGATTCCACATTAGCTACTGAATTAGGTACTCTTATTCACTATATTGAAGAAACTATTGCTCGTACAATTATGGCAGGACAACCTATTAATTATGAACAATTAAAAGATGAGTTTGTGAATTTGGATCACCCTAAACAACCAACTCCAGTTGATATTTTAACAGATGTGACCACTCAAAGTTCATTGTCAAAATCTGACAAGGAAGAAATTTATGGTATCAAATATTTAAGCGAAAAATATACAGAAGAATTTTATGCCATTGATGATTTAGGCAATTCTTACTATAACAAGTGTCAACAATATTTAAGAGTGGGGATCTATCGTTTAGAAACATTCTTAAAAGAGCATCCTGAATTAGAAATTTATGATGTTGAACATGAATTTAATGTTGTATATGAAGATCGCGCACGTCTCTATGGATTTATAGATCGTATTTTTCGTAATAAAAACACGGGTGAATTTATTATTGAAGATATTAAAACAAAAGATAAACCTTTCTCCGACAAAAATTTAATAACTCCTCTTCAATTTGTTGTTTATGCTATTGGTTTAAAAATTCAGTTAGGCTTAGATGAATATCCTATTATGTTTAATTATGATTTACCATTAGTAGGCATTAAACAACAAGGAGGTACAAAAGGCTTTATTAATAGAGGTATTAAAAAACTTGATAAATTGATTGATTTAGCTTTACTATCACCCGAATTTGCACCAAAACCTACTGCTTTATGTTATTGGTGCCCTTTTAGTAGTACCAATCCTCGTCAAAAAGAGGAAGGTAAATATAAATGTCCTTATTTCTCATTGTGGAAACCTAATGGTACAGTAAAATCATGGGAATGTCTTAATCAATGGGAAGGACAAGCTAGGCATGAAATTATCTTAAAACGTTTCTTATTAGAACAACAAGGACCTGGTAAAGATAAACACATTATTACACCTGATTTCGATTTTTAGGAGAATATTTATGACAGAAAACAAAGAAAAATTAGCCTCGTGGAATGAATTTAGATCATTCAAATTGAACTGGAACGAACTAGAATCTTATCGTAATCCAGAAACTCAAATGCCTATTTATAGTATGTTAAACTTTTATGAAGTAATAGGTTTAATTCAAGCTATTAAAGAATGGGGTATTACTAACATATGTGCATTAGATAATATATTCTGTAATGCCAATACTCAACGTAAAATTCATGATTTTATTGTTAATAATTGGGAATATTACAATTTAACCTTAGAGGGCGATCGTGATATTCGTTGGAGAGAAGGTCAACCAAAAGAAAGAAGAAAATTTCCTCACAAACCTACCGCACGTGTAAAATCTAGTGTTGAATCTGATTATTTAACGTATTGTCCAGGATTAGATGAAGCAATGGAAGATGATATATTATCCTTGGGACAAATGAAAGAAAACTAAAGGGTGACAATATATGACATATCAAGATCCAAAAAACAAATTAATAGATAATAATTCTACAGAGACAGAAGATTGCATCGATTATGACACCTTAGGTGTTTTGACTTATTTTCCAGAAGAGGCAAAAGATATAATTTATAATCCTTTTTATAATTGGCTTACTGGTGGGGAAAAATAATTTAGGAGGTATTTAAAATGAATAAAAGTTTTTACAAAAAATATCAACACAATAAAATGGGGGAGTGGTTATTTAAAATTTTATTTAAAGGTAGTATATTTTTACATAAGCATCCTGTTATTTATTGGATCCTACAATGTACGTGGGGATTATTATACAATATTACAGGCGGATTGATTGCTTTAGTGGCCCTTTGTTTTAAAGGAAAACCTCAAAAGTTTCACCGTGGTTATATGATTTTCATTGGAGATAATTGGGGTGGCTTTGAATTAGGTACTGGTGGTTTAGTTGCTAATAATATGGGCAAAGCTTGGACTGAACATACTTGTCGTCATGAAATTGGGCATTGCTATCAATCAGCATTATTTGGACCTATTACAATATTTTTAATTACAATCCCTTCCGCAATCCGCTATTGGTACAGAAAGTTTAGTAAAAAAACTCAACCTTCATATGACGCAATTTGGTTTGAAGATAATGCCTCAGCTATTGGTGAATATTTATATGGTGATGTAAAACTAGAGGATATATATCCTACTAAATAATATTTTAAAAAGAAGGTTAAGTTTAGACTTGACCTTCTTTTTTTATTACTATATAATATGGTTATGGATATAATTAGCGCAGGAATATCCGTATATTATAAAAGAGAAAGAAAGAAAATTAGAAGATTTTTAATAAAAGGTTGCAGAACTAACCTATTTTGTAAAAAACAAAGGAGACTAATACACATGTCTAAAATATTAAAAGATTTCTCACCAGAAGAACAACAACAAATATGCCAACAATATATTGAAGGAGCGTCGGGACTGAAACTAGCTCAACAATATGATAGTAAACCTCATGTAATATATGGTATATTACGTCGACATAATATATCAATGCGCGATGATCGTGAAAAAAGTCTAAAATTTCGTTGCAATGAACATTATTTTGATATTATAAATACGGAACATAAAGCTTATTGGTTGGGTTTACTTGCTGCTGATGGCTATATTAAAGACGCTACTCCTTTAGGTTTTGGAATCTCCTTAAAAGATGAAGATAAATATATTTTAGAAGAATTAAAAAAAGATATTGAATTTACAGGGGAAATAAAAACATATACCACTAAGCCAGGATATAGTTATACTACTACCACTTATAGCCGATTGGTAATTTCTTCTCCATATTTAAGAGAACGTTTAATACAATTAGGAATTAAAAGTCATAAAACAACTGTATTAACTTTTCCAACAAATCAACAAATACCCCAACCACTTATAAGGCATTTTATTCGTGGTTATATTGATGGTAACGGATCTATTACACACGGTGGACCAACATTATTAGATCGTCCACAAATTAAAGTATGTGGTACTTATGAATTTTTAACAGAATTACAAAAAATTTTAAATACTAATCATAAAATTAACCGAAAAAAAGAGCAACAAGAACGTAATATTAATAGTTGGAATATCACTATAAGTGGCCGAAAAGATGTATTAAGAATATTAAAATTATTATATTTAGATTGCTCTATATACTTGAAAAGGAAGCAAAAAAAAGCTATAATAGCGATAGAACATTTAAAAAGTTTAGAAAGTGAGGAGACAAATGGTTAATTTTGTTAGTTTACACAATCACACGGCACAAGGGTCTAATATTCGTTTCTTGGATTCTATTAATAGACCAGAAGAAATGGTTGATCGTGCTATTGCCTTGGGATATAAAGGAATGGCTTTTACAGACCATGAATGTTTATCAGCCGCAATTAATATTATTAAAAAAAGAGATGCTCTTCAAAAAAATCATCTAGATTTTAAAATTATTTTTGGTAATGAAATTTATTTGATTGATAAAACGGAAATTAAGAATACGAAAAATTATTTTCACTTTATTTTATTAGCTAAAGATATAGAAGGGTGGCAACAATTAAAAGAATTATCCAGCCGTGCGTGGTCAAGAGCATATATGGAACGTGGTGTAGAACGTGTACCAACCACTTATAAAGATATAGAAGAGGTAATTAAACCCAATCAAGGACACATTATTGCATCATCTGCCTGTATTGGTGGAGAAGTTGGTCAAATGATTTTAGCCAAAGACAATACACGTCTTAATCATTTTATTAATTGGTGTCTTGATGTTTTTGGACATAATAATTTTTATTTAGAAATGCAACCTGCAGACTATGAAAATCAAATTATTGTAAATAAAGTTATAAAAAAAATGTCTCAATTTTTTAAAATTCCATATATTGTCACAACTGATAGTCATTATCTTGATAAACAAGATTTTGCACTACATTCGGCTTTTCTGAATAGCCGTCAAACAAATGACAGAGAAACAGATAAATTTTATCGTTTTACTTATGTAATGCCACAAGATGAAATACGAGAATTACTAAAAAAGAGTGATATGACAGATGAAGAAATTGACATCGCATTTCAAAACACATGTGATATTGGTAATCGTATTGAAGACTATGATTTTCGACACACTACTATCATTCCTGCTCCAGAACCAAAACCTTTTGTAATTCAACATTTATTTAAAGATTGGTACGAGCAATATTCTTTTTTAAAACAATTCGCATATAGTCAATCTATCCAAGACCGTTATTTATTAGCACAAATTGAAACAGGTATTGTCAAAAAAGATATGCCTCTTACAGATGAAAAAGTCAGTAGACTAAATACAGAACTAGATATTATTTCATTTATTAGTGATAAACTTCAACAAAGTTTAAGTGGATATTTAAATTTAACAGTAGACATGGTTAATACCGCATGGGCAGTTAGTCTGGTCTGTTGTGGAAGAGGATCAGCTTGTGGAGAATATATTAATTATTTAATTGGCGCTACACAAGTAAATCCTTTGGTTTATGGTTTGCCTTATTGGAGATTCGCAAATAAAGAGCGTATTGATTTATTTGATATAGATGAAGACTATCAACCAGAAAAAACTGAAGAAATTATAGCTTTATTAAGACAAAAATATGGCGAGGATAATGTATTAAATTGTGCTACTTTTAAAACAGAATCCTTAAAATCTGCTGTTTTAACTTCTTGTCGTGGTTTACAAATTAATAATGATGAAGCACAAGCTATCGCTGCTATGGTCCCTCAACACAGAGGGAAAGTTTATACTTTAAAACAATGTGAAGAAGGAGACGAAGAACAAGGATTTAAACCTGTGCCTGCTTTTATTGAAAGATTACATGCATACGATGGTTTATATGATATGGTAAAAAAAATCGAAGGATTGTTTACAGGTGTCTCCATACATGCAAGTGCCTTATATGTTTTTAATAATGGTTATTTAGCACAAAATAGTTTAATGCGCGCCCCTAATGGTACAAAAATTACAGCCTTTAATATGCATGATTCAGATGATATGGGGGCATTAAAAATGGATGTTTTAAGAACCGATGCTCAAAGTAAAATGGCCAAGTGTTTGAATTTATTATTGGCAGATAATCAAATTCAATGGCAAGGCTCATTGAGAGCAACCTATGATAAATATTTACACCCTGATGTTTTGGTGTATGATGATCCTAAAATGTGGGAAAAAGCTTGGAATGGTCAAATTGAACAATTATTTCAATTTGAAACACAAGTAGGTGGAGTGTGTATAAAAAAAGCTCGTCCAACGAATGTCTTGGAATTAGCTGAAATTAATTCTATTATGCGTTTGCAATCAGATGAAGGAGAACAACCTATTGATCGTTATGTTCGCTTTAGAAATAACATACAAGAATGGTATCAAGAAATGCAAGATGCTGGACTTAATACAGAAGAAGTCTGTGTACTTGAAAAATATCTAAAAAAAACTCATGGTGTTTCAGGTTCTCAAGAAACTCTAATGTTATTAATTATGGATCCTCAAATTTCTAATTATACTTTAGGAGAGGCCAACGCTTTTAGAAAGGCTATTGCTAAAAAAATTACCGCCCAAATTATTGCTAATAAAAAGAAATTCTTTGATAAATGTGAAAAACAATCTACAAGTGATAATATGGCCCAATATGTTTGGGATAAATGTATTCAACCACAAACAGGTTATTCCTTTTGTTTATCACATACATTACCTTATAGTATCATTGGTGTACAAGAAATGAATTTGGCTACAAGATGGAATCCATTATACTGGTCTTGTGCATGTTTATGTATTAACACGGGTAATATTAATATAGATTTTGATAATTACGATGATGACAATGATTTAAACGATGTAAATACACAAAATGATATCTCAGAATCAACTACCAAGGAATCCTCGGAGGTTAAAACAAATAAATCAATCACACCTAACTATGTAAAAATTTCAAAAGCAATTACCGATGCTCAATTAAGAGGAGTTCATATTGAACTTCCTGATATTAATAAAGCTGAAGCAGATTTTATTCCAGATATAGAAAACAACGCTATTCTTTATAGTTTAAGAACTGTGGCAGTTGTTTCTGACACTTTATTCCAATCGATTATAGAAAAACGACCATTTACAAGTTTTCAAGATTTCTTAAATAGAGTGTCACCAACTGTCACCGAAGTTGTTGGTTTAATTAAAGCAGGTTGTTTTGATCGACTTACTGGTATCTCTCGTAGAGCATTATTACTTCAATATTTAACTACTACTGCCGAAGAATTACATCCAACTCGTGAAAAATTAACAGTAACTCAAATCAAGAAAATTATTACTGATCATAGTTGCCGTTCTAAATTAGAACGTTTTCAAAAAGAAATCAGATTATTTAATTTTACTCAATATATTAAAACCTATCAAAATTCTCCAGATGATAAGACTAAATTCTTATTAAATGATGTAGACACTCTTCGTTTTTTTAAAGAATTTAATCTTGAGTCTCAATTAAAAATAGGTAGTATCACTCATCTTCGTGAAGGAATATTAATGAATAAAACTGCATTTAAAAAATGGTGTGATAACGAATTACAATCACTTACTACATTTTTAAATGGTCCAGAAGGACTTAAATTCTATCATGAATGGGAAGTTGATCAAGAATTGAATAAATTAAAAGAAAAATATAATTATCAAGATCCAATCACTGCATGGGAAATGGAACAAGTTTCTTTCTATCACGCAGGTCATGAATTACAAAATATAGATAATAATTTCTATAAAATTCGTGATTTTAATTTACTTCCAGAAGAACCTGTTTATGAAGAATTTGAAAAAAATGGACAAAAAATTAAAAGTATTAAAAATGTGTGTGGAATTGCAGGAACAGTAGTTGGTTCAAACAACACTAAAAACATTGTAAGTTTATTAACTCCTTATGGGGTTGTTGATATTAAATTATATCGTGAATTATATAATAGATTTAAAGCTAAAATTAGTGTATTAGATGTCACGGGCAAGAAAAAAACTACTATCGATGATTCCTGGTTCAAAAGAGGTACTAAATTACTTGTTTATGGATATCGTCGTGAAAACATGTTTGTGGGTAAGCAAGTTAAGATTAACGGACAAACTTCTTGTATTTTGTTAATTGAAGACGTACACTCTAATAAACGATTACAATTACGTAGTTATCGTAAAAAAGCAGATTAAAGAAAGGATGGTTATATGGCAAATTTATTTACTACATTTACAGAACGTGAAAAAAGAGCTTTTGATGAATTAGAAGGTCATCCTTTTAAAGCTGTTGTTAAATTACATAATTATCGTTTTCCTACTTCACATATTATTTCAGGAGAATACGCTGTTATAATTCTTGATGTGGGAGAAGTTTTAGAAGGATCTTTGTTTCCAACTTTTGTCCCAAAACGTCAAATTATAGCCGTTGGTAATATGCCTAAATTAGAACCAAATGAAGAATATATTTACACTGGTGAATTAGTAAAAGATCGTTTATATGGTATCCAATATAAAACAATTAATATTCGTTTAAATTATGATCTCAGTACAATTGAGGATCAACAAAAATTTTTTAAATTTTTCTTAACAGATAAACAAATTGAACTATTAATGCAATATAGTGAAAATCCTTTGCAATTATTAGAAGAGCATGATACTCAGACCCTTTGTAAAATTAAAGGTATTGGTCCTTTTACTGCTGAAAAAATGTGTACCAAATATGAATCATGTAAAGATAATGGTCGTGCTTATGTTGAATTACAAGGTTTAGATTTAACTAAAAACGCTATAGATAAATTAATTCTTAGATATGGATCTCCAGATTTAGCAATTAATAAGGTAAACGAAAATCCTTATATTTTAATTAAAGAAGTTAAGGGATATGGTTGGAAAAAAGCTGATGCCATTGCACAAAAGAAAGGATTTAAAACAAATTCTACTCCTAGAATATTAGCATTTACTAGATATTATTTAGAACAACAAGGTGATATTAATGGTAATTCATGGGTTAATATTGAAGATTTATTAAATCCAGTTTTTAATGAGTGTGCCCCTATTGATGCTGAAGAATTAAAAAATATTATTAAACATTCGATGATATCTAATTTACAATTTGATGAATTATACAAGGCTTATTTAGAAAGAGGTCATCATTTAGATCATAGAGATGATCGATTTTTATATTTTGATAGAGAAACTAAACGTGTTGGATTATTGTCATTACGTTTTTTAGAAAAAGATATTGCAAATAATTTAATTCGTTTATCTAAAGCTAACTCTTCTTTCCAATATGATAAACAAACTGCTTTACAGATTATTAAAAATGTTGAAAATGAACAAGGATATGATTATACAGAAGAACAAAAGAATGCTATTTTTAAAATTCTAGATAATAATGTTACGATTTTAACTGGTTCTGCTGGTACTGGTAAAACTTCTAGTATGTTGGCAGTTACACGTATTTTACAACATTATAATCAAGAAATTGAACAATGTGCTTTATCTGGTCGTGCTTCAAGTAATTTAACAGATATTACTGGACTTGACGGTAAAACAATTCATCGTTTACTCAAATTCAATCCCGATCTTGAAGGTTTCTTTCATACAGAAAATAATCCTCTATCAGCAGACACAATTATTTTGGATGAAGTTTCTATGGTGGGTGGCGATTTATTCTATTCATTAATTTCTGCTATTAAAACAGGTGCTAAGTTAGTAATGATAGGTGATTCTAATCAATTAGAAGCTATTGGACTTTGCAATTTATTAAATGATATGATGCAGTCTGGTTTAATTCCTATTGCTAGATTATCTAAAATACACCGTCAAGCTGCTAGATCAGGCATTATTATTAATGCTAACCATGCTTGTAATGGACATAGTATTGTTAAAGAAAGTTTTTTAGGAACGGAAATTCGTGGTGAATTACAAGACTTTAAATTAATATCTAATGCCTCTCCAGAAGGAGTGGTTATGGATATTATTAATGAATACAAAAGATTTATAGAGCATTATTCTACCAAAGACATTCAAGTTATTGTACCTATGAGAACTCGTGGTAATATTAGTTGTCGTGAGTTAAATAATATTTTACAAAATTTAGCCAATCCTAAGGGCACCAATCCTGTTACCGTTACAATGCAAGATAATATGATGACATACAATGTCACCTTTAAAGAAGGGGATAGAATCATTATTCAACACAATGATTATCATGCGAAAACTTTAACAGGTGAACATGTAGCGGTATTTAATGGTAATATTGGTTATATTAAATTAATTAATCCAGAATATATGGTTATTCAACTTAAAGAACAGGGAGAAATTCTTCTTGAAAGAAAATCTTGGAATAATGTTCAATTAGGATATTGTTGTACAGTACATAAAACTCAAGGTAGTACAATTCCTTATGTAATCTTTGGACTAAACAATACATGTTACACTATGCTTTCAAAAGAATTGGTATATACAGCAATTACCCGTGCTAAAAAATGGTGTACTGTATGTACTCAACCTAAAATTATGGGAATGGCTTGTCATAATAGTAAAGTAAAATTAAAGCAAACATGGTTAAAAGATGATCTATATCAACAATATTTAGTAGATATTAAAGAAGGGGGAGGATTTAAAAATGTCAACACCACAAATTTGGATAACTTCTGATTTACACCTCAACCATATAAGAGTACCACTTTTTAGTAGAACCTCTCTTGAACAAAATGGGTTGAGTTATATACAAGATGTAAAAGACTGGAATGAAATGATTATTAATCGTATTAATAGTATTGTGCGCCCTTTTGATACTTTATGGATCTTGGGGGACGTAGGTTTTGGTCCATTTGAACAATTAAAAGAATTAATTAATCGTATTAATGGACATAAAATATTAGTAATGGGTAATCATGATAAATTCTCTATAGCCTCAGCCTATAGGATGGGTTTTGAACAAGTATTTGATGGACCGACATTTTTACCTAATACTCGTGGAATGATCTTATTATCACACGCCCCAGCATATGAAGCTTATGTAAGTCCTTATATTGCGTGTAATTTACATGGTCATATTCACGAGGGATCGTTAAATTTACCACGATTTTTTAATATGAATATTGCAATGAATGAATATTTACCTGTAAATGTTAAGAAATTTCTTAAATATACAGCCAATTCACGTCGTGAACCATTTTTATACGAATGGTACACTCAATTTGAAAAAACAATTAATATTACTCGTACTGATGTAATTTTAAAACCTAACGGCTTAATTGATGTAGAAGCTAGTAGAAATAATCCCAATCTTCGTGAATAATAACATTTTTTTAGTTGCAATATTAATATATATTTTATATAATTAAATTATCTCAATTAAAGGAGGTATTAATATGACAATTAAGGGCATTAAAGAAATTATTAAACAAGAATTAAGAAAACAATCATTACAATTTGAAGAAAGAGAATCTATATCTACAAATTCTTTTTATTATACAGTTTATTTAACTCATTCTCAAATGGTTTTCCGTGTATCTGATCATTTAACTTCTAAAGATATGAGTACTTTTGTGTATAGTCCAAAAACTACTTCACAACAAATATGTAGATATATCAACAATAGGGTTAAAGATGCTAAAATTCGTGAACTTAATAAAGCATTAGAAATTATAAGAAAATAAGGAAATATATTATGTTTAAACAAAAAAAAGTCTATTTAGACGGAGCCGCCAACACTCCTTTAGACCAAAGAGCATTTGAATGTGCAAAACCTTTTCTCTTTCATCATTTTGCTGGTAATTCTTTTGCCTTGCACGAAGATGGCGTTTCAGCTTCTATTGCAATTGAAGAGGCAAGAGAAAAAATTGGTAACACTTTAGGGGTTGATCCTGAAAATATAATTTTTATTAGTGGTGCTACAGAAGGTAATAATTGGATTATACGTAATTTCGCTTATTGGCTAGAACGTCATCCAGAGGCTCCTAGGAGAACAATTTTAGTTTCTGCTTATGAACACTCATCTATAATAAATACGGCTAAAATGGTGGCTTCTGATAGTGTTAAAATTGATTTTATATATGATCTTGAGAAAGGTGATAAAGGATTGGCTTTTTTAGAATATAAATTAAAAAGTAATGAAATAGGTTTGGTATGTATTATGTCTATAAATAATGAAACAGGTTGTTTATTTGATATTAGTACTATCGCCGCTTTATGTAATTATTATCATGTTCCATTTTTATGTGATTGTACACAATTAATTGGAGCGGGTTATACTTTGAAAGATTTACATTTACATCATTCTTATATTAATTTTATTACTTTTTCGGGTCATAAAATATATGGACCCACAGGGGTTGGTTGTTTAATTGCTCACGAACCTCAGGTTATCCCTCCTTTTATTAGTGGAGGTGGTCAAGAAGGTGGTTTAAGAGGTGGAACCTCTAACACTTTTGGAATTGTTGCAATGGGGGAGGCAATTCGTTTAAATAGTAACCACAACACTGTAAGTCATTTTGATAAACTTTATGATTATTTTTTACAAAAATTACGTACAAAACAAAATTATAATCATAATTATCCATTAAAATTAAATTCAACAAATCATTGGGTGCAATTTGCAAGCAATATTTTAAGTATTAGGTTAGATTGTTTACCGCCTGAACAGTCATTTGCTGATTTATTAATTAATTTAGGTATAGAATGTAGCGCAGGTAGTGCTTGTGATGCTTCTAGTTCGGGAATTGAAAATTCTAAACCATCTCATGTTTTAGCAGCTTTTGGACTCAATTTAAATGAAATACATCACACAGCTCGTATTTCATTTACCAAATATACAAATAATTCTGATATTGATTATTTATTTGAAGTAATTGATAAAATCATCACAATATACAAGGGGGTTTCCAATGAAGAGGAAGATTAATGCTTATTTAGCTGGACCAATCTTTACTATTCGTGACCGCTGGTTTAATGCGGAACTCGAAAAAAGAATTTTAAAGATTTGGCCTGAATTAAATTTATACTTGCCACAAAACAATAAGGCAATTAATGACAAAACGAAAGCTGCAAACTCAAAGGCTATATACGATGCAGATATGGATCGCTTGAGTCAGACTGATTTACTAATTACAGTTGTAAGTGGAGATATACCTCCTATTGGAACAACTTGTGAAATTGGTATTTATTCTCAAATGCAACAAAGTAATCATAATAAACACCTAGTTGCGTTATATGATGATAACCGTAATGGTTCTACAACCTACTGTGATGCTAAATTAGAAAATATGAAAGCTGATATTGCTGAAAATCAATGGCATTACATTAATTTATTTTTAGTTGGTTGTATTAAATCTAATGGTAAACTAGTAGGCACTCTTGAAGAATTTATAGATGCTATAAAAAAAGAAAAAGAGTACTTTACTACATTGGAGGATAAATAATGGAAGAACAAAAGTTAATTATTGGTATTGATGATTCTCCTAAAAAATGGTATCAATGGATTTTATATAGTTTCCAACATGTATTTGCAATGTTTGTTGCCAATGCGTTAATTGCTATTTTAGTATTTAAAAATTACGGCATTAATATGGTACCAGCTTCTTTAATTAGTGCGGGGTTTGGTACTCTTATATATTTATTTTTAACAAAATTACGTTCACCTGTTTTTTTAGCTTCCAGTGCAGCTTTAATGCCAGTTATGAGTTCATGTTTATCTCTGGGATGGACAAACACTGGTGATCCTCATGGTAATTTTATAGCATTAATTATTGGTCTTTTAATAGTTGGAATAGTTTATGTATTAATAGGACTTATAATTCGTTTTGTGGGAACTGAATGGTTGTATAAGTTATTACCTGCTGTAATTGTTGGTCCTGTTATTATGTTGATTGGATTAGGATTGGCTAGTTTTGCAGTTAATTGGTCAATGTATAATGGTGGAGAACAATATAATTTAGTATCTATTTTAGTTGCTCTTTTTACAATGATCATTATCGCACTAATCTCTCAATATAGTAAAAAAACTTTAAAAACATTACCATTTTTAATTGGTATTTTATCAGGTTATATACTAGCTTGTATTCTCACAGGTATTGGTATAGCCACTGATGTGGATTCATTAAAAATAGTAGATTTTAGTATATTTAAAGCAGAAAATATTAAATGGCTTCCTTCTTTTGCTTTTTTAGAAGCTTTCAAAGGAGCCAGTATAAATCATTTTGAATGGTCTCAACTTGGTAATATATTATTAGTAGCTATTCCAGTTTCGCTTGTTGCTATTTGTGAACACATTGGGGATCATCTTAATTTATCTAATATTACTGGACGTGATTTATTACGCGATCCTGGACTTTCAAGAACTCTTACAGGAGATGGAATTGCTACAGTTATTGGTGGCTTTGTTGGTGGCTTAGGAAATACAACTTACGGAGAAAACGTCGCAGTTGTAGGAGTTACAAAAGTTGGTTCTAGCCGTGTTTTAATTCCTTCCTCAATCTTGGCTATTATTTTAGGTTTTATTGGCCCATTAATGTTATTTGTTTCTTCAATTCCTTACACAGTATTTGGAGGAGCAGCATTAATTCTTTATGGATTTATTGCTATGAGTGGAGCCAAATCATTACAAAAAGTCAATTTAAACAGTAATAAAAATAGTATTATCGTTAGTGCAATTTTAATTATTGGTGTAGGTGGATTATTTTTAGAATTCCATAATTTTACTTTTACCTCCACCGCTTTAGCGATGATTATAGGTATTCTTTTGAATCTTATATTGCGCGAATAAAAGGAGAAGTTTAGAAAGTATGCCAAGAACACCTGTGATTTTACCCAATGATAAATTGACATACATATGTTAAATAAAAATATACTATAATATATTGAAAATACTTGATTTTGTAATACACATATGTTATCATAATCGTGAGGTAATAATATGTGAAAATAACTCATGGTCGTAGAAAAGAAAGTGAGGTGAAAGCAGTGAAAAAGAATTCCCAAAAATCTCGTGACGTTAGCCATGAGAGGTTCAAAAAATATTTTATAGTGTCAGATGTCCATAGTAATTGGACCGCCTTAATAACACCATTAAAAGAAGCTGGATATAATGCAAAAAATCCTGATCATATCCTTATTATTGCTGGAGATCTTTTTGACCGCGGAGATGACACTATTAAAATTTATAAATGGATAAAGAAACAACCTCATGTAATACTTATTAAAGGTAATCATGAATATTTATTGGAAAAATTAATTAAAAGAAAATATCCATATGACGCAGATTATTTAAATGGAACTATAAATACGCTAATAGAAATATCAAAAATTTCAAAAAATGATTCTCAAGATATATTTAGAAGTAAATCTTTAAAAGAAGTTTTAGAGTGGATACAAACAGAATTTGTCGATTATGTAGAGTTTGATAATTATATCATTACTCACGCAGGTTATCCTCAAGTTGAAGATTATCATAATGCTTCTATAAAAGAATGGGATGAAAGCACTTGGGTTAATCCATTTATTACTCGTAGAACTATCAAACCTGAAAAAACATTAATCGCAGGTCATTGGGGAGTATCAGAAGTATGGTCTAAAAAAGATGAAATTACAAATAATTATTCTGACATTCCAAAAAATTATCAAAAAATTTATCAGGATCCAGATTTAAATGTTATTGGCATCGACAATACTACAATATATACTAACCGTTGTTTAGTATATATAATTGAAACAGATGAAAATCCAATTTTAGGCCTCACAAGAGCTGAACATCTACTAAAGGAACATAAATTAAAAGAGGGATAAGTTTTTAAATCTTTTTGCTTGCTTTTATATTTATGTTTTTATATAATAAATACATAACAAGGAGAAGTATTATGAACAAAGAATTGTATATTAACTTACTAAAGAATATACTTCAGAAAAAGGAGAAAATATGAAAATTAAACTAATTAAATTTAATGATGAACTTATTACACCTAAAAGAGCACATTATAATGATGCTGGAGTGGATTGTTATGCTTTAGACATAGTAGAATTACCTCCATTAGAACCTATTATGATTCCTTTAGGCTTTGGTTTAGAGGTTCCAGATGGATATCAAGCAATTATTAAGCCGAGAAGTTCAATGAATGCTAAAGGTATAATAACTCAAATTGGTACAATTGATAGCGGTTATAGGGGTGAAATTAAAGCAGTATTAATAAATACTGGTAAAATACCTTTTGCGATATTAAAGGGTGACAAAATTTGTCAAATTATTATTGAGCCAGTTATTCTAGCAGATTTTGTAGAAGATTTAGAAAATAATCGTGGAGCTGGTGGATTTGGTTCAACAGGAAAATAAATAAAATAATTTATTCAATTATAGATAAAAATTCTTGTATGATATACAAGAATTTTGTCTTCTTAGCTCAGTGGGAGAGCGCTTCCTTCACACGGAAGAGGTCGTAAGTTCGATCCTTATAGAAGACACCATAAATTATTAATTACACTTAAAGGAGGGGAATAATATGACCGAGTCATCAGCAATATTATTTAGAGATGTAATTGGTGTTTATGTTAGCACCATGAGTGATAATTATAGCCAATTATTTTCAGTCTATGCAAAAATACTTGGAAGAAAAATGAAACTTAAAATTATTCAAGTAGGAGAAAATCATCCACATGCTACTTATGTTAAAAACAAAAAAGAAGATGGAGAAAAATTGGGAATAGATGTCTCTGTAGATATTTTCCCAGAGACAATAACCGAAGAAGAATTAATTAATGTTATTAAAAAATATAATAATGATGAAAAAATAGATGGTATATCCATTACTTATCCTTTACCTCGTCATATTAGTCCAATTTCTATTACTCAAGCCATTATACCCATGAAAGACGTGGATGGATTCCATTTTAATAGTGAATGTTATCCTTGCGTGCCTTTTGGCATAGTGATTTTTTTGAAAACTATAGGACAAAAAATTAAGGGTAAACATATTTTACTTATTGGTACTGGGTCAATTATTGGACGACCATTAATTAAAATGTTAATTACATTAGGAGCTGTTGTTACTGCTTGTGATGATAAAATTAATCCTAAATTATTACAAACTTTATTGTATTCAGTTGATATTATAATCACCAGTATTAACAAACCACATATTTTAACCAATAATTATATTTATAATCCTGGTTCTATAATTATCGATGCTGCTATATTTAAAGATGAGACAGGACAACTTCGTGGATCTTGTGATCCTGATTTAAAAGGAGTTGCTCAAACTCCAGTCCCTGGGGGAGTTGATTTGCTTTCTAGATTAGCTACATATATGAATCTTGCTTATCTATACAAAAAGCGTTCTGGTAATGTTCGCACAAATGAAAAACTCAACGATCAAACATTTAATAAAAAATAATTAGAAAATGCCAAATATATTTTGGCATTTTTTTTTATTAAAAAGTGTAAATAAAATGGCCCTTTTATTAATATAATTTGCCCATAAATGGCCTTAAGAGGCTCGTAGAGCGACAATAATAATCCACAGGTATAAATACTAAGGAAAATAAAAACGTTATTGTATGAGCCTCTAAAGCGTTTTAAAGGCATAGTTACTTTTTTAAAAAATTTAATCAAATATTATTGACAGGGATTTTATTGTTCTATATAATGATTGTAGAAAACAAAAGAAAGGAGAAAATTATGTACATGAATTTTGTAGAAGCATTTAAAAATTATTTATCCGTAGGAGAAGCAATTGAGGAAGTAGAAACAGGAAAACAATATAAAATGTTTGATAATGTTTTATATGAAAAGAAATGTAATTGGCCTGATGAACCAGAACATGATTGGGAAGAAAGTTTAAAAACGCTTACAGATTTATATTCAAAAGAATTTGCAAAAGTAGGTCTTCACTTACTTACTAATATTGATCGTGATTTTATAAATTGGAGTAAAAAACTTGGGGTCATTAGGACTATTGAAAAATTTGCTATTGATGAAACAACTGATAAAATTATAATTAATTTAGGAATGATTAATCATCAAAAAATAGAATTTACAGTTGTTAGAAATTATTTATTTGATCTTTTAAAATATGATACAAAATATTATTATAATTATTTAGAAGATCGTATTGATGAATTAATAGAAAAACAATAAAAGGAGAAGGAAAAAACAATGAGTGAATTTATACCACCAATTCAAAATCAGATGGTTGCTTTAGCTAATAATAAAGGTTATGTTATACATCGAGTAAGTGAACCTGGGCGAATGGTTTTAGTGTTAGAAAAAATAGACACAGAAAAAAATTGTGCTTACACGCTCACTTTTGTCTTTTGGTCAGAAGATTTAGAAAATCCTAATTTACCAGTTAATTTTATAGATGATATATTAAAACAAAAATATTATTCTTCTAAATCTTATATTCGTATGAAACTTATTGAAAATTTAATACACAGTGTTGATGATATAAATAATTTAAATACTATATATGAACAAATTTTAAAAGATCAAACTGAGTTTGAAAATATCTATTTTAATAATATTTATAAAACTAAAAAATAGGAGTATATATGGCAGGATTTTTTAGAAAAGAAGAAAATGAACGTTTATTCCTTGAAAAAGCTAAAAGTTTAGGATTTGAAGGATATGTCTGGCGTGGAGGTCATGAACATACCAAAATTGAATTCTCTATGAATCATACAAATTCAAAAAATAAGCAAATTATGGGATATAGAGGAACAATGGTGATGAATGATCCTTATCCTATAAAAGTTTGGATTGTTTATGATTTTGCTCCCGATCTTTATGAACTTCAACAATATGGTTATTTAGACTCTGAATATGAATTTTTTCCAATTAAACTCACCTTACTTAGAATTTTTAAAATTCGTCGTTATCTTAAAAACTTAAAACCAGAGCTTAAGGAATTTAAAAAGAAAATGGAAGAACTTAGAGATTATTATTTAAGCCTTCCACAGTATTAAAGGAATAATTATGTGTAAAATAAGAACTATCCTACAAGGGATATATAACAATTATTATTATAAAGTAGATGAATATCTCAATCAACCAATTAAATATTATCAAGTATTTTTAGAACTTCCTGAAAATACATCTTTAATTAAAATAAAACAAGAGAAACAATTTAAAAATTTATTAAAGGATATTGATTTAAAAGAAAGCTTACAAAACATTCAATCTACACCAAATAATGATTTTCAACTTAAATGTTTAACTTGGTCGAGTACAGATATGGAACATCTTTCAGTTTTAACTGATATAATATTTAAAATAGTAGATTTTATTTATTTAAATAATAAAGGAGTATGATAATGTATAAATACACTCCTTTATTATTAATAATCAGTGAAATTGGAAGTAAAGAGATTACAGTTCAAACTAATACAGAATTAAATTTAACGGGATTAATTCGCTTAGGACAAGAAGATCCCCAATCTAATAATAAAAAAGATGTATTAATTTCTTTAACTGATACACCCGATCCTGAGGATTTAGAAGATGTCGAAGATGATCCAGAAGAAATAGAATGGAATAATCAAGAAGATATTAAACAAGAAAGGATCACAGAAGTAGATGCCGCAGCTGTTGGCACAATACACAGTATTAAAGCTGAACAAGAAAGACATGAGAATCCTTTAAATAGATATCAACACTCAGTGTCTGAAATTGCAAAAGATTATCCAGAAGGATATTATCTTTTATTTGAGCCAGGATATGTTTTATATCGTAATGCGGATGAATTATATGAAAGTTGGGCCCTAAACGGGGAATTTGATGTAGTTGAAAAAAATAGGATTTATAAACAAAATAGTGATAGATATTCTCGCCGCAGAATATATCCTAAAGGATTTCATCACTTTAATAAAAAATTTTAACAAAATGGTTGACCAAATTTTTTGTATTTGATATAATGAAATAAAGATTAAAAAGAATTAATCTTCTTAAACGCACGAAGGAGGAAAATTTAATTACTATGCACTATGATCAATTTGAATATGACAAGTATTATGACGACTATGAAACAGGTGGGTTTATAAAAAACTCTAAAAGACGTGATAAACCTAAAAATAAAAAGAAAGGTCATCAATCAAAAAGAAGTGAGGGTAAAATGTGGGCCGATATGGTTCAATTAGATTCCACACCTTCTTGGAATACTTCTTCTATTCAATCTACTATTAAAAACGATAATATCATCTTAAAAGATGTTAACACTCAAAAAAATAATGTTAAAAAAGAATTTGTTCCAGGACCTAATTCACATGTAATTAAAGGTGTAATAATCGATTATGATAGAGTTGCTGATATGGAAAAAGTAGATAACCAATTCAATAATAAAATGACATATGGCATCAAGTTTACTTTTAAAGGCAACAAAGGATCAACTCGAACAATTTGGTATAACGAAAAATTAAAATGGCGTGATAGTGATTTTAATAAAGAGTACGTTTATTGGGTTCAAATTCAAGAAAAATAGTATGACAAAATTTTATCTTGTATATTATTGTAAAGATGGTAGTATTCATTTATTACCCAAAAACACCAAAGAAGAGTGTCAAAAAACTTTAACTAAAATGTTAACCAATAAATCAACTCGCGATCGTTATGATAATGCAATGATTATTAAAAGAAATCTTGACGCCTATGATAAGGGTTATATCTTTGGACATATGGATACAACCGTACCACAGAAAAAATAATATAATTTAAAAAAGTCTGTAAAACTCCATCATTTTATGCGAAACAGACTTTGATTAAAAAGCCTTTAATTCTCAACTATTTTTAAATTGAAAATTAAAAAAACTTTCAGAACTAAAACAATTTTCAAAAAATCTATGTAAAAGGAGGGTTTTCAGACATATGTCTAAAAAAACTAAGCTTAAGGATCAAGCACCAAAATATTCATTAGATGATATCATTGGATATCAAGATGAAAAAGATGAATTATTAATTGCATTAAAGTCAATTGAAATGATGAAAAATAAAGACAAACACCAAGGATATAAACCACACGGCATTGCTTTAGGAGGTGAACCTGGTGTTGGTAAAACTCTATTTGCAAAAGTATTGATGGATATGGCTAATGTACCTTCGTATGTTATTGATGGAACAGCTTTACATGGCAGTGTAAACAAAGTTTGTCGTCAAATTAATAAAATATTCAAAAAAGCCAAAAAGAATCCAGTATCAATTATATTTATTGATGAAGTTCATAGATTAATTAATGGATATGGATTTGGAAGTTATAATAGTGATTTATCTCGCTCCATACTTTCTTGTTTATTAACAAACTTAGATGGTTTACAAAAATCAGAAAATATATTCTTAGTATTAACCTGTGAACATATTGAAGATTTAGATCCTGCTCTTATTAGACCAGGGAGAATAGATAAAACACTTGATTTTTCTTTACCAAATGCTAAAGAAAGAGAGCAATTATTTTCATATTATATCAACAAACAACCCACTCTTGTTCATTTGATGTTGGACACCTCATCTTATGCTGCTAAAACAATAGGATTTTCTTGCGCAGGAATTCGAACAATTGTTGCCGAGACCGCTTTATTATATGAACAAAATTCAAAATTAGATTTAGATCAAGTTTTTATAGAACGTATTTTATCATCTAAAGGTGGTAAAAAAACTTCTAACATTAGTTTAAATGAAGAAGAAATTATTAGAACTTGTGTCCACGAATTAGGTCATGTAGTTGGAATGTATGAAAAAACTAAAGTTTGGCCTGATGTCACAATTTCACCTAATTTAAAAAATAATACACTTGGTCTTACTTTCTTTACAGAAAACGAAGATGAAAATTACAAATCTATAACCCCTAATGTTCTCCTTGAATTTTTAGCTATCGATTTTGGAGGATATGCAGCTGAACTAACCTTTTACGGTAACACTTCCACTGGTTGTAATGGTGACATTAGTGATGCATGCCAAGAAATTCTTACCGCTATGAATGCAGGTATCTATGGATTGGAATATATAGATTTTCATTTAATGGCCGATCCTTTCAATGGAGCACCATGTATGTGTAGTGAAAAAATGCTTAACAAAAGAGAAAAACTTTATCAAGAACTTTTACAAGAAGGGGAACAGCGTTCTATTCAATTAATTAATAAATATAAATCATTTATAGAATATGTAGTCCCCGATCTTAAAGAAAAGCAAATTTTATCAGGACAGACTCTTGAAAAATTATTTAATAATTTTACAAGCAAATCATCTTACAAAAAAGGAGAATAACATGACAACAATTGACATCCCTGGATATTCGTCTTCTATTTTAACCACATTAGGTTTTATGCCTAATATTATTAATCGTGAATTAAATTACACTAAAATTTATAACCTTAGTAAAAGGATCTTTGTTGGTGTAATTTATGCTAATGGAGATTATGTTTTAAACAAACTAGGTGGAATTACTCGACCACTTGATTTAAAAATCTACACAAAAGCTTGGAATATTTTTTATCATGAAGTTATCAAAGCTCGTGTAAATCAAAAAGATAACACAATAAAAGCTCCACAAAATTTTATTGATAATCCAGAGCAACTTTCTGTCAATGGGGTATTTTTTGATCTTACCCAAGAACATCCAGAGGAAGATCCTAAATTAAATCAAGTTTGTCCAGAGTGTCATACTCAAAGTGACTATCAAGTGGAATCAATTACTTTAAATCTTGAAAATAATAAAAAAGTTTTACATCTTAAATGCAACAAATGTGGTCACACTTGGGACTATGAAGAAAAATAATATAACCTCTATTGACACCCCTCTCCCCGAGGAGTATAATAAAATTAACAAAATTAATAAAAGGAGAATAAAAAGATGTACTTCATTAGAACTGAGAAAAATGAATTTACCAATGAAAAATCAGTTTCTACTATCTCTGTAGAAACTGCCATTAATGAGATGAAAGAATTATTTCGCAATAATGACTATGATTTTTCTGAAACCAAAAAAAGTTGTTTATTTGTAAAATCTGATATTGACGAAAATTATGATGAATTCAAAAATGTTTCCATCAAATTTGAACCAGTATTAGAAGAATTACCAACTTTACAAGCTGACAAGGAATAAACACTAAAGAAAGGAGAACAAAACATGCTTATATTTGCAATTATAGCCTCTATTATTTTAATTATTACAGGACTTATTGTCCCATTTGTATCCAATATTAGTACACCAAAAAATCTATATAAATGGTATTTTGGGAAACAATCTCTCGCCCTCTGGATCGCCATAGGAATGGGAGTTGCTCTTATTTGGATAATTTATATCATTATGGTTTTCATTAACTAATTTACTCATAAAGAGGAAATAAATATTATGGAACCTAAAGAATTAAAAAAACTACTCAGAGGGATCTATGATCTTATTGATGAAAACTCTCGTTTACAAATTCAATCACAACAATTACTGCAAGAATTGGAAAAACTAAATATAAAATCATCAGCAGCAAAAAATATGCTTGTTCAAGAACAAGAGATCGCTACTCAAGATGAACTCTATGCTCTAGGTGAAGAAAAAATTAAAGATATGGTTTGGCCCGATCTTATAAATGACTATGATATTACTTCTTTTTTTGTTTGTGAAAAAGATAACCTCACCATTATTTCATTTGAACAATTTCTAGACAAACTATTCCGTAGTAATTATTTTGATTACGAAGGAAATCGCCTTATTGGATTAATTTCTTATTCAGTGTTTACTAAACTATTTCACACCCAACTTTTCCGTTATTACGAAGAATTAGTTACTAAAGCACTTAAAAAGATCGCTTCACCAAAAAATGATAATGAGGATGAAGAAGAAAATGAGGGTGATGCCGATAGTGGTAGCACCAACAACGAATAATCGAGAGGATCAACCTATGTCAGACAAAGAACAAAATATTTCTCCAAAAATCACCCCCGTTGAATTGGCCTCCGCTATTGCCACAATAGAGAATGATATTTCTACTTTCTCAAAAGCGATTGTAACTGATACTAACCTTGAGCTCGCACCTTCAAACATTCGTGATGCAATTCTCTCGGTTCTTACAATAATATCAGGCTATTCAACCACCGCCTCACTCCTTAAACTTTATCTTCTCTCTCTTGAAGGAATAACTGCTTTAGCATCATATGTTGAGCCAAAAAATTTCACCAATCTAGAACATTATTCTAAAAAAGAGTTCTACGTTTATCTCATAGAGAATCTAGATGTCCTCTGGCCTCTCTATTTACAAAATTATCTAGTCTCTCTTTTTTAAATGATAATTCTGAGGTAAGATAAAAGGTAGGTTATAAAAAAATCTACCTTTTTTTATTTTTTTAGTTGACTTTGTTGTAATTCTTAGTTATAATGATAATGTAAAATATTTAGAAAGGGGATAAATTAATATGAAAATTTTACAAAATGGACAAGTAATAGATATTAATGAGTTTATTGATTTCTCAAAACCTTATGTTTTTCCTAGTGGAACTCAAGCTCAATATACTGAGGATGATTTATATATTAAAGAAAATAATCAATTTAAAAAATTAGAAAAAAATATGTTTTATATTAGTGATTTCTTAAAGAAAGTATCAATAGATAAAATTATTACATCAACTAATGGGAATATGTCAGGCAATATCTCGACTGATGGTTACAATAATTCAAACTCTTATGGAGTAGGTGGTGGTTATTATAATAATGGTTGGAATAATAATTTTACAAGTACAAGTGGTTATTCAAATTATTCATCTACATCTAGAGTATCACTTGGCTTATCAATAAATGGTGAACAAAATTCTAAAACTGATACTGTTGAAGTTTTATTATTTCCTGAATTTTATATTCAAGATCCTACTACATGTGAATTTATTAGATTTGATGCTTTTTCAAAAATACCTCAAACAGTCATAAATGAAATTATAAAAAAGGATAATACTGATATTAGATCTTTATATTATGATTATGAACAACAAATACATCATTTTATTGATAATTCTACAAAACAATATTTATTAAATTTAACACCTTTAAATAAATTAATAGAAACTGATATTAAATATATTGATGAATCTATTGATCGCTTTATAAATCAATGTAAAAATATGAAACCTTTAATTGTGATTCATACTTTGAATTATTATACAAAACAAGGATATGATAAGTTAAATCTATACAACTTAATATATTCAACAGGAATCCTTTTAAATCTTGATGTCTCCTTCATTGATGATGCTAAAATAAATCTAGTAGATGAATACACAACTGCATTAAATAATGTGAAAAAAGAAATAAATAAAAAAAATGATAAAAGAATGAAAACTACTGCAAGGGGTAAAGTAAAAGTAGTTGATGTACTAATATTTACATTAATTGCAATACTTATAACAATTGTAATATTTGCTATTATAATACGTTGCACTTCAAAATAATTAAATTTTAGTTGATAAATATTATTTTTACTTTTATACTAAATATAGAAAAAGGAGAATAAAATGGAAAGAATAACAATCGATGATTTCAAAAGGCATGGGTTCAAAGTCGAAATACTACACAAAGCGGAAGATGATACGGAAGACGATTTGATCGTCCTAACAAAGGGGTCTATATACTTTAAGGTGGAATTAAGTCCAGAAGGAAGCTATATAATGCCGCTATTCGACTATGATTTTACGGAATCGCAAAAGCTAAAGATGACAACAATTTGGGCAGAAAAAGTATCTGATTTTTCCGACCTAATATTCAAACTTGCCAAAATATTTAAAGATGTTTCGCATATTTATTACTGCAAACAAATGTTTGCCCAAATGATTTCAGACGAACTTTCAAAGGTAGGTATCGAAGCAAAATAATAATCGAGGAATAAGGAAGGAAATTAGAATGAAAGTGTTAACTAATCAAGAAATTAAATTTCTAAAAGAAACAAGGTGGACACCAACTCTTTATCAAATGGATTATAAAAAAACTCCATTAATGACAAATAAAGATATAGAAATTATTTATTTCCATTATGAGATATTAGCTAGAAACTATAAGATTAATATTCAAACATTATATAATAAATTTACTCAAGATGATGAAATTGATGCTATTTCATTGGAAGATGAAGCAGTATGGCTTCTATATAATTTCTTTACAGAAGAAGATCTTAAAACTCATAATAATAAATTTTTTCTCGATTGGCTTCAAGATTTTCAATATTATAATGGATATAGAAAATGGGATGAGTCAGACGTGATGAGCGCTATCAATACAGTTTTTGAAATTTATTCTGGTAATCTTGAATTTTATACTGATGATAATGGATCAGTTGGTGTTAGATCAAAAGACGAATTATTCAATTAAATCAAAGAGGTATAAATAATGCAAAATAAAAGAGACATAACTTTAGATATTAAAACTGTCTATCAAATATTAATAGGAGATCTTAGGTACGGGTATACTAGAAATAATCATTTGATGCCATCAGATGCTTATGATAAAGCAAAATCAATTTTGAACTTAATGAAGAAAACAAACTCAACTTGGGCATATAGCACTGCTAATCAAATATGTGAAGAATGTATTAGTGATCAAATTATGATCCATTTCTATAATGGATTTGATGATGAATATGGTAATCTTCAAGAAGCTATTGATTTTGTGGAATATTTGATTAAATTCATGCAAGAACATAATAAAGAGTATAAACCTTATAACTATGATCTTTATGAAGATATTATCAATAAAAAGAAAAATATCAAATATTCTGTGTATAAATTAAATAAAGAAGAAGACTTCTTAGCTAAAGGAATACCTAATAATTCTGAAGCTCTTAAATCAAGTTTGACTCTTGATGAAGCTTATGATTATCTTCTATTGGATATTTTAGGCACGACAAATGGAACATTCAATAATTTGAATATAGTAGAACAAGGACGAGTAATAGGGAAAAAATTCAGGATCTTATCCCCAGATAATCACCATGGAGAATTATATATGATTTTGAGGAATTAAAATGGCTGCAGTTATAGTAGGTTGTTGTTTAGTTGGCTATTTGTTATTTGCATTAGGAATTTGGTCGCTTATGAAAATATCATCTATGAACGATGATGATAATAATAATAAAGGAGAATAATTATGAATTAAATGCAGTTAATATGCATGATATTCTATCAGATTTTAATCAAGGACATAATTCTGGTCCATCAATGGCAGATAGGGTAGCAAAATTTCTTTTAAGTAAAGAAAATATGAATTCCTTGCCAACCATTTTCAAAGACTGGGGATCAAATGGGATTTGAGGACAAAACAAAAGGAACACTATTTTTTGAAATTTATAGAATCCTTAAGTACCATCATACTCCTTTATTGATAGAACTACTGGCAGAAAAGAATACAAGAAATCTCCATTTAAAGGAACTCTTGGGTTTCCAGTTTGGTTATTTGAATTTAGGGAAATCTACGATTATAGTAACGAAAACTATGAATGGAAGAAAGATTTCATTACAAATACTGTTTTTCCTGCTTTAGTAGCTATTGTTCAAATTCCAATCATTGGTAAAATGAGAAGAAGATTAACGCCAAGAGAGGCAGCAAGACTTCAAAGTTTCCTAGATACATTTATTTGCAATTCTAGTGACCACCAAAGCATAAACTTGGTGGTTTTTTCTTACCGCACCCCCAGTCTCGCTCCTATTACACCCCGTCTTTTGCGTTTTAAAGCCCTTTAGAGCCTTTTCTTTCCCTTCCCCCTCCAATTACCGCACCCCCCTCCCGTTTGTCGCTGTATGAGCCTCTAAATAGCCAATACACCCGTCTTAGGCTTTTGCCCAGCTTCAAGATTCCCCCGTTTACTCTCTAATCACCGCTGGCGCTTGCTTCTTACAGCTTCGCCCTGAGGGTCTCTGACATAAAGAATCCTGCTCACCGAGGCCAAAAAGACGGAGGTAAAAGAGACTGGTTATAATACACGAGGGAGGAGTCCAGTTCGTAACTTGTGAGGCTTTATGGCCCGATTCACTTTCGTTCATCAGGCCATTTAAGTTAGGTTCGCCCTGCTCACCAAACATTACACCGCTCATGTATCTTTCAGAACATTAAGATTGCTCCGCAGGCTATTAAAACTACTCTTCTTCAGCAGAAGCGAGCGCAAGTGAAGCGCGGATGAAGGTAAGAGTCTTATTGAGAATTTTTCGCAATAAGGAAATATTTTTAATAAGGAAAAATTCACATTAGCCCCGCGCGCATTACGAACACGAAGTAGAAATGAGAGGGGGGACAAAGACGAGACACAAGAGGGGGGATGACGGTCAGAAATTGACCTTCTCCCTAGTACCCCTACATACACGTAGTATATGTACCCCCGACCTAAGGTCGCCCCCAAAGGGGGTCCCCCACCCTCTCCCCCGTCGTAGCCGTCGTCGCCTCACGCGTGTGTGTGTTATACAGTACATACTCCGTAGGTTATTATATACTACACCTTATATACTACATATGTATGTATATACCCCTTATATATACCCTTTCTACTACCCCCTTATCACCCCCTATAATCCCCCTCTTTCCCCCTGCACATGTAAGCGCACGCTTACGCGTACGTATGTGTGTGCAGAGGAGTGTGTATTATATTTATACTAAATATATATAAATATATATAAATATATAATATATAATATATAAATATATAATA